TTATGTATTTTCTGTTTTGGATGATGTTACCAGAGAAGCGTTTGTTGATACTGACGGAAGACGCAAAGTAAGGTTTTCTGAGATTGATATTTACCAAGGAAACCTTCTGAGAGTTGTATATCCAATTGATTCTTCAACAAGACAAAAAATTATCATCCCAAGTGCAGATGCTGATGTTGATCTTTTGACAGTTATCGTAAGAGAGGACAATTTTAATGTTCCTCTTACTTATAAAAAGGCAGGACAATTTACAACGATAACTGCAGATGATAAAATTTACTTTATTCAAGAGAATAAGAATGAACAATTTGAACTCATCTTTGGAGATGACGTATTTGGTCGCAAACTTAAAAATAATGATCAAGTAGACATTGAATATATTGTCAATAACAAATCTGATGCTAATGGATGTGCTAATTTTGAATTTACAGGAGTATTCAATTTCAATGGTCAAAATTTTGACAGTGTAACTCCAACTATCACAATAAACTCTCCTTCAGCGGGTGGAGCAGAACCTCAAAACATTACATCTATTAAATATTTTGCTCCAAGGTATTATTCTGCACAGCAGAGAGCAGTCACTGTTAGGGATTATGAAACTTTAGTTTCTCAATTGTATCCAAACCTTCAAGCACTGTCAGTTTTTGGTGGTGAAGACGCAAGTCCACCTCAATATGGTAAAGTTTTCATTGCAGCAAAACCATACGGTGCAGAAACACTAACCACAACAGGAAAACAGAATTTACAGAAGTCAATTAGAGAATATACCATTCTTTCGGTTATTCCTGAAATTATTGACCCCTCATATCTGTATTTGGAAATTGAATCTTTTGTTTATTACAATAATAACAAAACAAGAAGAACTTCACAGCAAATTGCAGAAGTTATCAGAAAAGTTATTGCTAATTTTGGCGATACTAACGATCTTGACAGATTTAACGGAAAATTCAAGTATAGTAAACTCGTAGGAGAAATTGATGATACTGATCCTGGTATCACTTCTAACATTACACGAGTTAGGATGAAGAAGAATATGCCAGTGCTGTCAAATGTCTTTGCTTCGTATGAAATTTGCTACGGCAATAGAATTTCAAACGACACTGATCTTATGTCTAGTGGATTTAAGATTACTGGAGAGGATGTGGTCAATACTTACTATTTTGAAAAGTATGGTGAATCTGGATTAGCAATTTATAAAATTAGTGGTGGAGAAAAACTTTATTACTCTAAGAACGCAGGTACAATTGACTATGAGAAGGGCGAAATAAATATTAATGCAATTAATATTAATTCTGTTGTAGGAGACCTTGAGTATATTACTTTCTCAGTGATTCCAAAGTCAAATGATATTGTAGCATTGCGTGATCTTTATATTTCAATTAAACCTGAAGATATTAAGGTTACTTCAATTTTAGACACTATTTCATCTGCTAACAGAACATCAGGCGTAGGACAAATCCCCGTATCTAGTTAACTATGTTTAACGATTTAAAAGTATCGACTTCTATTGAAGGGCAAGTATCTCAATACTTTGCTCAACAGTACCCAACGTTCATAGCATTCTTAAAAGAATACTATGCCTTCTTGGAAACCAATGGTAATCCATTGGATATCATTGGAAATGTTGGTGATTTAATTAATATTGATACTTATACAGGAGTATCTACATATGGAATCTTGTCTGATGATATAACATCAACTTCAACCGAAATTGAAGTATATGAGCATGGTGTATATCCACCAACAGATGGATTGCTGAAAATTGATGATGAGGTTATTCTTTACAAGAGATGTACATTAGTAGGCAGTGGTGAAACTGCTCGTACCAAGTTTATTGGGTGTACTAGAGGATATACTTACAATGATCTTGATCTTGATGGTAAATTAACATCAAACGTTCCAACTGTTGCTGCACCACACGCTGCAAATAGCAGAGCAGTTAATCAAACGTTTGCATTCTTCCTTTTTATTCTTGAAAGGATTAGAGGAAACTATCTTATTGATTTTCCTAAAAATGTCCTTCAAGACAATATTGAAACAATTAATATTGATACGGTATTAAAGCATATTAAAGATTTTTACCTTTCAAAAGGTACACCAAAATCAATCTCATTCTACTTTAAATTTTTATATCAAGAAGTTGCAAGCATTACCAACTACAGAGACCTCTTGATGGCATCATCTGATGCAATTTATCAAAATAAAGAAATCATTAGAATTGAAACTCTAGATAACTACAATCTTGGAACTTTAGCAGATAATGGTGCAATTCTTGTACAGGGAGTGAAAGAATTCCCAGTACAAACGGTAGAAAACGTATTTTCATACGCAAGTCAAATTTTTGAATTAGAGATTGCAAATGGAAAGAATATCATTCCCACAAATTTCACTAAAGTAGTAACCACTGTTCGTGAAATTCAAGGAAACTATTATGTTTATGTTGACTCTACTTATAATTTTCCAGATGAAGGTGAATTAAGAATTGGTGATAAGATTTATTCATATATTGATAGAGAACTTAATTATTTTGTCTTACCACTTGAAGGAAATCCTACGTTAAAAATTTCTGTAGATGATGTTGTTTATGATGTAAGTACATTAGCAAGAGTTAAAGAATTAAATGGTCCTATTTTGGAAGGATCTTATTTTGTCATTTATGCTGGTGTCAGTGATTTTGAAATTATCAACAACACTACGTATTATCAAAGAGGTGACTTAGGATTTGTTACCAATCTGATAGATGAGACCAACCTGTTAGTTACTAATTGGACATTTAATGATATAACTCCAATTAGTTTAAACCAAGACATTATTGCGGGAATTACTCAAGTATACACTGACTCTGAATCAGTTTATGTGTACACTTCTGGACTTCCATATTACAGTATTGACCCCAATGGAACTTATTTGGAAACAAATTCCATTGATATTAAAGATGCTAGAATTTTTAAGAAGTTTCCTAAACAATTTAAAAAATCTGTTGAATCTCAGCAAATATCTACACCTCCAAATAATGTAGTTGGAATCTTAAGAGATGGTTCATATGTTCATAACTGGAAAAGTGAATTTAGAATTATTAGGGGAGGTCTTACTTCTATTGATGTTGTAGAATCTGGTGATAATTTTAGTATTGACCAACCTCCAGAGTTGTTGGTAGAAAGACCATTTTTAAATGCAATTGGTTCACTTTCGGTCACCCAATCTACGACAATTGTCTCAGAAGCAAATGAAGTATACACAGTAAATGGAATTAGTGAGTTTGGATATGGTGCTAGATTTGTTGTCACCAGAAATGCTGGTGGAAGTGTTGATAATGTAACTGTTGTTGATGAACTTCCAGGAAATGATTATGCCGCAAATGCGGAAGTTAAACTGTTGGGGAGTTTAGTTGGTGGTGTTGATAGTGATGATGATATTATTTTAAATGTTGATAGTGTTTGGAGTGGAGTTCCAGCAGAAGCATCTCTAATTGTTAAGGGTCAAGTTAAAGAAGTTTATATCAAATCTTCTGGTAGTGGATATCCTTCAAAAACTACCACTATTAGCGTTATTAAGGATCCAACTGATACTACTTTTACTGGTAAGTTTTTTAGGGATGCTGTATTAACTCCTGTTGTCGTTGATGGTAAAATTACAAAGGTTAGAATTATTGATCCAGGAGAGGGATATACAAAATCCCCCACAGTCAGCATTACTCCTGTTGTCAACATTGATAATAGAGCAGATATTGAATTGCAAGTTGGTGGACCAGTAACTTCTGTTTCTATTTCTAATACAGGTACAAACTATCGATCAAATCCTTCTATTGAACTGAAAAAAGGTTCTGGTGCTTCAGGTATCTTATCTATTGAGAATGGAAAAATTATAGGAGCATCTATTGTTTCTGGTGGATCCGATTACAACTGCAGACCTTTGGTGAGAATTACGGATTCTGCTGTAAATGGTGGATTTGGTGCTGTTGCCATTGCAAATTGGAATAGTGTAAGTAAGCAGGTCGAAGGAATTGAAATATTGAATGGTGGAATTAATTACAATGAAACCTCAACAGTTATTGATATTTTTGAACCAGGATCTGGTTTATTGTTGAATTCTAACGTAAAATATTGGACTCAAGTAAATAACACCAATCCAGATCTTATTAATCTTATTAGAAATGATACTGGTGCATTTTATACAGATCCTACAGGTATTTTGACTGATGATGAAGGAAATCAAACATTTTTAAGAAGTTATTCAATTTTGGGTGCTCCTCAGAAGTTGAATATTTTCGATCCAGGGACTGGAGATAGAATTCAAGTAAATCTTAGCGATTCTCAAAATCATTCTCCAATTATTGGATGGGCACTTGATGGTGCGCCAATTTATGGACCATATGGATATTTAAATCCTCAAGATCCAGATTCTGGCATCAGAAAGATGCGATCTGGATATAAGAAGATTAATGTAGCAAACTTACCAGCAGAAAGAAGAAATAGTCAATCTGATGGAGGTCTTCTTACAGAATATAGTATTGGTGAGTTTGAGCAGGATTATATTTGGACCGCAAAGAATGCAGATTTAGATGTTAATAATGGTAGATTTGGAAAAACACCAGAATATCCAAATGGCGTCTATGCGTACTTTTTAACTGCGGAACTAAACTCTCCAACACAAGGATTCCCATATTTTGTTGGATCTAAGTTTGCGGGAACTGTTGATATGGAGTTCAACAATAAATCATTTGCTTCTATTGAGAATATTCCAAATTTGAGAAGATATTTAAGGTTTAATGCGAATATTGCACCAAGACCAATTGATGCTGGATTTTTTGAGGTAAGTTCAATTCCAACATCAACTGAAGCATCTTTAGATTTTGTTGAAGTTAGTTCTCCTGGAAGTAATTACAAACTTGGAGATGTTGTCAATTTTAATAATGATGGTACTAAGGGATTTGACGCTGCAGCATACATTAGTGTCCTTCAGGGTAGATCTGTTAGTGCCGTAAGTAAAAGTACATATGATTACTTAGAATATACTGATGATATTGGCAATTTTGATGCTGGATCAACTATTAAAACCACAAATGGATATCAAGCAGACATTTATTCTATTGATACTGTAAATGAGAGAATATATTTGGAAAATGTTACTGGAACTCCTCCAAATCCTCAAAATAAAGAATCTTTTTATAATACAAACTTAACAATTGACTCTACATCTATTTCTGAACTTATTGGTGCAGATGTTGGTACAATTGTTGTAAGTCAGCAACAAAAAACTGCCCAATTGAATGAATCTTCTGGTATTAGTACCACTACAACAACTTTCTTAATTGATAATTTACTGAACGCAACAATTAGCGATTTTACCCCATCTCAGGGCAATCCAGTTTATATTAAGATTGGTAATGAGATTATGAAAGTCATTGCTGTACAGGGTGCAAACAGATTGCTTGTTGCTAGAGGCATCGCTAGCACAGAATCTACTCATGCAAACAATGCTTCAATTAAAATTTTAGATAATGTACCTGTATATGATAGTTCCAAGTATAATGTTGGTGACTATATTCAGATTGGAACTGAGAAGATGAGGGTTGTTGATATTTTGGTTGCTAAGAACCCAAACAACCAAGTATCTGCTGTAAAAATTGAAAATACTGAAGGAACTCAGGGTGGAATTCAATACTATCTGTATTTTAATAATGAGTTGCAGAATAATGGTGGAAATACTCAAACAACTCTCACCATTAGTGCCGAGGGAAATATTGTTGATGTTGTATATACTCCAACAGCAACAGCATATACATCCAATCCTATAGTTTCTGTTTCTACAAACTCTGCGTTAGATGCTGCTGGTAATGTTCAAAATATTGTTGCTAATGTTGAATTGTTAGCAACAACTTATAATCACACATTAGTTGTAGAAAGAGAGGTATTAGATACTTCTCTTGCAGATCATGTTGCAAGATCCGAAGTAGATAGATTATTCTTTAGCACTGCGACAGTTACTTACTATGATGAAAATAGAATTTTAAGTAAATTGAATGCTAATGATAATGGACTTGTGATTAGAGATGAAGTTACAATTTCGGCAGCAACCAAGATTACAGAATCGTTTGATATCTATCAAACAAATTTAAGCAATCTGCAATTATCCACTGGTCAGTTATTTAATGCTGCATATCCAAATGGTTTAGTGCTGTATGAAGGATCAAAGTATGAGTTTAATGTTTCATATACAAATAATTCATATAAACCAATTGATGTAAAGTTTTATACTTCTACAGATGCAAATACTAAGAAAGAATACTTTGATATAGAAATTATCAAAGTATATGACACCTCTGGAAGATTGGAGAAATTTACACTTTCTCCAAAAGATTCTGATTTGACAAATCTTGCCATGGAAGTTATTAACTTGGATAATAGTAATGTCACTATTATTGCTCTTAATATTTTAGCAGAACCAATTAATGGCACATACAGTGTTGTAAACTCTGGATCAGGATTCTTTGAAGTATATACTGGTACAGATCCAGATCCTAATGGAGATTTATTATCTCAATATAACCAAAATACAATTAAGTATACTACAACTTCAGAAACTGCAACTGGACCAATTAACTCAGTAACACTGACTAATGGAGGGGTTAACTATGAACAAGTTCCTAGAATCTCCAGTATTACTACAGAAAATGGAAGTGGTGCTATTTTAGAAGCAGTTTCTTCAAATATTGGTACTATTTCTTCTGTTAAAGCGATTAATTCTGGTTATGGATATAGTCCAGATCCCACACAAAAACCAACATTAGTATTCCCAACAATCGTACAGTTAAAAAATAACTTTACTGTTGATAGGGTTGAGGTAAGTGATGGTGGTTCTGGATATCTATTCCAACCCAGAATTATTGTTACTGGTGGGGGTCTCATTGATGAAAGTTTGAATCATGCAGAGTTTTCAGCAAATGTTGTTGGACAGGCAATTGAAAGTATTAATGTTATTCGTCCAGGAACAAAATATGCATCGTCACCAACTTTAACTGCAGAAAAATATTACTATGTCAGTTTTATTTCTGGTGAAGATATTTCATTCAACATTAACTTTAAAGAGTATTTCCAAGAAAATGATGCAGTAAAAATTAGAGCATATTACTTTGCAAACGCTGGCGATGAAGCAACAAATACGTATTCATACGTAGATAGTAACCTCATGTATGCTTACCTTGGCAATGTATCTCTGAAGGTAAGATCACAAGGTGGATCTGTCAATTTACAACCATTAGACCAATCTAACTGGTCTGATGATATTACTAACATCATTACAACGCCTGCTACTGGATTATATTTTGAGGTAATTAATTTAGAAAGAAATGCTTTATTAACTGCTATTGTTATAAAATCACCATTCTCAGAATCAGAAAAAATCAATGTTATTAGAAATATTGGTAATTCTTCTGTAGTTGTTGGGAAGGGTGAAGTATCAACAATTAATGGTTGGCAAGAAAATAATTCAATTCTTCGTATCGTTAATTTGACAACTAAAATTTTAGAGAACGATGAGATTGTTGGTTTAAATACTCTTGCATTGGGAATTGTTGACAGGGTATTTGTTGTAGAAACTTCTGCAAAATTAGATGCAATTGTACAAACTCCAAAGAGATTCTTAGGTGAATCGTCTTTCCTTGGATCAAATGCATTAAAAATTCAAGATAGCAATAGATATCAAAAATTTGCATACCAAATTGGAGTACAAACTCCATTTGTTGAGTGGAAGGAAAACTATTTGAATGCTCTGCATCCAGCAGGGTATAAAGTGTTCTCTAAAACAGAAGTAATTAGTTCACCAGATATAAGTATTCTTTCTGAAAACTTTAGACCAGTTGATGATCCATCAACTAATTATGATGAGCGTAATTTAATTAAAGGATCTAATTCTATCACTACAGTAGGAACAACTGCTGCAGAATTAGTTCAATTGAGAAGAAAATACAATTTCTTAGTTGCTAAAAATGAACCAAATAAGTTTGATTCTGTATTAGTAGAAAATAAACTTTTGACTGACGTATTGAACATCAAAACTGCTATTGTTGGAGTTTTTGATGATATCTCAGATCAATTCGATGGAGTTAAAACTTTATTTGAATTAAAAGTTGTCGATCCAGTAACACCAACACTTAATGGATTTACAAACTACATTGTCGATTATGAAGTCGATCAAATGGTCGTTCTTCTTGATAATATCGTTCAGACATATGGAACTTCATGGGAAGTCATTGATGCAGATAAAGTAATTCTATTTACTGCTCAAGAAAATTCTGGGGAGCAAATGCCAGGTGGAGAGCGTTTATCATATCGTCAATTTAATGAAGCAAACTCCATCTATACTATGAATCAGAATAGTACTGTTGAGGGAGATACTTTTGCATTAAATCAACAAGATGGATCTGTTTGGCCAGCAGGCATTTTTAGTGCCATTGATAATAATAACTATATGGTATTTGTTGATGGTGCTTTACAAGAAAATGCAAACTTTACCATTTCTGCTGGTGGAGGTTCTCCAACTATTGAATTCCCTGGAGAAACCCTTCCAATTGGAACTCAAATTTCAGTTAGATATTCTAGCGCATTTATTAAGAATGAACTTACAAATGGGGTAGTTAATGCAGGTACACCTGTTACGTTATCTAATGTTTCTACAAATCCATCTTCAAAACAAGATTACTTCGTGTTTGTTGATGGTGTTATTATTTCTCCAGATGACTATGAATTAGATAGTAATAAGTATCCTGTATTTGACTATGGATTTAATTATGACACTTTACAAATTATTATTGATATTAATGGTGTTTCTTTGATTGAATCGTATCATGATATCACAGATAATAATTACACATATAAAATTGAAGATGGTCAATTGGAGATTCCTCTTGGATTTACAATCAATCCAGAGCAATACGTAGTTGATATCGCAGGTATTGTACAGACCCCTTATGTTGTTTACAACACTAGAAGTAGTGGTGTTAGAAAGATTAGATTCTTTGAGGCACCAACTAGGTACATTTTACCAGATGCTGCATCAGATAGAAGTGAAATTGGTAGACAATTTATTGGTCTTCTTTATGAAAGGCAAGATCCAGAAGGCATTACTACAACTCCAAACTATCAATTTGATGATGTAAGTATTAGCAGATTGCACGTTAAAGAGGGATTTGAAAATTTTGTAACTGGTGATTATATTAATACTTCTACATCTTCTGCATTGATTAAAAATAAATCAGAAGAGATTATAACCAAATCAATTTCGATTGGGGTTACTAACTATTCTCTTACTGTTGGTGCTACTGTAGATATTACATTGACTTCACAACTTAGAATTGCAGTTGGAGATAGGGTTCAGTTTAATCCTGCTTTAGGATTGGTTTCTAATGCTAGTGATGAACTTGAAATTACTGCAATTGTTGGTAATGTAGTGACTCTCACTAATATTGGTTCAACTACATTAACTTTAAATCTACCATCAAATGGAAATTTGAAATTTATTCATCGTGAGTTTGTAGTAATTCAAATTGAAACTACAGCGCCAGACAGAGATGATGCATTTACCCAAGGGGATACACTTGAAAGCGGTCTTATTTCTTCACTTAGAACTGGAACTAGCAGTTTGTTGAATGAACCTTACGGAGTACTCGAAGATGATACTACAATTGATGTTGACAATGCTAGTGGATTTGCTTTAAATGATTACTTAGTAATCAACGAAGTAGAAATCGTTAAGGTTACAAATGTCTCGTCAAATACTTTAACTATTGATCGTGGGCAGTTAAGAACTGAAGCAGTCAATCATGCAGATAATAAAGTTGTTGAAAAAATTATCCCATACACAATAACTGTATCTTCTTTCCAAAGAGGGTTTGATGGAGATAAAACTGTTTTTGAACTTAAAGAAAAGGGTGCAAGAGTTAATATTGAAACTGATAAAGATATCTTTGTTATTGTAAATGGCATTCTTCAGAAGAAGGGTGCTAATGATTCGTATGTGATTAATATTCTAGGAACATCTCCAAATGAATATTCTGTCCTAACGTTCACTGAAGCACCTCCAGAAGGCGCTCCATTCAACGTATTTTACCTTGGAGAGGTAAAGGCACTCAAAGACATGTCACCTCTATTTAACGGCACTGATAGGGCATTCAACCTTATCAACCCTACTAATGATGAGGTATTCTCGTTAGTATCCAAATCACGACCAGAAGCAAATATTTCTGCAAACTTACTCCTGTTTATTGATGGTTCCTTACAGATTCCATCAACTGAAGAAGTTGGACGTGTTGCTGCTTACCCATCTACCTTGGCGGCGTATAAACTATTTGGTAGTATTGTCGAATATAGTGCTCCACCCAAAAATGGCGCTACTTTTGAGGGTTACATTTTCGTTGGTTCTAACGATGACTTTGAAGAGATTGACGTAGATCCTCCTGTAGAAAGAGGAGACACTATCATTCAAAGTAATGAAAGAAGAGAAAGAGCGGTAAACCTTATCGTAAGTTCTGATAAACTTTCTGTTGGGTCTTCATTTGGTCAAATTAATAATGTTTCTAATGCAAGTAAACCCCAATTGCTTGATGGATCTAATGGATATTGGCTTACAGATTTAGTACAAACTGCAGATATTAGAGAAACTTTAAGAGTAAGAAGAACATTAACATCAAATATTCTTAGATTTACAAATACTCCATATCCACTGACATCGCCAACTCTGCTAACAACACCAATTCCAACTTTAAAAATTAGTAATATTTCCTCAGATTTTCCAACAAGTACAGATATTAATGCATTTATTAGTATCACTCTTGCAGAAAATTCTAGTTTCCCACAACGTAGAGTAAATTGCATTTACTCTGACTTTGCAGTTCGCAATGAACTGAATACTACAGATTATACTTTTACCTCTAGTGAGGTTGATCTAGCAAATGATACAATTCAAGTTACTAGTGGAACTGGAATCTTTGAAAGTCATGGAATGACCACTGGTACTATAATTACATATAATAATCAAAGTAACCCTGATTTTGGCGGATTAACCTCTGGTGAGCAATATTATGTTAAAGTAATTGATCAGCATACTATTAAACTAGCATCTAATAAATACAACTTAGATAATGAGGTATATGTAAATATCTCAGCAAATGCTACGGGGACACATCAAATTGTTGCCCCAGATATGGATACTATTAGTAATTTAACCTTTGGATTCGATTTGAAATTCGATCAGATTGTAAGATTGGCATCTACAGCAGATAATGATACATTTGGAACATTGACCACTGCAAGTGCTGGAGAAATTGGTACTTTGTTCATTTTAGATTCTGGAAGTGGATTTGCCAATGGTATTACAAACGGTGTAGAATTACTTCCATTAGAACCTGGAGATCCTGGTCAAAATGGTACTGTTAATGTTACTGTTGAATTTGGTGTAGTTACTTCGGTTGAAGTTGTGAATAGAGGTTCTGACTATATTGATGGTCAAGAACTTAGATTGAATGGATTTAATAATGTCAAGTTAAAAGTATCTTCTATTGATTCTAAAATTTTCTATGACAATGGCACTAAAACCGCCACTGTAGTCGGATACACTGCTGGAGAAACTCTTGAGGGATCCAGCACTACAACAAGATATCTTTATGTGAAATTGGATGATCCATTAAATCCAATTACTACATATGCAGCAGATCCGAATGCTGGAACTATTGTTACCTGTAGAAATATTTCACATCAAGTTCTTGATGATGATTTGATGATTGATTTCCAAACAATTTCTTATAATGATTTGATTACATACGATTTCTAACCCCATATAAATAAAAAGAAACCCTTCAAGCGATGGCAGCGTTACTTACTGACAAATTTAGAGTTCTACTTGCCGAAAGGTTTAAGGAACGTGTTGAGTCCGATGAGAACGATACAACGGGCACTAAAACAGGTCTTTGGTTATTTTTTGCTAGACCAAAAGAGTGGAAAGATTATCAAGGTAATGTTGTCAATCAACCAGATAATCCAATTGATAATCAGAGCACTGAATTTGAGATCTACGATTACATCGTGGGTCTCAAAAAAGTTCCATCTTCAGAAATTAGACAAGTTATTAGAAATAACAAGTGGGTGAGTGGAACTAAGTATGATTATTATAGACATGACTATGGTAGCGTCATTGATAATACTCAAAACAATGGAAACACTATCATTTATGAACTTGGATTGAGTAATGAACCCAAGTTGTATGAAACTAACTTTTATGTTGTTACTTCTGAATATAAAGTATATAAGTGTTTAGATAATGCAGGCAACTCTGCATCTACTGTAGAACCTTCTTCTACTTCACAATCGCCATTTATTCTTTCAGATGGTTACATCTGGAAATACATGTTTACTGTTAATGCTAACGATTTTGAGAAGTTTAAGAGTGATGAATATATTCCTGTTCCAGCAACTTCTGATGTTGGTAATCAAATTCCAACAAGCAGTAACTATGGTGGTGCAATTTATAAAGTAGATATTAAAGCACCAGGAACTGGATACAGCACAAATGATACATTTAACATTGTTGGAGATGGCGTTAATGCACAAGTAAGAGTTACTACGGTTAACTCTTCAGGTGGTATCACTGGAGTTAAAGTTATTAATCCAGGAAGTTCTTACACTTATGGTCAAATTGAAGATACTTTAATTGTAAATACTCAAGGTGAAGAAGTTACTGGAACTGGATCTAATGCCTCATTAATTCCTATTATTTCGCCAAAAGAAGGGATTGCGGTTGATTTTGCAAGAGAACTTGGAGCAAATAGAATTGTTCTTCATGCAAGATTAGAACCAAATGATTTCGTATTTAAGAATGATTTTACGGTTGTTGGTTTGATTCTTAATCCATCGTTTACTGGAAATCCTTCCAGTACTGCAATTGGAACTCATGTTATGACTCTCGATGCTGCATTGAGTGGAATTACAGATCCAACCTTATTGGAGGATTTGCAGGTTCGTGTGACAACTCGTGGAGATGGAGATGCTACTTTACCATTAGCAACTGGAACTATTGTTCATTATGAAGATGATGGCGTAACCAGCAAGATCTATTTCCATCAGGAAAATATTTTTAATTATGGTTTAGATTCTAGAGGTAGAAGAACCTCATTTGAAAGGAATGACGATATTGCCATTGGTCAATCTGGTACTAGTGGTTCAATCCTAGATTCTGCAGATGCAGTTTCTTCACCTCAACTTATTAGAGGGTCTGGAAATATCGTCTACATAGATAATAGGAATAAAATTTCCAGAGCACAAGATCAGACCGAAGATTTCAAAATTATTTTAGAGTTCTAAGATGCCGCAGTCCACTAATCTGAACACTCCTCCATACTTTGAGGATTTTGACCCAAACGACAATTTTCATAAAGTTCTGTTTCGTCCTGGGTTTCCTCTTCAGGCAAGGGAACTGACGACTTTACAATCTATCCTTCAGGATCAGATTGAAAAGTTTGGTTCTAGTATTTACAGAGATGGCGCTATGGTCATCCCTGGTCAGATTGCTTATGACTTAAAATATAATGCTATCTTAATTGAAGATGAGTATTTTGGAATTCAATCAAACTCTTTAGTTACTAATAAAGATGGTAATGGAAATTCCATCATTGTTGGTAAAACAATCAGAGGTAACACTTCTGGTGTTAAAGCAAAAATTGTTAATGCTTTGACCTCAGACCAATCTGAGAAAGGTAAAACAACTCTTTATCTCAAATATATTAATGCTGGTAATACTGATGCTAATGGAAATCAGTATACTGAATTTATCGATGATGAAATTATTATTACTGAACAAACGTTCTCCTTAGGAACTACAGTAATTCAAGAGAATACTGATTTTGCAAAATGTATAACTTCTCAAGCAACTGCTGTTGGATCTTCTGCAAAAATTACAGCAGGCATTTATTTCATCAAAGGTAATTTTGTATCTGTTCCTGAACAAGAAATTGTTCTTGATCAATTTGGAGTAACTCCATCATATAGAGTTGGTCTGCAAGTTTTAGAAGAGATCATTACACCAGAAGATGACGAAACTTTAAATGATCCTTCTCAAGGATATTCAAACTATTCTGCTCCTGGAGCACACAGATTAAAGTTTAGAGCGGTATTAGTTAAAAAAGCACTAGACGATACCACAGTAATTAACTTTATTGAATTATTAAAGCTTAATGAAGGTAAGTGTGAAGAGATTGTTGCTAGTTCTAGAGCGCAAATTGCAAGAACTTTAGAAGATACTCTTGCAAGAAGAACATATGATGAATCTGGTGATTATGAAGTAACACAGTATGATTTTACCACTGACGAGTGTCTTGACGATGGTGTTAATGGTGGTATATTTGAGATTGAAACTGAAACTGATCAAGAGAATACTGCATCTGATGATTTGTTTGAAATTGTAGTATCTCCAGGAAAGGCATACGTTCGTGGATATGAAATCGAAACTATTGCAAATACTTATGTAGATATTGAAAAACCAAGAACTACAGAGTCAAGAAATAATCAAACAATTTATGCTGACTTTAGAGGATCTAGATTTAATTTGAATGCATCGAATAAGATTACAGAATCTGATCTTATTTCTGTAATCGGTTCGACAAATAGACAAGTAATTTTAAAAACAGGTTCTACCGAAATTGGTAGAGCAAGTTTAATTTCATATACGCAAAGTGCTACAGAAAACTATGTGCGCTTAGCAAACTTAGTAATTACTAATAGTGCATATGTTGCTAGAGATGCCGATAGAATTAATGTTGGAACTTCTGATTATATTTTAGTTACTGGTAGCGGTAAAGTTACTGGAACCCAAGTACCATTTTTCTATGAAGTATATGGTCAAAATGATATTAAAGCAATTACAGATCTTAAAGCACAAGATGTTTTAACATATTATAACGGTACTTCTGCAGGAGATACCATCACTATTACTGGTGAATACTACGACACAACCGCTTCTAATTATACAATTAGAATGGAAAATGAAGATGCTCAAACTCTTGGACTTACAATCAGTAGTGTTGTTGGTGGAACTTTAACTGCTACAGTTACTGGAAGATCTAATTCTGGTGTTAACGCTGCATTTGTATTGTTTGGTCGTCAAAAAATTAGTGAACCTAATGTAACTTTAACTTCTCATCAAAAAATGAGAATTTTGCAATTGGAAACTGATAGTGCTACTAATAAGTATGATATTAATGACGAAACTCTTTATTTGGGATTAACTAGAGCATCCCAAATTCATGCAATTTATAACGTTGATAGTAAAGCAGATGCTATTCCAAAATTAACATTAGAAAATGGTTCTGGTAGTTTTGATATTGGTGAAGTTGTAGAAGGAAGAACTAGTGGAGCAAAGGGGCGTATTCTGAGTCAAAGTGGGACTACTGTTTATTTTACATATGTTGGTGATCTCAGATTTGTTGCTAATGAAGAATTGTTCGGCAAGGACACTGCAGTAAAGAGAGTAATTGACACTGTTGATAGTAATGGCGCTATTGACATTAGTGCTAGATATAAACTAAACGATGGACAAACTCCACAATCATTTAATTGGTCTTCCTTGAGAAAGGCATCAGTATCTAATAGAACTGAAGGAAAGCTTTGGATTGTATTTGATTGGTTTAAAGATGAAGTTCCTGGTAAGTTCTATACTGTAAATTCATACTATGATGCGGATTATGCAGATATTCCTTATTATGAGATTGATTCTGATAATAAAATTTATCTCAGTAACGTAATTGACTGGAGAACTAATCAAACTCCTATTCTTTCTGGAAATGGCGATTATACAACTCCATACACTATTGATCTAACTCAAATTAGTGGTGGTGCAACTCTTGCTGATTTTAATGAAAGAAATTATAATTTTGCAGCATACATTGGTCCAATTGGAACTCTTGATGGAGATATTGAGTATTATCTTGGAAGAATTGATGATTTGTATTTGGATAAGAATGGAAACTTTATTAATAAGAAAGGGATTCCTGCACTAACACCCAAAAAACCAGATGATTCTCTGGCAAATGCGATGAAGGTTGGTACTATTACCATGCCTGCATATATTAGAAATCTTGATAAGGTGTATTTCGAAAGAAGTACAAATAGAAGATACACCATGAGAGATATTGGCAAACTTGAGAGAAGAATTGAAAATGTAGAATACTACACTCAATTGAGTTTACTTGAATCAGATACTCAGAATTTATTCATTCCAGATGGAAGTAATCTAAATCGACTTAAGAATGGATTCTTAGTTGATAATTTTACAAGTCATAATATCGGTAATGCTGCTCACCCAAATTATAGTTGCGGTATTGATTTTGAAGAGGGAGAACTGAGACCTCAAAATTACACCACAAACGTTCAACTCAAATACAAAACAACGCCAACAAATTACATCAAAGGCGATTTGATCATGTTAGATTACACTGATCAATTGCTAATTGAGCAACCATATGCAGCAGTTTCTGAAAATGTAAATCCATTTGCTGTTGTTTCTTGGGTTGGTTTGATGCAAGTATTCCCAGCATCAGACGACTGGGTAGATGAAAGAAGATTGCCCGAAACTGTCACTGAAGTTGAAGGTGATTATACTGCAACGCGATTCTCAATGAATGTGGATCCAAATACTGGATTTGCACCAACTGAATGGAATGCATGGCAAACTCAATGGTCATCTAGGGGTTTTTCATCCACGACAAATAGAAGAGCAGAAAGAAGAGATCAGCATCCATTTGTAAGAGACGTTACATCTTGGAGTTCTTGGAGCATTACAAGGCAAACAAGAACTGGTATTAGGACCAGGGTAACTCCACGACTTGATAGAAAAGTTCTTGGTGATAGAGTTGTTGATACCAAGTATGCACGATTCAAGAGATCAAGAAACTTCTCAATTACTGCATTTAGATTAAAACCAAATGTAAGAGTATATCCATTTATGGAGGGTAAAGCAATTGCTGCTTACACTACTCCAAAAATTATTGGAATCGAAATGCGTGGAAACAGAGTTTTCCAAACTGGTGAGGATATTGTACTCATCGGTGCAGGTGGTTCATCTGATGCTCCTAGAATTAGATTTGGTCCATTTAGAGGAAGAAAATTTAGATGTAAATTAGCAGCTCCTTTTGGAGCAATTGCTAAGTCAGGTAAAAATTATTTAATTGACCCTTACAGTGGAGATGAAATTACAATTACATCATATAACTTATCTTCAACATTCTTGAATTTGAATATTTCTTCTATGCAGCAACTTGATGGTCAAGTTTATGGTGGTTATTTGGTGGAAGGTGATACTATTATCGGTGTCACTAGTGGTGCTATTGCAAAGGTTACCAAAAAACATTTAATTGCAGATGAAAAGGGCAATCTTCGTGCAAGTGTTTATATTCCAGATCCAAATGGTAAAGCTGCATTAAGATTTAAAGTTGGGGAATCTTTAGTTAGATTAACGGATAGTCCAACAAACTCTCAAATTCCTGGGGTTGTAGATAGTTCTGCAGAAGGCACTTATAGTGCCAGAGGAACAATTCTGTCAAAACAGTTAGACACTCTGCTTGTTAGAAATGCTGAACTTACTAGAGATGTAGTAAGTCAGTCAAGAACTTTAAGGTCAAGTTCTTCAGGTACAAGTAGAGGTGCATGGTATGACCCTCTTGCACAGTCATTCTTGGTTCAAGAAGTTGGAGGATGTTTTATTTCTAAGATTGATGTTTATTTTAGAACTAAAGACACCTCTCTACCAGTAACAATGCAGATTCGTGAGATGGTAAATGGATATCCATCTTCTGTAGTTCTTGCAACTATCAATAAGGATCCATCCGATGTGAGTGTTTCTGATGATGCTACTGCTGTAACTACATTTGTGTTTGATAGTCCAGTATACTTGGCAGAATTAAAAGAATACTGTTTTGTTCTTTTAACTTCATCAGTTGAGTATAATGTTTGGTTGTCTGAAATGGGCAAAGATGATTTAAATGGTGAAAGAATTTCTAAGCAACCATATGCTGGTGTCCTATTTAAATCTCAAAACGCATCTACTTGGACTACGGCAGAATACCAAGACATGAAGTTTAGAATTTACAGATGTAAGTTTAATATTAACGAAACTCCTGTAATTGAATTTACTGATGACAATAGTGGAGAACTGTTGTTTAAACCACTTAGAAATGATCCTATTGAACTTACTGTTAATGAAAATGGTGCTGATCGTGGATATGTAAAAGTTTATCATGCAAATCACGGCATGTTTGATGAATCATCATTTGTAGAGATTAAAGGGGTAAGTAGTGAAGTCAGTGCTAAACTTGCTTCTGATTGGACAGGTCAAACTGGATCAGGTTCACCATTAGAACTAGTTGATACTAGTGGTACAGATTCTGTTAGAAATCTTTTCTATGCTAGTGGATCTGTAGGATCGCAAGATATGATTTACAATACAGGATCATCTCCCACTAGAAATGGTATTCTTGGAGCAACACCAAGTGCGACTAATCCTGGTTATCTTCGTATTGGTGAATTTATATACACTTATGATCCAACTGCAGTTGGCACTGTAACCGATGGCAAGTTTGCTATAACTTTAATAAGTAAAATTACAGAATCTAATGTTCCTTCTGGTGGTTTTAGAGGCGCTGATGGTTGGGAAGTTGAATTGTATGTTAAGAATGGTATTCCACTAACACTTATTAATACTGTACATCAGAATTTGAAATATATCACCACTGATTCTTATCAATTAGATCTTAATGCGTACAGAAGAAACATTGACGACGCAAATACAACTTTTGGCGGACCTGATGTTACTGCAAGCACTAACATTGCATATACTTCAATGATGCCAATGATTTCTTACAAAGAACTTCCAGGAACTACAGTATCAAGTGCATATAAAGGAACTTCTGGAACTTCCCTTGGTGATGGTAAATATTCATTACCATCACCTGTTAAGGAAACATGGTATACCGATTCTTACAGAAAAGATGGTGCATTTACTCCTGTGGCATTGAATGATACTAACTATTTCAATTCCCCAAGATTGGTTGCTTCGTTGATCAATCAAGAAAGACAGATGTCTAATGCAAAATCTTTCGAATTGCAATTAACACTTTCTAGTAATATTGATAATCTAAGTCCAGTTATTGACACGGACAGAATCAGCGTTGTTACCACCCAAAACAGAATTGCAAACTTTGATGGTACTACGAATAAAGCATTCTTCTTTGATGATGCTACTGGAACTTATGATATTGGTTCTAGTGCAGAAGAGGATTATAATGGTGCTCAATACATTACTAAACTTGTAACTCTTGCACAAGAATGTACTTCGCTGAAAGTACTGTTTGCTGCATTCAATAATCAAAATACTGATATTGATCTTTATGTTAAACTACTTGTTGGTGATGAGGAAGATCCAAATAAGATTCCTTGGCAAGAAGTAACTTCAGCAAATTATGCAACTCTCAAGAGGACTGATGACTTCTCCGATTATGATTATCAAATCGATTTAACGGGAGATGACACATTCACTCAATACGCAATCAAAATTAGAATGCGTTCTGTAAATACTTGTGATATTCCATTAATTAAGGATTTAAGATGCATCGCCCTAGCTTGATCCCAGTAGAGGGTCATGGCAATCTTGCCAGAGACCCTCAAACTGGTGCAATTATTAATACAAATAAATCAGAATACGAACAGTATATTCATAATAGAAACTCTAATAAAAATAAAGAGGAAAAATTAGAGTATGCTATTCATCAAGTGGAAGAACTAAAAGGTGAGATTGATGAAATCAAAAACCTTTTACTTAAATTAATGAGTGGTATAAATACTTGATGAAGTAGGAACAAGGTAATGTTATCTGCGGTAACTAACTTAATTGTATATCAAGGTGCTGATTTTGAAACCACATTTTATGTGAGTAAAGATAATGGTCAGAACTTTGATTTGACTGGTTATTCTGGTGCTTCTTTAATTAAGAAGCATTATGAAAGCTCGACTTCAACTTCAATTGTAGTTGAGATTACACCTCCAGCGTCAGTTGGAGCAGTGAAACTTTCACTTTCAAATGCAGTTACCTCTGCAATGACTCCTGGTAAGTATGTTTATGATGTAGTTCTTACCGCTCCAGACGGGATTAAATCCAGAGTGCTGGAAGGTGTGTTAACGGTAGTAGAAGGAGTAACAATCTAAAATGGCCAGAGTAAGATTTGGAGACCAAAGTTTTCCACAGGTTTCTAGAGTTGCTGTAGGCGGTGCTGCGACACTTCAAAATCTCGCAGATGTTGATACTGTAACTGAAGGTTTAGGTGAAGGATACGTTATGGTTTATAATGCAACTACGCAAAAATTTCAAACAACAAACGTATTAAATAACGTAACAGTTAACGGAGGATCATTCTGATGGCATCAACCATCCTAATTAAAAGAAGTACGGGTACTACAGTACCTGCTTCGCTAGAGTTCGGTGAACTTGCAGTAACGGTTGGTGCTGGTACTCAGGTTAATCGTGGCGATAGAGTTTTTATTGGTGACAATAATACCACAGTTCAAGTAATTGGTGGTAAGTATTTTACCGATATGCTGGATCACGTACATGGTACGTTAACAGCAGATTCTGCAATTATTGTAGACAACAATTCTAAAGTAGACAGATTTAGAGTTGATGATGTCAACATCGACTCTAACGTAGTAGAAACTGATACTACAGATACAGATCTCATCTTTAGAGCAAACGGACTCGGTAAACTTGTAATTGAAGATAGTCAAGAACTTGAGTTCGGTACTACAGGAGACATTGAGTTTAGATTTGATGAAGTAGCAAACGTTCTTCGTTTAGATAGGGTTGGTTCTAATACTCCAGAATTCCGTCTGGATGATGATCTCAAACTTCAGTTTGGTACTGATGGAGATGGCGGTATTCGCTACGATGAAACCTCTTTAGATAAAGTTAGAGTTGATGGAGCAGATTGGCAATTTGATAATGGTGTTGCTATTAAAGTTGCCGATACTACAACATCAACTAGCGTTTCAACTGGTGCTGTAGTTATTGATGGTGGTCTTGGTGTTGCTGGTACTGCATGGATTGATGAACTTAGAGTTGATGATAATGTAATCTTAGGTACTGCTAACACTGATACATTAACTGTTAATTCAGAAACAACTTTTAATGCGAACGTAACCTTCAATGGAACTCAAACCATTGCTGGTACTATTAACCAAACTGGTCAGTTCAATCTTGACAACATTCGTTTGGATGGTAATACCATTTCAACAAACGCTGGTAATCAGTTAATCCTGGACCCAGATCCTAGAAATGGAGATGCTGCTGGTGATTTAATCGTTCGTGGTAACCTTCAAGTTGCTGGTACAACCACAACTGTGAACTCGACCCAGATGACGGTCAATGATCCCGTCTTCAATCTGGGTGATAATGTAAGTGAGAAAGTTGTAAAAACAACTGCAGTTGTTGGTTCAACCTCACTTTCAATTGATAATCCTTCTGGTATTATTGTTGGTTCTTCTATTAGTGGAGCAAATGTTGGATCTGGAAGAACCATTGCTAGTATTGCAGTAACCTTTAGTACTGCTTCTGGATTTGCATCTGCTCCTTCTGTAGGTGCTAACATCTACGTAAAAGATGGTTCAGTATATGAGTTGATTGGTACTTTCATTTCACAATCTGGATCAACGGTTGCAGTTCAACTTAGTTCCAAATCGTTAAGAGAAAGTGCTTTCTATGAGAACCTTGAACTTGCAGATGGTAATAGCGGAACTCCACAAACAGTAAATATTGATCCAAGCATTGCTGCTGCTCAGGTATTTGCAACTACCTTGATTGGTATTTCTGGCGGTGGTATTATTGGAGAAATTGCTGAGGGTGATGCAATTACAATCACCCAAGGTGCTGATGATGGCATGGACCGTGGTATTTCATATACTTATCTTAACGGTTCTACTACTAAGATTGGTTTCTTTGGATATGATAGAACTGGTGCTGCCAACGGAACTGGTGCCTTCACTTTTATTGAGGATGCAGTCAACACTAACAACATCTTTACCCATCAAGTAGGTGTTCTTGGTGATGTTCAAATTGAAAAAGATGATTTAAATAATAATAGTGGAACTACCATCCCATCACAAGCAAACCAAACATACACTGCAGTATCTGCTACTGGTGGTAGTGGATCTGGTGCCGCCATTACATTAGTTAGAGATGCTAATGGTGCTCCTGTTAATGCATTTGTTGCAAATGATGGTGGTTACTACCAAGAAGGTGATTTGCTCACTCTTCCTGGTGCTAGCATTGGTGGTAATACACCTGCAGATAATGTACAGATTCGCGTTCTTTCAGTATCCTCAAATAGAGGTACTGTAGTTGTTGGTAAACTGGAATTAGATGTTGATCTTCAAGTCACTTATGGTGGTACTGGAAGATCTGAATTTAATACTAATGGAATTCTTTATGGAAACGGCACTGGTGAACTTTTAGAAACCGCTGCTGCAAACATGTTGCAACCAGGAGTTGGTCCTGATGTTGCTACATCATTCCAGATCCTGACAGTTACTGCTGCTGGGGTCCCCGTCTGGACTGATACTATTGATGGGGGAACATTCACCTGAGGTTAAACAATGAACAATGAAATAGATGTTAATGTCTTGGTCGCTACTCTTCAAAAGAAGATTACTGATTTGACACTTACTAATGTTGTCCTAGAGGCACGAATACAGGATTTATCTAAACGGTTAAATAGTATTATAGAAACAGAGAATGCTATAAATGGCAAGCAGAATCAAACTCAAGAGTTCAACGACTCCGAATTCAGTACCCCAGATAAGTGACCTTTCAGATAGAGAGGTAGCTCTTAATATTAATGATAGATCGCTGTTTATCAATGACGGCGGTACTATCAGGGAGGTTTTGAATGCTGACCCGAACGATGAAACCATCGTTCCATCAATGCTTTCCAGTTCCATCACAGATGGAGTTGGAAATACTTGGTTTGTATCAGCAAATGGTACTGACAAAGCAACAATTGGTTCTGCCAATCCCCGCCATGGGTCAACGACAGGGGCAAACGCATGGGGTGCAACAGAGTTCACCGCATTTGCTTCACTCAAGTATGCCCTTGAGAACTTTGCTCAAGCGGGTGATACTATTGTAGTTGAAGGTGGTACTTACACTGAGGAGTTTCCATTAACCGTACCAGTTGATGTTTCTATTAAGGGACGTGGAATTAAATCTGTTTTTATTCAACCAACCGTTGCCACTCAAGATCTTGACTGCTTCCTTCTTCTCGGTAATGCTAATATTGAAGACATTACCATTAGAAACTTCTACTATAATGCTTCTAATGATACTGGATATGGTTTCAGATTAGCATCAAACTTTACTCTTACTGAAAGAAGACCTTATATTGAGAGAGTCAGTGTCCTCACAAAAGGTTCTGTAACTTCTGCATCCGATCCTAGAGGTTATAATCAAGGTGATGCTGGTAGAGGTGCCTTAATTGATGGTTCTGTTGCCAATTCAAGCACTATTGAAGCATCCATTCTTTTCAATGAGTGTACATTTGTTGTACCTAATTCAGTTGGTTTATATCTTAAAAATGGTGCTCGTTGTGAATGGTTAAACTCATTCACATATTATGCACAAGATGGTATTTTAGGAGAAAGTCCAGACGGTGGTACTGGTCTTGGTGGAGTAGCGAGAACTCGACTGAATCTCCAAGGGGAATCTGGCGACTTTACTGCTGGATCTGGTAACCAAGTTGGTTTAATTGAAGCAGGCGTATCTCAAGTAACTGCTGCATATACAACTAGTGGTGCAGATGATAATTTAACAATGACGATCACCTCATCCAGTCATGGACTGGCACAAGGGGATCTTGTCTACATCAATACTACTTCTGGCGCTCAGAGTGGTGTAACAGAATTCCATAAAATTACATCAGTAACGACAGGCAATAGTTTTGTCATTGATGGTATCTTTGCTGGCACTGCAAGTGCTGGTAACTTAAACTATTTAAAGACCAGTGGTTATGGAACCATTGATGAAAATGATGGTACTTATGTATATTTGGATGGAAAAGGTGAAGGTCGTATCATTGCAACTGACGAAACAACAGGTAAGAATGTTTCTGCAGTTGACAATGTAGTAACCAGCACAACTCAAGTTAAACTTGGTTCAACTTCTGCAGCATTTGATGGAACTGATGATCGATTAACAGTACCATCAGATCCAGATTTCAACTTTAGTACTGGCGAATTTACATTAGAAGCATTTATCTACCTCAACAATACTTCTGGTGCTAAAACTATCTTTGACTTTAGATCAGCATCACCAACAGAAATTTCACCAGTAGTTAATATTTCTGGATCAGATCTTGTATATTATGTTAATGGCGCTGCTGTAATCACAGGTTCTGCTGCATTAACTGCATCTACTTGGCACCATATTGCACTCTCAAGAACTTCTGGCGTAAGTAAGTTATTCGTAGACGGCACTCAAGTTGGTTCTAGTTACACTGACGGTAATGACTTCCCAACAAGAGGTTTAACAATTGGTGCAGCATATGATGGAAGTGCTGGATTGAATGGTTATATTGATGAAGTTAGAGTAACTAAGGGTTCTTCAAGATATAACGCAGCATTTACACCAACCACAGTTCAGTTTTTAGCAGATAATGATACTGCTCTGCTGCTCCATATGGAGGGCACAAATGGTGCTGCTGTATTTGTTGATGATAGTATTGTTGCTCAAGATGTTAGAACCACTGCTGGCGGAACTGCAACATTTGTAACCCTTGCAGATTATACCAAGTTTGGTGCAGAACTTCGCTCAATTGCATCTGCAAACGTTTATGGTGAGCGTGGTGCTAGTGCAAATGGTCAGGGTGTAAGTTTACGTCTTATCAGTCATAACTTTGGATACATTGGCGTCGGTAAGGATGATAATAACGACGTTAGTTTGGTTGTACAGTCAAACGAAGTCATTGAACAAAATAATGGTCGTGTATTCTTTACCTCTGTTGACCAGAGTGGCGACTTCCGTGTAGGCGATCTTTTCCTGGTTGACCAAGAGAAGGGAACCCTTTCCTTTGCTGGGTCTGGAGGCGCTGGAGCAGGCGCTGGAACTAGTTTTGACCAATTGCTCGTATCTGCTGGTTCAGACACCACCACGATCCTTCCAACGTCCATTGAGGTCGGTGCGTTTACCTTCTTCGGTAATACGATTTCTACAACTTCAGGTAATATTAACCTGACACCATTTACTGGTAATGAGATTAATCTGAATCAAAGAGTTAATCTGGAAACCTTTACTTCTGGAAGCACTCGCCTTTCTTTGGCATTTGATGGTGATCAAGATACTGGTATTAGAAAACCAATTGATCTTGGAGATGGATACTATGATTTAGTTTCTAATGGTGGATCTGTATTAAGAATTGCTCCTGGTGAAGTAAGATCTCTTACTGATATTAATATCTCATCTTCAATTCCAGAAACAGTTTCTGTTGGTACTCCAGGTATTGGATACCTTCCTGGAACATATACCAATATTCCAGTTACTGGAGGATCGGGTACTGGTCTTAGAGTTGATGTAACAGTAACTGCATTCGCTGGTCAAGTAACTCAAGCAGGTTCTGGTTATATTGCAGGAGTTTATAATAACCTTTCATTTACAAATGTTCAAGGTCAAAACCAACAAACAGGAACTGGTACTGGAGGAACTGGTACAGTAACGGTAAAAGGTATTTCAGGTGGTACAATTACTGGTGGTTCTGGATACACTGATAACATTTATGCAACAGTACCTTTAAATGGAGGTACAGGAACAGGAGCAGTAGCAACTGTTACTGTTAGCGGTGGAGTAGTTACTGAGATCAATATTAGTGATGATGGCGATAGTGGGTATACTGCTGGTGATACTCTGACAATAAACAATTCGAATTTGATTTACTTCGATGAAGAAGGAAATCAATTTACTAGTGGTGGTGCTGGATTTGCATATACTGTACCGTCAAATTCATATACTGTAACTTCTGTTACTCCATCTGGAACTTGGAGTGGAACTGGATATACTATTGGAGATGCAATTACTGCAACTGTTCCTGGTGGTGGAAATGGATTTGTATTTGAATTTAGCAATATTCAATTCCTGAGCAGTGCCAATATTGTTGATGAAGGAACAGATGATGCACTTGCAGGTGAAGGATATTTATCAGGTGAATTAGTTCAACCTTACTTTGAACTTGCTTCCAATGATACCCTGGTTGGTATTGGTACAACCGTAACATACAATGTTCAGATTCGCCCCAAATCTGGCGGTGGTGGTAATGCCTACTGGATTAACACTGGTAGTGGATATGTAGAAGCGCCTGCTTTAACTTTAAATAAGGATACACTTTACAGATTTACAGTCACTCCAGACGCAACATATACGGCAACATACGCTGATCATCCATTTACAATCTCAGAAACTAATGATGGTATTCATAATGGTGGAACAGCATATACTACGTTATCTGGACCATTAAATGGTAACAACGGTGCTTATATTATTGTAACTGGTGATACTCCAGGAACTCTATACTACTATTGCACCATTCACTCTGGAATGGGCAACTCCATTGACACTACTGCAGATACCGAGTATGGTCAAAATGGATCCATTGCTATTGGTACAGCATTATTAGAAAACTTCCTTTCGCTGACAAAAACAGGTAATATTACCGCAGAAGGTGGTACATTCAATACCAACGTTACTGTCAATGAAAATTTCTCAGCACTTGGAACAACAACTTTATCAACAGTTAGTGCTCAGAATCTTACAGTTAGTGGTACATTAACTGCTTCTGGTGGCATTGGAACTTCTGGCAACCTTACTGTCCAAGGAGACCTTGGTACAAACGGTAGATTGACCGTAGTTGGAGATCCAAATAATCCATCACAGATTGGTGCAAGTGTAGCATTTGACACCGATCTGCTCCAAATTGATGCTACTAATAATAAAGTTAGTATCTTAGGACCCACAGACCCAGTAGTCATTGAAGATTATACATTTGAAGTTAATAGCACCGCTAAAATTTATAATCACGTATTCTTAGCAACTGATGCTGGATCGGTTGTAAGCATCGGAACTGATCCAGGACCTGATGACATCTCATCTACATTTGATGAGAAATTTACTGTAACTGGTGATAGTAGATTTGATGGTAGAATTTTAGTTAATGATGGCACAGAGATTGCTCCATCAATTACTTTTGATAGCGACGAAAAACTTGGTTTCTATAAGAGCAATCTTAATGAAATTACTACGGTAGGATATAATGGTCCTATCATGAAGCAAACTACTCAGCAGATTAGTTTCTTCAAACCAGTAGATTTAATCAATAAAGCAATTGATGAATATACAATTACTCCAGGTAGAGGATATACAATTGGCACTACTAATAATGTTCTTTTCAGAGGTGGTACTGGCGCTGACTTTACTGCAAATGTAACAGTTGCGTTTACTGGTAATATTACACAACCAGGATCTGGTTATTATAATGAGGAATATTTAAACGTTCCAGTTCAGTATGTAAGTGTTGCATCTGGTGCAATCACTGTATTTGGAACACTCACCCCAGGTAGTGGGTATGTTGATGGAACTTATTTCAACGTTGCTCTTACTGCAGGAACTGGAAGTTCAGCAACAGGCGACTTTACTATTGAAAATGGTCAAGTAACTTCTGTTGTTATTAACTCTAGAGGTTCTGGATATGCAGTATCGGATCTTCTTGGTGTTGATACTGCTAATGTTGGAGGAAGTAAACTTTCTGGAACTCTTGGAGTTTCTTTAGCAGGAACTGGTTATCCAGATGGTACTTATAGTGATGTTGCGTTAGTAAACACGTTAGGTTCTGGATCTGGTGCTACTGCTAACGTTGTAGTGTCTGGTGGAGTTGTAACGTCTGCAACTGTTAATCAAGGTGGTGGTGGATATACAACCTCTGATACCTTTACTGTTGCAGATTCAGACCTGTATGAAAACCTGACATTCACATATACAGTTACAAACAATGGTAGCACTAACTATGTAATTAGTGGTGATGATAGAAACACCACATACACCAGTGCAAGCAATCCAAGTATCAATGTAAACCTTGGAGATACTATTTCATTCTCAGTAAGTGCTGCTGGTCACCCATTCTATTTGGTATCTCAATTAGATGCACAAACTAATGGATTTAACGCTGCATATGTTCTCCCAGCAACTAATAATGGTGCAGAAAGTGGCACTGTAAGTTTTGATACTTCTTTAACAGTTCCTGGAACTTATTATTATATTTGTGGTAACCATGCAAGTATGGTTGGACAGATTAATATTGCATCAGTAACATATGGTTCAGGTGCAGCATTCTCAGCACAAACTGTGTCTACTGGATCTGGGTTCGCTATTAGAGTTAATAATATCGGTGCTACAGGAACAGGTTCTAATGCACAAGCAAGGATTTTGGTTGAAGGTGGAGTTGTTACTGAATTTAACATTACTTCTCCAGGTTCTGGGTATTTAATTGGAGATGTTCTCACAGTTAACTACACAGACATGCAGTATACTGATCCAACTTCAGGTCTGTTAACAACAATTTCTGCTCCAGCAGTTCCAGTAGAATATACTGTAAAGAGATTGAATTCGGTCTCATATGTAAATGTTGTTGACCTCGGTGCTGGTTATTCTGTAGATGACGTTCTTGATCTTCCATCAAGTTACTATGACGCTGCAGCACTTGGGTTTACACTATTCCCAACAGAAGCAGCAGTAAGTGTTGGACAAGAATTTTATGCTGGTGAGTACGCATATGAAGTAACTGGCGCTGGAACCACTGGAACTGTAGTTCCATCATTTGGACAAGATGGCGTTTCTGGTATCAACACTGTTAGTGGTGGTTCTGGTTATCCTTCAGGTGCAACAATTGAAGGCGTTCAATGTGAAGCAACCACTGGTGAAGGAACTGGTCTTCTTGTAGACATTACCACCAATGGTGCGGGTACAGTAACTTCTATTAGTCCAAGTGGCAATCTCTCTGGTGATTTATTCCAAGTCGGGGATGCATTTACTCTGGATAATGACTATATCAATACGGGTGCTGCAACAATTGCTATTGCAAGCGGTGGTGATAATGGTGCATATGGTGACACACAAACTTACGATTTGAATCAAACTGGAACTAGTGGAACAGGTGCAAATATTTTAATTAGATTCACATCAGATGCTACTGGAAATATTTCATCTGCAGTAATTCTTTCCAATGGTATTGGTTATCAAGTTGGTGAACTGATTGAATTTGATGGTTCTCTGTTTGGTGGCGGTGGCGGTGGCGATCCAGAAGAGGGTGGAGATCCTGTAGATGATCCAACCACGGTTACAATTGTTGTCCAATCATTGACTAATGGTTCTGGCGCTAACTTTACAGTATCATCCATTGCAAGTTCTGTAACAAATGGAACTGCAACTATTGCTCATAATGGATACTTCCCTGCAGGATTCTCCCTGACAGTCAATTCTCTTGCTGAATTTAATAATATTCAGTTTGATGCTGTAGATGGTGTAGTCACTGCTAAGAAACTCGTTGCATCTCCTGATGGCGTTGAAATTGCAACTACACTGTTACTCAACAATAATACAATTTCAACAACTGCTGGCGATTTAACATTAAGTGCTGAGGCAAATTCTCAAGTTGTAATTAGTGGAACTGGAGCACTTGCACTTCCTGTCGGTACTGATGCAAATCGCCCTGGTGGTCCTCTTCAAGGTTCTGTAAGATATAATACTGACAGAAATCAATTTGAAGGATACAATGGAAATTACTTTGTTTCTCTCGGTGGTGTAAGAGACGTTGATGGAAATACTTTTGTAATCGGTGAGAGATCTCCTGGTAATGATGATAATAATGTTTGGTTCTTTAATGACGGAACTCAAACATTAAGAGTAAGTCAAACTGAGTTAAATCTTGATACTCTCAACACTATTAATTCTAACGCTGAAGGAAACAGTATTGAATGGACTCCAGAAACTGATGTAACTCAGTTTACAGCAGATCTTGATGATGTTCTGACTGTTCAGCAATATATTTACTCAGGTGATAATCTTTATAGGATTACTGCTGATCACACTACAGGAACTGTTGCTCCAACCCACACATCAGGAACTGTTGATAATCTTGAATATTGGTCTTACAGATATGATAATTTGAACGCCAATGTTGATAATGTCAACTTAAATGTTAATGGCAAGTTCACTATTAGCACTAATCAATTAGAGATTACTTCTAGTGCAACTGACGAAATCATTAAAACTGATAGAGACGCATTGACATTTGGATTTGAACCAGCATCTTCAGATTCTTATCAACTTCTTAAGTTAACCAATGGTGGTGCTCTGCAAATCAATAGAGGATTCTCTTCTACTGCAGACAATTACTTAACTGTTCTTGATGCAGGTCTTCAAAAACTGGAACTTGCAAACACTAAGATCTTTACTCAAACATCTACTTTAGATGCTGCTGCTGGTAACATTGTTTCTGCAACTATGTTCCCATGGGCAGAAGCATGGTCAGGTAAATTTATGGTTGAGGTTGAAGAGCAGTTCCCAATTCCAGATGCATATCCAAGAAAGCAATACTCTGAAGTTTCTTACTTAATCAGAGGTAATGGTGAAGATATCATTTATACTGAAAGTAATAAATTGTATACTGATGTAGTTCTTGCTGACATTGAAGCAGATCTGTCAGGTTCAAATGTTCAAGTAAGAGTTACCGAACTTGGAAGTGCAACAGATACTTACATTCCTGTTGCAGCAGAAAGATCTGCAGATATTACGTCTTCAACATTCTTTACTAAAAATATTGCATCAGTTATTGATACCGATGCAGATAGAGTTGTAATTTATGCCAATGACAATGCCAATTTCGCTACTGGTGGATTTAGAGTTGGTACAGTAAGTGATAATGGTGTTGTTTTTGGCACACAAATTCCGTTAACTGCTACTGGCAATTCTGATCATGCTTCTATGGCATTTGATTCTGCAACAAATAGAATCGTATGGGCGTCAAACAGTGGAGATTATATTGTTGGGGACGTAGACCCTAATAATAGTAATATCACATTTGGATCGCTTGGCACATTTACCTCTGATAGTATTCTGATTTATAGCTTAAATGGTGGTAGAGATGCAAGAACATGCAGAATCTTGAGTGTTAATGGAAGAATGATTATTGTTTATCATACTACTTCTGGAGTATATCAAGTAAACGGAACTGTCACTGGCGGTTCTACTAATAGCGTATCTTGGTCAACCCCATCTCTATTACTTGGTGGTACTGGACTGCAAGATGCATTTACTGACGGCACTTACTTATATGTAAACTTTACTTCAGGAGTAGTTAGAAAGTATTCTGTTAATGGTTCAACATTAACTGCAGTAACCACTGTTGGTATCGGTTCTGGTAATGGTGTTCAGTGGGCAGTAGTTGGAACGACCAGAGTATTGAAGATGTACTATGATACTTCAACTTCTCAAATTCAAGCAAGATATTATGATCTGAGTGATCTGTCAGAAGTTGGATTAGTAGTTTCTACTGGTATTGATTCTGAAATCTTCAGTGTAGCAAGCAATCCTGCAGATGGGCAATTCTTGTTCAACGTAGCGTTGGATTACTCCTCGACTAATGATGGAGAGCAAAATATTCAAGGTGTTATCATTGCTGATGGTGATACTTTAAGTTATACCTCCAGATCCAGAACTTATGCAGCATTAGATCAACCAGTTAATTATGATGGCAATCTACTCAATGCTGGTGATTTGGATGTAATCTTTATTGGAACTAGAGCAGATGGCAATGGTGATTTACATGATATCTTTGTTACCAGTGCTTCTACAACCAGTAACATTTCTGCATCTGCAGATGAAACTGTAAGTTTTGCCTCTGCTATTGAGAACAGAACTACATACAATATTAAGATCGTTTCCCACACTGTTAAGAGATAAAAATGGCAAGAGTTCTAAAGTCATTACAATCTGAGGGTGGTTTCTCAGTAAAAGAAGCCACCATCATTGATGCAAACAGAGACATCATCGATGCTAACTCTGTTAAGGTTACTAACGTTTTAAATACTACAGCATTTAAAAAGGAGTATGTTGCATTTGCAACTTTGAACGACACCGTTGGATCTACATCATTTAATCCTGCTCACGTAATTGATAGAAATAAAGTAGCGTTTATTACCACATTTGCAATTGGAACCTGGGAAGGATATCCAATTGGTCTTTATGTTATCAATGCAAATGAATCAATTGTAACAGTGTCTCTTGCTGACCATGGATTGACCACAGGAGATTCAATTACTGCAAGTTTTGATACTGCAGGATCTGCTGCTAATGGTTCTTATCAAGTTGTTGTAGTTGATGCTGATAATTTTACCTTTGATGTTGGCACTCCAGTAGATGCGGCAAATCCAACATTGGGTGATGTAGAATTTACTAGTTATGGCAATAAGTGGGAATATGCAATCAAAATTGAATCTGCTGTTCTTACTGATGATGTTGCAGATCAAACCTTATCCATTGCAGCAATTTCATCTACAATCGTAAGAGATAATGTTCCACCAGGACATACATGGACTTTGGTTCCAAGTGTGAACCAAACCACAAAAGAATTTTCATTCCAAGCAACTGTATCTTCTAATGGAACATTGGAGAGTGTAGGCACTGGTGTACGTTGGGTTGGAAATGTAGTCGCAGTAGTAACTGAGAGAGATTGATAAATAATCATATATTTTTAAAGTTTTATGGAACCAACTCAAGGCACAAGCAATGTGCAAATGCCAGATTTGCACGATATTGAATTTGAATACGTAAGAAGAAATATTAGTAAAGAAGACGCTCAAGCACTCCTTTATGATTTGCCTGAGGAAGTATATATTATTGAGCGTCGTTATGACGAGGATAGGAGGCGTTTAGAATTCAATGCATATTTAGATGATGTTGCAACTACAGTTATGAGTGAATTTATTGATTTTATGGAAGCGAATTATCCTGATTGCAAATTAAAGTTTTTGCATATGCATGACTATAGAGCTGCTCATGATAAAGAGGATAGAGACAGATATGATGAAGAATCTGAGGATCTGTCAAAATACGAAGGTTATAGAACCCTCCCATAATAATAGTACTAAATAACAAAGAAGGAATTTAGAAGAACATGGCGTTAGAATTTAATGCTGATAAGGAGATTCTTAAGTCGAATTCTCTGAAGATCAAAAACGATACAAGTTTGAATTTGAGATTGGGTGGTGGTGCTGATGAAAAATCGGCATTATTTTCTCAATTGTCAGATGATGTTGACAAACTGGTTCGTGTTGGTATTAATACTTTAACGCCACAATATGAACTTGATGTTGAAGGTCAGATTAGAACGACCACTTCTATCATTTCTGATACTGCAAAAATTAACAACTTGGATATTGACACAATCGTCAATCCAAAACTTAATTTAAAAGCACCTAACCTTCAGTCATTTGTTGATCCAGAAACTGGAGATACCTTCTTCCCAACTTCTGAAACTCCTGCTTTTGATGATGATACGAACAAAGTTGCAACAACAAACTTTGTTTATAACATTGCAACTAACGACGTTGGTGGTCGTGTTTATGTTTCTGAGCAGATTGGTAACGATGACTTTGATGGTCGCTCTGCTACGAAACCAGTAAGAACGATTAAAAAGGCAGCACAGATTGCTGGTACTACTCCTGATAAGGAAACCCTTATTGTTGCAGGTGGAGATTACTTAGAAGATAACCCAATCTCCATTCCTGATAAATGTTCGGTTGTGGGCGATAACATTCGTCTCTGCATTATTCGCCCGCAGAATCCGAACAAGCACATGTTCAAAAACCAGAATGAAAACTACATGATCGGTGTCACATTCCGTGACAAGATCGAAGTAGTTGATGGTTTTGAAAAACCTGTTGGTACTTGGGATTATGCTTACGTCTTTGACGATAAGCAAAGAATGTATTATGATAAAACTCTTGGTGGTCAATTTGGTAGAGAATTCCCAATTGGTTATCAAATTTTTGGTGAAGGTATTTTCCAGGTTCAGTTTGACCGTGCAAGCACTAGTGATCCTGTCTTTGTAGTTGGTGATGAGATCGTTGGTGTTGCAACTGGCGGTAGAGCAATCATTACTGAGGTAAGTTTTGGATTACCAGATAGTTTAAATGTTGCTGATCAAACTAGTGTTGACAAAGGATTCATCACTGTTGGTACTGTAAGAGGTGCATTAGAACAAGGTGATACTTTTAAATATACTCCTGTACCAGCAGTAGGTGCAATTAGATGGACTCCAGAAACTGCATATGACTTAGGTGATCAAGTATTCATCGATAATACGTTATATGACATTACTGTTGCAGGTACTTCTGGAACCAATGAACCATCACACTCTAGTGGTGCTGCTTTAAATGGAACAGCAGAATTTACTTTTAATACTAGCATTCCTCAGTATCAATTTGTTGCAACAAATATTAAATCATTAAGACCAGAGGGTGAAGTTACTGAGCACGTAACTGAGCATCCTAATTACTTGATTGAGAATTGCTATTTTGATAGTGCATATCCAGATTGGTTATTCTTTAGAACTCAGCAGTATCATACGTTTGAAGAAGGTCAATGGGTAGAATTTTCAGATCTTCCCTCTTCTGGTGCAGGTGGAGATCTCAATAGATTTAATGGTCGTCAATATGTTACTAAGCGTGTAGAGTCATCAGACGGATTTAGTAAAGTATTTGCAGTATTCAAAGATACTCCATCACAGTTAGGATCGGAAGCAGTACCATTCTCTCTGACTGTATATGGTGCTGTTGTAACTTCCTCTGATAACTACGTTAAGTTCAGTTTGCTGAACTCACCATTTAAATTTGAAGAGTCCGAAAAGCAAGGTCACAGATTCTTAGATGGTGCTGATCTTATTAGAAGGAACAAAGAGTTTATTGCAGATGAAGCAGTAATCAGAACCAAGGCAAAATATTCTTCATTAATCATCCCAAATGAAGATCAGTGCAAAACAGATATTAAGCACGTTCTGAATGCTGTTCAATATGACTTGTCTCACGGTGGTAATGCTGCAACCTTAGAAGCAGCAAATAACTATTACCAAGGCAATGCTTTAATTCATATTAATGGTCAGTTAGAAGAAACCAGATATGCATTTGAACAAGCAAGAGAACTAGCAGTTCTTGCAATTAGAAATAGAATTCAATATCTGAATGGTTCAAACTTAACTGCAATTGCAAATTCCATTGGCGCAACTATCTACGCAGTACAGTGGGTAAATACACAATTTATTGCCGTTGGTTCTGCTGGTTTAATCGCAACTTCTCCTGACGGTATTACCTGGACTCAACAAACAAGTCCTATTACCGCAGGAACTCAATGGAATGATATTATTTGGAATGGACAAACAATTGTTGTTGTTGGTGGTCGTGGTGGTGCTGATGGTGCATATATTATTACCTCCAGCAATGGCGTAAATTGGGCAATTGCACAAGGCGGCAACCTCAGTTCCCAATCAATTAGTACTATTGCTTGGGATGATGATGAGCAATGGGTAGGATTTGGTGGTCCTCAGTGGTTCTCTTCTGATAACGGTCAGGAATGGACTGCAAGAGGTTCTTTTGTACCTGTTAATGGATCTGGTCAACACCTTGTAAAAGATGTAATTTGGGATTATAAGAATAGTCAGTTTGTTGCTGTAGGTAGTGGTGGTAGTGCATACACTTCACCTGATGGCGTTGTATGGACAGAAAGAACTACATCCGCAACTACATTCTCTTCAATTACAGCAAACGAGGATATTCTCATTGCTGCTTCAGGAGATTTAATTTATACATCAACAGACGGTCAAACTTGGAAACTTGGAATTGCCGCAGAGTTTGTAGCAGATAGATACGGAGATGCTGCAGACCTCATCTTAGCAAACAAGCAAATAATTGCTGAGATGTCTGTAAATAAGATGCTTGATAACAATCAAGGATTTAGCATCCCTACAGGCAATCAGGCATGTAAAGATGATGTTATGGACTTCTTGGAAGCAATGGTCCTTAACTTACAGTATGGTGGAAATGATAGAGTATATGATGCTGCTAATCTTTATGTAACTGGAGCACATGTCTCTGGCGAAGAAGATGAATCTGCAGAAGTATTCGGATATGCAGAATCCTTTGCTATTGCAGCAATGCGTAATGAAGCATTTGCAGTATCTGACGTTCAGAATTATGCTTCAGGTCTTCTTCAGTCATTTGATAACAATGTCACTATTGATAGTAACAGTCCATATTGTGCTAACGTAGCAACTGCAATTCAAAACCTGTTTGCAATTTTAGACCAAGCAATTGGTACTACAGCAACTCCTGGAAACCTTACTGGAATTACAAGAACTGCTGCAGGTAAGAATAATAATAGAGTTTATCATGATGGTTACCAGTTCTGGATCAGTACTGATGATGGCATTTTAAACTCTTACGATGGACGTAGATGGTTTGAAGTTGCAAATAGTGCTGGTATTAACTTCACGGTTCTTGGTTCTAGTTATGATGCATTCGTTTCGTTTGCAACAGCATCATCCAAGTTCTACTATTCTACAAACTTAGTAAATGCAGGAACTTCAACACAAACTACATTTAGAGATACAACAATCTCTAATACTTATGAAGCAAATAGAGATTATGTTTGTGCAAATGTAACCTCTGCAATTTATACTTACTTCGGTATTATTGATACTGTAATTTCTGGAGGAACTGCACCAGATAGAACTTTACCAGAAAAATCTTTTGAGGATAATGGAACTAAGTTTGTTACTTTTGCAAGAAACTTCTTAGATCTTCCTATTATTGAAGCGTCTCCATACATCTTTAACTCTTCAGTAATCTCGTTCCTTGGTGGATCTGGATGTGAGATTGACGGTGCTAAGGTTGCTGATCCTAACGTTATCAGACCTGGACTGCCACCACAAGGTAAGTCGATGGTTGCTGCTGCGTTCACGATCATCTCATTTGGCGGCACTGGTTATCGAGTCATCAACGATGGATACACTCAGTTGGTTTCGGTCTTCTGTATCTTTACTTATGATGGTTGTGTTGTTGAAAGTGGTGGATATGCATCCCTGACCAACTCAGCATCTAACTTTGGTATTTACTCACTGAGAGCAACTGGATTTAGAGTAGACCCTTACAACTTTGATGTTGGTAAAGTTGATGATGTTACTTTTGACCTCATTGGTACTCCAACATTTGATATTAGTCAATTGAATTCAGAACCAAGAGAGCACTATATTATTAAAGTTGATGGCATCAAACCCGTTCTGAGATCAGGCAATAATAATCCAGAATACTTTATTGATTCTGTTATTCAAGCAACCAATACTGATGCATTAGTACAAGCAGATGCTCAAATGCGTTTGATTGGTAATGAAAACAGATACACTGATGCTGCGGTTCTTATTGAGAATAATAAGAAGTACATTGCAGAAGAAGCATTCTATACTGTTCTGTATAGCAATGTATATTCATTCCAAGCAAATTATGCTAAGTGCATCAGAGATACTGAACTGATTGTTCAGGCAATTGCTGATGACATCAGAGATGACGGTAATGCATTTACTTGGGATGCTGGTAAATCATATATTGAAAATAGTGTCATTGCACACATTACTGGTTATGCTGCAGGAACAAAAGCAGTATTTGATCAGGCAACGGTTCTCTGTAAGTTAGCAATTAATAACCAACTTAAAGAGTTTGGAACTACTCTAACTGGAGCAGAAACAACTGCTGGATACTATGTTGCACAGTATACAACTGTAAAACCATACGTAGATCTTGCAGTAATTCATGATGTATCCTCACCTGCGGGTGAAGTAGGAACTGCTTCTGATCTGTATAGCACTTCTGATTGTGCTAACGTTCAGGCAGCAATCGATACCCTGAATACTCTGATTGATGAAATTCTTGATAACCCAACAGTTACAACTCCACTTCCATCTGGTGCAGAAAGAGATGATGGTGAGTTTATCCTTGATAACTCAACTCGTTATAAACTGATTAATCACCCAATTAATCTCCACAGACCATCTATTTGTAACTCGTCTTCTCACACGTGGGAATTCTCTGGTTCTGGTGTTGACTATAACGCTCTGCCACAAAATGGTGGTAAGAGAGGATCTGAAGATACCGCTGATTACGAACAGGTATCTCAACTTAACGGTCGTGTTTATGCATCAGGTACTGACGAACTCGGTAACTTTAAAGTTGGTTACTTTGCTAACATCGAAAACAGAACTGGTAACATCACCTTTGGTGGTACTGTTGAAATTGAAGAAGTTGCGTTCCTGAAGATTAAGGGTGGTGATATTGAAATTGTTGGTTTCTCTGGAGATGAGAAACTTGGTGATATTACCCTTGGTTCTACCGAACTGAATAGTGATAGAATTCTGGCAACTCAAGCATCAATTAGAGAATATATTACCAATAACTATGGTAACTACAAGAACAAACCATATGGCACAACACCATCTCCTGGTAACCTTGTACAGTTAGATTCTACTGGTAGAATTAATATTGACCAGATTCCAGCACTGAGACCATTTAATGTCTTTACTGTTGCAGATCTGGCAGCACGTCTTGCACTGGAAGGAGCACTTGCAGGTGACATTGCAATTCAGTTGGCACCAAACAATATCTCCTACATTCTGAACAATGATACCTATGCTCAAATTCTTGAGTTTACTCCAGACCCAACTTATACATTCTCAAATGGAGATGTTGTAAGTGGTACTCCCTCTAATGGACAAGGTACAGTTAATTACTATATTCATGGCGAAGTATCACCAAATGTAAGTGTTATTAGTGGTGGATCTGGTTATACCACAGCACCAACAGTTACAATTGGTATTCAGTATGCAAATAGCACTGGTTATAGTGCTGGTGCTCAAATTGCTGCCAACGGAAATCTGTATACAGTAACAGTTGCTGGCACTTCAAGTTCTTCTGGTGGTGGTCCAATTCATACATCAGGCACTGCTACTGATGGAACAGTAACCTTTGAGTATGCTGGAACTGCGGCAACTGCCACAGCACAAATTGATAATAATCGTGTTTCTGTTATCACGGTAACGAATAGAGGTTCTGGTTATACAACTGCACCTTCAATTATATTTGATAATACTGGAACTGGCGGTGCTGGCGCAAACGCATCTTTAGTCATTAGAAGTAGATTAGAACTCATTCTCATTGGTAATATTAAATTTGCAGTTGCAGATGATATCCAAGATTTTAGTGGTACACCTCAAACTGTAGCAATTACTAATGTAGTTAATACTTCTGGTCAACTTGATTCAAACTGGGTTCAGTTGACTTCTACTAATATTGACGCTGGTTCTATTACCACTGGTGTCATTAATCCAGCAAGATTAGCAAACATTACTTCTAATTATCCAGCAAGTTCTAATACTTACCTGAGAGGTGATTCTAAGTTCGTTCCTGTTGTTTCTTCTATCAGAAAGAATTCTGCAGAGACACCACTTGTTATCAGTTCTTCAAACCAAAGAAGTACATATATTGGATCTGTTGAAATTATCGACGGTGGTGAAAATTATGGTATTTCTACTTTGGGTGGAGGAACTGGAACTTTACAATCTCAACAAGTAGTTGGTGGAGCAGGAGAAGGATTCCTTGCCGACTTCACAGTTAGTGATGGTGCTGTTAAGAGTATTGCAGTCACCAACGGTGGTACTGGTTATCGCCTTGTTGTTGACGAAAACGTTACTCCAGTTGTATTTGCTGAAGAACCACCAACGGTCATTTTTAAAGATAATAATGGTGCTGTTCTGGTTAACGTTGTTGCAAAAGCAGTTACGACTAATGGTTCAGTTACCGAGATTAGAATTCTTGATGGTGGTAGTGGATTCACTTCTGCACCTAACATCGAATTCACTGGTGTTGGTAACAGTGCTGCTGCTACAGCAACTATTGCAGATGGTGTAATTTCAAGAGTTGCTGTTGTAGAAGGAGGTCTAAATTATAACGCTGACTTCTCTATTTCAACACTACCTGCATCAATCACAAATCCAAATGGAGATGATGATGCAGATCTGGAAGCAAAGGTTGCAGAGACATCTAAGATCTTTAATGATATTACAATTGACATCAAACGTGGTGACAACTTAACCATTGCTGGTGATGACTTTAGTAACCTTGGTGTTTGGAGATTCTATAAAGAGCAATGGAATTTCGGACCTGATGGTGCATTGACACTCAAAGAGGGTGCAGGGTCTGGTCTGGATGCTGACCAACTCGATGGTGAAGATAAAGAGTTCTATACAGACGCATCTAACATTGATGCTGGTACTCTTGGTCCTGACTACCTTTCTGGCGAATATATCATTGACATTACGGGTCAATCAGGTACTGCACTGAATCTTACAATTTCTGACGTTAGACAGCAAACTCTTGCACCATCTAACGCACCACTTGGAACATCAGCAGCATGGAAGAAGAATGCCGATGATGGTTTGTTAGACGGCGGAACTGACCATACCAAGTACACAACTAGAAGAGGTATTGGTACTGGAACTACATTTGATGGTTATGCAATTACTCAGTTTGCATTTACCGATAATAACAACCAATGGATTCGTGGTCATGGTGGAAACTTTGTTGGATCCATTGCAATTTCTAAAGCAGGTAACGGTTACACTCCTGGTCAATACAAATCAGTAGAACTTGGTGGTGGTGAAGGTCATGGTCTTAAGGCAGATATTACCGTTGGAAGCAATGGGCAAATTACTAATGTAACCATTGTTGATACTGGTTATGGATATAATGAAACTGGTAATGCACCAGGAACATTTACATGTGTACTTCCACAAAACATCTTTGGTGTTGATAATGGTCGTCAATATGACTCTGGTTACATTCGCTGGTCTTCAGGTGCTAATTATAATATTGGTGATAAGGTATTTGTTGCTGAAACCATTGGATTTGGTAGATTGTATGATGTAGTTACCGCTGGTACTGCAGGAACTCAAGAACCAACTCATACTAGTGGTTCTGCACAAGCAACTAGTGGTACTGCAGTATTTGATTATGCAGGATCTCTTTCTGCTGAACTGACTGCAACTCTCGCATCGGTTAACGCAAACCAGTGGAGTTCTTGGTATAAGTTATGGTCCAGTGGTAATGATGGTGTTGGATCAACTCTCGATGCTGCATTCTTAAGAGGTAAGTCAGATACATTCTTAAGATCTGGCACAAATATGAATTATGGTTACCTGAGCAACAGAAGGATGCCAGGCAATCTTTCACCAAAATCAATTACTGATTCTCTGAGAATTACTAGATTTGATCCTCAAGTTCAAATCAATACTGGTGTTATCTATGAATTCACTGTAGATAATCTCCTGTTTACATATGATGACTTCCAAATGCTTGATACTGGTGGATCAAGTGCAAACTTAAATGGTGATACATTCTTCACAGTAAACCTCTACACTGACAATAACGTCAACCAAGGTACAGTCAATGTCCTAAAAGTTACTCCAGAATACGAAGCAGATTATGTTTGGGAGTTTGGTTATAGCAATGTAACTGCAGTTGACTTTGATCCAGAAACATTATACTCACAAGGTCAATTAGTATATACTATCATTGCTGGTACTCTGGGTGAAGATGTATACCTCTATGAGGTAACTACTGCTGGTGAATCTGGAACCGTTTCTCTGAATCACACAAGTGGTACAGTAACTAATGGTACTGCTGACTTCAGATTTGTATCTAGAGGTATTCCACCTAGCAGAGAAGTTCAGTATAATAACAACATTTATACTACAGTTGATTTCATCAGAACTCCAACTGTATATGACAATAACTTAGTTCTGGGTGTTGGTACTTTAGTACTTGCTAACCAAAATCTTTATGAGGTAACCACTGCTGGTACGACTTCAGCATCTGGCAATGGTCCATCACATACAACTGGTGCTGCAACTGATGGTAGCGTTGGGTTTACATATGTAAGTCCAAGACCAAACATTATTCCAATTCATGGTCCAGATGAAGGAACTCAAAATGGAGTATTTTGGTCAAGAGCATCTCAACTGTCACATACAAAAGTACAAGCAGAACTTATCTCTGGTGTTCTTAATGAAACTGTTACCAAGTTTGGTACTGCAGTAGAACCAGCAACTTACTTCCCAATTGCTGACTTTGGTATTACTTCTGTAGATGATTATTCTATTGATAAGCACAAACTCTATGCAGATGGTTCTGGTAATCCAGTAATTACTTTAGGTAATGAAGCAGAGGCAACTAGTGGTCAGATTAGATTCTTAACCAGCGGTAATGCATTCACACTTCCAAATGGTGATCCTAATCTTAATGGTTACGATGTAAGAATTCTTGCATCTGGCGGTACATCTACTGTTGGAACTGGTACTATTAACTTCCAAGCAAATGCCGCTCAAGTTAATGGTAATAACATCTGGCACGCAGGTAACATTACCTTTGGTGTTGGTATTGATACAGTCAACGCTGCATATGATACAGCAGCAAATAGTAAGGGTGTAATTAGAGATTCAAATGGTGACATTGGATTTAGAAATGCATATGGTGATCTGATTGGTTCTGCATCTGAGAACTTACCACTCTCTGGTGGTACTCTAACTGGTCAGTTGAAGCAGCAAGTTACTGATTCAACCGCATGGTCTGCAAGTATTAGTGGTCAATATGCATATGAACCATATCCACAAGAACTTGCAGTATACAATACTGAGGCAGGAAACTCTTCAACGTTTGCTGGTCTGTGGTTACAAGCAGGTAGAGCGGCTGATGGCGCAAGAATCTCCTCTGCACGAATTGCTGCAGTTAAGGCAGGTGATTATCAAACTGACTTAGTATTTGGTGTACGCAATAGTGATTTCTATGAGAGAGTTAGAATCCGCTATAACGGTAATGTCGGTATCGGCGTCACTGCTGCAAACATTGGTTCTAAACTGACTGTTAACGCAACTGGTGGTGGAGGTTATGCTACTGCTGCCTCAGCAGCAGGTATTCTCTTTAAGAACTTTGATACTGATGCTGGTTATCCATCACTCTTGACTATTGATAATGCGTTTGACAGAGACATTGGTATGGGTCTTGCACGTCAAGGTCAAGTTAAGTGGACCATTTGGAATGATGCTAATATCACTCCAAACGATATTCTCAGAATCACCAATCATGCTGGTGATAATGTATTCAGCATGTATCAAAGATCTGATGCTGCTGATGTAACAACATCAAGAGTTGGTATGTACACTGGACTTAATGTTCCAACACATACTCTGACAATCAATGGTACTTTCTCTGCTAAGAGCAAGTCCTTCCTTATCGATCACCCAACTAAGGAAAATTACAAACTTCAGCATGGTTCACTTGAGGGTCCTGAGCATGGTGTATACGTCAGAGGACGTGTCACAGATGGTGTAATTACATTACCAGATTACTGGTTACAACTTGTTGATGAAGACACCATTACAGTTCAGCTGACTGCAATTGGTGACTCTGGCAATCGCTGGGTAATTGATGTCGCTGATAATACAATCACGACTGGTGGCGGGGCGGCGTTCTACTTTGTACAGGCAGAACGTAAGGATGTTCCTAAGATGGAAGTAGAAATGGAAATCAAGGAGGTTCAGGAATGACAACTAAATACGGTCCCAATATCATCTACGATGGGATCGTAGATGTATATGAATCAAATGATGGGGTGGGTATTAATTCACTTGCCCCAAGTAGGGGTTCTGTAGGAAATTGGCAAGTTAATAATTTTACTGCGGCAACTGGACCCGTAGGATTTAACTATGTACAAAGTGATACCAATTCTACTGGGCAAGGAACATCTCATCTAATTTCCCCGATTAACGATAGATTATATACTGGTTCTATTACTTTTCTATTATGGATGAATATAAATAATCTTCCATTAAGTGTTAATGCTAATAATAATTGGAGAGGACTTATTTGCACCGCTGGGGGTGGAACTGCAGGATCTCCCCTTACATGTGTATTAGAACAGAGTAATGTATTAAATTATTCTACAACTCACACAGATAGATATAGAAGATATATCAATGGAAACTTTGCTCCTGTAGGTGTTCCAGCAGATGGATGGAATATGTACACATATACTTATGATCAAGCAACTGGAATTGCAACTGCCTACAGAAATGAAACTCAGATTATTACTGGACCACAAACAGAAGGTGGTGGCGCTAATCCAACAACACCAGGATTAGGACTATCTTATGGAAATTATAGCACTAGTGGATTCAGAGTATTTGGGGGCACTCAAAACGATGGATCATTAGGTGGCAATGGTCCATGCCCTGGATTTTTAGGAAGTGTTTACATTTATAATAGGGCACTTTCTGGTGATGAAAATACTCTGATGTTCAATAACTTAAAAGGAAGGTATGGATTATGACCGCATATCATGGACCCCATATTCCGTTAAGAGAATTAAAAATTCTTCTTGACGCAAACAATAATTCTAGTTTTCCTGGGACTGGATCTACAGTATTTGATTTAAGTGGTAATCAAAATAACTATACTATTGTTGGAACTGTTCCAAGAATCACACAATCAAATTATTTGTATTGGGACTTTGGTGGTAATGACAATGGAGATGCTACACCAAGATCGTATAATGCTCCGTTAGGATTTCAGTCACCAACAAATATGGACTCAATGGGTCTTACTAGAACTGGAAGTTTTTCGATTTCTTTTTGGTATACTCATGATGGTGCTGGCGGTCAAATTAGTTTAGTTGCTAATGCTGGTAGTGCAGATGGATTTAGATTTGGACCTTCTAGTGGAGGTTACTATTGGTTGATGGGTCTTGATTATCGGGAAGGAGTTGCATTTAGTAATGCTGGAACTGGTGATGGAAACTGGCATTTAGCAACTGGAGTGTTTGATCGTGGCAATGAATATGGTAATGGTCCAACATTATACATTTATCATGATGGCGAATTATTAGGTGATGTTGGTGCATTTGGGGCACAAGTACAAATGCAAGCATCTCCACCAAATATTTGTAGAAACCCATGCTGTCTTCGTTTTGATGGAAAATTAAATTCTTTCTTTTGGCATGATACTGCACTAAATGCTAGAGAGTGTAAGTTGCTGTATGATGCATATGCTCCTCGCTTTACATAATATAAATACTCTTTAGGAAAAGGTCTCCAACTCTAATGGCAAATACTGATAAGGATATTTTAATAACTCCTAATGTAGGAGAAGCAGACGAACCCAAAATTGATTTTGTGGGATTTGATAATAATCCAATCACACTTAAGGTTGCGGATGATAATGCAATATCCTTTAGTGCATCTTTGGGACAAATTCTCACATTAGATACCAACACTACTTCTGGAGATTCTTTAGTAGGAAATGATATTTCTGGTATTCCAGTTATTGCAGCAGGACTTGATGGAACTGCTAAATTAAACCCCTTTGGTGGTAAAACTGCTGTTGGTGGATCTACCGCAATTGCAAGATTGCATATTCATCAAGACACATTTAATCCAAATTCACCAACCCTTGCATTTCCAAATGCTGCAAATCCAAGATACTCTGCTGGATTTGGATCTCAATACATTAATGGTATTGGTCAAAGATTAGATATTTTTGCTGGAGATTCTACAGATAATAATACTAATTTAGGATCCGACGCAGTTGTAATGTCAGTTCGCTCTGATAAGAGAGTTGGCATTAAAACAACATCACCAAATTCACCTCTCGATATTGTAACCCTTGACAGTGGAGTAGATGCAAACCAACCAGAGCAGGGTCCAGAATTAAGATCCAGCAATGGTGAATATCGCTGGAGATTTACAACTCAAACAGATTCCAACTATTGGTATTTTAAATGGAAAGTTCCAGGTAATCAATCAGGTGGTACTCAAGATGCTCTTTGGATGCGTTCAAGATCTGATAAGATTGGTCCTGAACAGTGGAGATTTAGAGCATATGGTAGGAACTATGATAGTTCTACAGAACAATTAAGAGATATTTTCTATCTTGATAGTTACAGAGCTGCCATCAATCTTACTAGTGGTTTTGATGGTTATGCAAAACTTGATGTAAATGGTCCTACCAGATTCCGCAGCAATGTTGGTATCATGTACTGGGGTCCTGCAACTTCCCACATGATTCGTGGTTATTGGCAGTTGGACTACAGAAACTCTGGTTGGTCCCTGATGTATCTGTTAGGTTACTATAATAACCGCCAGATGCACTCTTGGCGTACTCAGTATGTAACTAGAAACCTTGCATACTACAGAAACTGGAGTAGATACTTTGAGGCAACCTCAGGTTCTACTCAAGGTGGTAGACCAATTTACTATACAAACATTGCTTCTGTTACAACAGGTGAGGGTGTAAACACTAGTGACTCTAAGATTGTTTCTCAAGATGTATTAAAGCAGTATGGTCCTATTGGGGCAAACTATGACGATGATGGATATAGAATTATTTCTATTAGCATTCCAAATTACAATAGAACTGCAACGGAAGTTCTTGATGAAAATGGTGTTGGAACTGGAGTATTTACTTTTAATAATGTAGGCGTTAACTGTACCTTTACTATTGAGGAAACTACTGCAAACTCCATGAGTGGAAATGCAGAAGGTCACAAATTCATGTATAACCAGGGTCTCACTATGGTGAACACTGGTCTTGGTACAGCAGCAGGCGGAACCAATGGTGGAGAGGGTGACACTAATTGGTCTCAATCTGGTACATTCAATAGAAACTTAAACTGCTATAGACCAAATAGCAGTGATACCAATCCCTACCCAAATACGATTTTGATGCGAATCAATAATCCTGGTTGGGAACAACTTGCCGCAACTCAAACTCCAACTTCTGCAGGAACTTATAACTTTGCAACAGAAGCAGGAGGAACACCAGATACAACTTACGTTCACAATTGCCCAACAAATGCAAGAGTAAAGGGTCGTTGGAATCGACTTGGACTGTTTAACACTGGCACTGGTGCAAACACCGCTCTTGATGTTGGTTGGAACGATAGATTTACTGCATACTATTTGCCACCACAAGGAACTGCACTGCCTTATTCGACAACCGTTCCTGCTAATGGTGCAGGTTCAGGTGAGCGTGGTAAAGCACTCTATGTAGATACTACAAGATCTTCTTCTTATAATATTACTAACGTTGGTCAAATTGGTGTTTATTCTGACTTCTCAATGAGTTGGCAGAATCGCCCTGGTGAACTTTATGTTGCAAACGGATATCAACAAGATGCATTCTTAGATAGTATCTACGCTTCACTCAACTACGCATATTGCAGACAAGGTTATCTTGATAAGAGAAACTATGCAAATGCTTATGTTGGATATGGAGAAGGTAACAGAGGTCTTGCATTTAATATTGCTGGTGGTAGATGGGTAAGTGCCCGTGGTGTTCAGGCATACTGCAGAAACTACCGTAATGGTAGAATGGATTATGCATATAACTTCTCCAGTGATTTCTACAATGGATTGAATGCTAATAGTTCTGGTCCAGGATATGTTGCAGATGCTAGAGGTATCTACAACTATTTGGACACCAGATATGGTTCTAGAACAAACTCTAAGTTTGGTATTTACACTTATAATAGAATTGGTGTTAATGCTGAAGAAAGAGTAAATGGAACTACAGTAAACAACTCTTATGGTGCTTACCTCTATACCAGAATGGATGGTGGTAACTGCTATAATATGAGAGGTCTCTATGTTAACTTTGACATTAGAGGACTTACTTTCTCAGTAGGATCCTTAGACAGTGCTGGTAATAATCCAACTAACTTGTCTTATCGTTATGGCATTTACTGTAGAAATGAAGATCAGAACTACTTCTCTGGTCGTGTTGGTATCGGTACAAACCCAGCATCTGGTATTAACTTGGATGTCACGGGTGAGATGCGTTGCCCAACAATTACCACTAACACTATTAGATTCCGCCAGACAGGTTATGGTACAAACTCTGACCCATACGGTTTCAGATTTGTAACTCCATCTTATAACGTATCAAGATTAGAACTTCATCTGAATGATGATAGTAATGAAGAATTTGCTATCTATGGTTACTCCTGTTCTGGATACAGTTGTGGTGAGTGGTCAGGTAATCTTTATCACTACTTCAGATCAAATGGTGATGCATTCCACTCTGGAACTCTAACCAAAGGATCTGGTACATTCCGTATTCCACACCCACTGCCTGAACTAACAGAAACCAAAGATCTGGTTCACTCATTTGTTGAGGGTCCACGTCCTGATCTGATTTATAGAGATAAGGTTGCACTTGTTGGTGGAACTGCTACTGTTGACATTGACGTTGCAGTTGGAATGACCCCAGGCACATGGCAACATCTCTGTAGAGATCCTCAAGTATTTGTTGTCAATAACCAAGGATGGACATCAGTTCGTGCTACAGTCACTGCAGCAGGTATTGTTACTATCGAAGCACAAGATCCTGCATGTACTGACACCATCGATTGGATGGTTGTTGCAGAGCGTCAGGATGCTAAGATTAGAGAAGCAAACTGGACTGATGATGAAGGTAGAACAATTCTTGAACCAGATAGACATCGCCGTCCTGGAGATGATTATCCAACATATGAAGCGTTCCTTGCTGAAGAACCTGAGAACAAGTCCAGCATGTTTGATGGTCAAGCAGCACCATCAGAGGAGATTGATGAACCAGATCATTGATGTATAAATAATAGAGTCATGACCAATATACAATTTTATAGGAGGATCCAATGACAATTGACGAAATGATTCAACGTTTTGAAAAGAATCTCAAAGAACTCGTAGATGAGATTCGTGAACTGGATGCAGGACTTGTATCTAAGAAGGAAGAATTCTTTAGATTGCAAGGTGCTATTGAAGGTTTGCGTATGGCAAAGACCGATAACGGTGGAGATCAACCTCTGAATTCAGGGCAAGAAGAACTGATCTCGCAACACGTCGAAGGTTGATAAAATGGTCCTCTACTAAATAAAGTAGAGGACTTTTTTTATGCGTATAAATGGCGCAACCAACAAGTAGAGCAGAATTAAAAGAATATTGTCTTAGAAGATTAGGCAAACCAATTCTGGAAATCAACGTCGATGATGACCAGATTGATGATCTAATTGATGATGCAATTCAAATGTTCCAAGAACGTCATTTCAATGGTGTCGAAAGGATGTTCTTGAAGCATCAGTTTACTGCTGATGATGTAACACGGTTTACTGAAAGCAACGAAACCACTACTGTAGGATCTACAGATTGGTTGGCACGAAATAATTACTTAGATATTCCACCTCAAGTACTGGGTGTTAATCAAGTTTTTGGAATCAAAGGTAGCAATATTAGAAGCAACCTCTTTGGATTAGAGTATCAATTATTTTTAAATGATCTTTATCAATTTGGATCTGTTGATATTTTAAGTTACTACATGGTTAAGTCATATCTAGAGACCTTAGATATGGTTTTAAACAATGGTAGTTTTATTCCGTTTAGATTCAATCAAAGACAAGATCGTTTGTTTATTGACACTGCTACAGATTTTGTAGATGAAGGTGCTTTTGTAATTATTGATTGTTATCGATTGCTTGACCCAACTTCATATACTCAAATTTATAATGACCAATTCTTAAAAAGATACTGCACCTCACTCATTAAAAAGCAGTGGGGTCAAAACTTAATCAAATTCCAGGGGGCACAACTTCCTGGTGGAATTACAATGAACGGTAGACAACTTTATGACGATGCTGTTGCAGAACTTGAAAAGATTGAATCGGAAATGGCATCAACATACGAACTTCCACCAATGGATATGATCGGATAAGATGGCAAAAACTACTTACTTTACACACGGTACTAGGAATGAACAAATCCTTCAGCAATCGCTGGTGGATGAGTTTATCAAAATGTTTAGTTTAGATATTCTTTATATTCCTAGAAAACTTATTGCTAAAGATAATATCTTAAATGAAGAAATTATTTCAGAATTTGATGATTCATTTTTAACATATGCCTACTTGGAAAATAATGAAGGATTCCAAGGTGCTGGTGATATCCTAACAAAATTTGGCATTAGATCAACAGATGAAATCACTCTTACATTATCTAAGCAGATGTTTGATGATTTTATTGCTGTGCAAATGACAGGAGCAGATAACATCATGGTTGGTTCTAGACCACAAGAAGGTGATCTAATATACTTCCCACTGACCTCAAATTTATTTGAAGTTAAGTTTGTAGAACATGAAGTACCTTTTTATCAATTTGGTAAGTTATTTACTTATCAATTAAAATGTGAACTTTATGAGTATGCCAACGAAACCGCTGGTAGTGATATCTTTGAAACTCAAGAAGATGATGGATTTATTGTTAAATTCTATTATGATAGGGAGACCATTAGTGGTGAACCACAACTTGGTGAAATGGTTGAAGGATCTGTTAATGGGATCAAAGCAATGGTTAACCAATGGGATCCTGATGAAGCATTTGTAGAACTGAGAGCATTTACATCATCTTCTGCATCTTCGACATATCTAGTTGGAGAAACTTTAACTGGAGAGGTTACTGGTTTCTCTATAAATATTACTAGCTTTGATGAACTTGATATGAAGGATGCATATGCAGATAACATTGAGTTTGAAAATCTAGGCGATGGAATTTTAGATTTCACTGAAGTAAACCCATTTGGAGAATTTGGAAATAGGAGTTAATTATGTTAGGAGAATTTAGTTACAATCAAATTATAAGAAAAGCAGTTATCGGGTTTGGTACGCTTTTCAATAATATTGAAATTCGTAAGTTTCATGATGATGGAACAGTATATCAAAGAATGAAAGTTCCTTTGGCATATGGTCCTCGTCAGAAATTTCTTGCTCGTTTAACGGAGCAACCTGAACTTGGAAGACCAAATGCTATTACTCTTCCTCGTCTTGCATTTGAAATGACTGGGATGAATTATGATCCAACCAGAAAGCAGAGTCCTGTTCAGTATTGTTTGACCAATGAGGACAATGAGGGTGTAAAGAAAACTTATGTTCCTGTTCCATACAATCTTGAATTTGAACTTAATATTCTTAGCAAAACTCAAGATGATTGTTTGCAAATTGTAGAACAAATTGTTCCATACTTTCAACCATCCTTTAATCTTTCAATGAGATTAGTCGATGAAGCAAACATTAGAAAAGATGTTCCCATTGTATTGAATAGTATTTTCTTTGATGATTCATATGAAGGAGATTTCTCAACCAGAAGATCTCTGGTATACACTTTAAGATTTACAATTAAAACTTATATTTACGGTCCTACATCTGATACTGGACTTATCAAAAAAGCAATTACAAAAGATTATACTACAACTGATCTGAATATTGCAAGTAGATATAGACAATATGAAGTCACTCCTAAAGCAAAAGAAGATAAGAACAGCGACAACGTTGTTGATGCACTTGATGATGCTCTTCTGGTATCTGGCGATGACTTTGGATTCAATGAAACTACATCTTATTTTGAAGACGTATGAATGATAACTACGATGGGATTGAAGATGCACTAAATGTAGAAGCAGATATTGTTCCTACAGAAGAAACCCTAAAACCAAAGAAAAGAACAGAGCGTATTATTGATATCGATAAGGATATCAAAAAAGATTACGACTATTCTAGGGGTCAACTCTATGACATCATTGAGAAGGGTCAGGAGGCGCTCTCAGGCATCTTAGACGTGGCAAATAACACAGATCACCCTAGAGCATATGAAGTCGCTGGACAGTTAGTTAAGAGCGTTTCTGACGCCACTGAGAAACTGATTGCCTTACAGCAGAAGATGCAGGATCTTGAAGAAGGTCCTAAGTCCAAGCAGAAGGTTACCAACAACAATGCTTTGTTTGTTGGATCAACTGCAGAGTTGTCCAAACTCATTAAACAAGGTCTCTTAGATAATAAATAATAATAAAACTTAGTACGATGATCCTCAAGTCAAAAGGGGTATCTGTAGATATCCAAGCAGCAGCAAATTTAGTTGGAGATGCAACTATTGTATCTGTAATTAATACTAATACTGTTCCTGTTCTTATTGTTAACAGCAACGGCAATAATCTGTGGATTGCTGCTGGAGAAAGAGTACTCATCAAAAAAGAGTATGACGAAACTCTTCAGGCAACCACAGGTGCCACTGCTGAAGTTTGGGCAACCCCAGTAGGATATTTCGCATGAGTTACTTTAATTGGGACGACAACTTTAGACAGAATGTTGCCATGGGTAAAGTCCGTGGAGCATCTACTGTTCATAAGTTTGGTGCTGTGCCAGCGATGTCACAGAACCAGGACGGAACTATTTGGGATGTAAATGATACTCTGTATCCATGGAGTGCTTTTGATCCTGGCGCTGCTAATCTGGTAGTGGCACACAGCAATGGTGGTGATGATGGTAAAACACTCACTATCATTGGATTAGATGCTGACTACAATGAACTTACTGAAGAAATTAATACTGGAACTAATCCTGGAACAGTAACTACAACCAATCAATTTATTAGAGTTTTTAGAGCATACACTGGAACTCCTCTTGTTGGTAACATTGAGATTAAAGTTGGTACTACAGTTGTCGCTAAAATTTTAGAGAACCGTCAGCAAACTCAAATGGCAGTTTATACTGTTCCTGCTGGCAAAACTGGATATCTCTACAGAGGTGTTTGCACAGCACAAGCATCAGCAGATGGTAGTGGTGATATGTATATTCGTTATGGTGGCGAGGACGCTTTCAGAATTGCTCATTCATTTGAGGTTGCTGGTGTAGGTGGTCAGTATGATTACGACTTCTCATTCCCACAGCGTATCCCAGAGAAATCTGATATTGATGTTCGTATGACTACTCGTTCAAACAACGGTCGTTATACAGCAGCATTTGACCTTTTATTACTAAAGGAGTCCTAATATGTTAACATTTAAAGAATTTTGTAACTTAGAAGAAGGTGCAGCATGGACAAAGAAATCTGGTCAGAACAAAGAAGGTGGACTCAACGAGAAGGGCAGGAAGTCCTACGAGAGGGAGAACCCTGGGAGCGACTTGAAAGCACCCAGCAAGGAGAAGGGAAACAAGAGAAGAAAGTCCTTCTGTGCTCGAATGCGTGGGATGAAGAAAAAACTTACAAGTAAGAAAACTGCTAGTGATCCAAATTCAAGAATAAATAAATCATTGAGAGCTTGGGATTGTTAATTTATGACTTCTGATGAAAAATATAAACTCTGTACAGAGTGTGAACATTTTAAAGAAAAAACAAAACAATGTAAACTGTGTGGTTGTTTTATGCCACTGAAAACACTTCTACCTGGCATGAGGTGCCCCGATACACCCCCTAAATGGTAATGACTAAATTAAAACAAACTGAAATTTATCTTGGTAACCCGAATCTAAAAAAAGTTGGCGTTCCTATCAACTTTACCCAAGAGCAGATTCAGGAGTATTTAAAGTGTAAAGCGGATCCAGTTTACTTTGCTAGAAACTATTGCAAAATTGTCTCCCTGGATGAAGGTCTCGTTCCCTTCAAATTATATGATTTCCAGGAAGACATGGTTCGCCGCTTCCACAACAACAGATTTAATATTGCAAAGTTGCCACGACAGACAGGTAAGTCAACCACTGTTGTAGCATATCTTATGCACTATGCTTTGTTCAATGATAACGTTAACATTGGTATCCTAGCAAACAAAGCACCAACTGCGAGAGAACTTCTCGGAAGGTTACAACTTGCATACGAGAACTTGCCAACATGGTTGCAGCAGGGTATCATTGCATGGAACAAAGGATCTATGGAGCTTGAAAATGGCAGTAAGATATTGGCATCTTCTACATCTGCAAGTGCTGTCCGAGGTATGTCGTTTAACATCATCTTCCTCGATGAGTTTGCGTTCATTCCAAACCATATTGCAGAGCAATTCTTTTCCTCTGTTTATCCTACTATTTCTTCTGGTAAAAGCACAAAAGTCATCATCATCTCAACACCAAACGGGATGAACATGTTCTACAAGTTATGGCATGATGCCGAACTTGGTAGAAACGAATATGTCACGACAGAAGTTCACTGGTCACAAGTTCCAGGTCGTGATGATGCATGGAAAGAACAAACGATTGCTAACACATCTCTAAGACAGTTCACACAAGAGTTTGAGTGTGAGTTCTTAGGATCTGTTGACACACTAATCTCTGCTGCAAAGTTGAGATCCATGTCATATGATGAACCAATCTCAAGCAGCAAAGGATTAAAAATATACGAGAATCCTATTCCAGAGCATGAGTATCTCATGACGGTTGACGTGTCTCGTGGAACTAATAATGACTACTCTGCTTTCATTTTATATGATATTACCACTGTACCATATAAAGTGGTAGGTGTCTATAGGAACAATGATATTAAACCAATGTTGTTCCCAAACATTATTCATCAGGTTGCTATTAATTACAATAAAGCATTTATCTTGGTTGAGGTAAATGATATTGGAGATCAGGTAGCATCAATCTTACAGTATGATCTTGAGAACGAGAATCTTCTCATGTGTGCTATGAGGGGTCGTGCTGGTCAATTGGTTGGTCAGGGATTCTCTGGATCTAAAACACAACTTGGAGTCAAGACCAGTACAACAGTTAAGAAAATTGGTTGCTCTAACCTCAAACAATTGATTGAAGCAGATAAACTGCTTATCAATGATTATGAAATCATATCAGAACTAACCACATTTATTCAAAAGAAACAGTCCTTTGAAGCAGAGGAAGGATGTAATGATGACCTTGCAATGTGTCTGGTTATCTTTGCTTGGTTGGTTGCTCAAGATTATTTCAAAGAGATGACGGACAATGACGTTCGCAAAAGATTGTATGAAGAGCAGAAGAATCAAATTGATCAAGACATGGCACCGTTTGGATTTATTGATGATGGTCTAACTGACTACGAATCAATTGATAGTGATGGTAATGTTTGGTATATGGCAGAAAATGGTAATGGATATTTCCAAGGTGAAACTAGTGAGTATGGAGATTTAAATTATATGTGGGAGTACAGATGATGGAATTTGATGAAGAGTTTGATCTGGGACATTTACTCTTCAATGAAAGAAAATGTAGAGCATGTGGTGTAGAAAAAGATTTGCTTACTGATTTTTATTTGGTTCGTAAAAACAAAAAAGGATTCCCATCTGCATATTCATATGAGTGCAAACAATGCACAAAAAAACGAATACTCAATGCTAGAAAAGCGGACAGTGGTAGGTGGGAATACCCTGACTGGTAGTGTGTTCATGCATTGTTTCCCCATTTGAAAGTGCCGAAATAATAAATAATCTTAGACAATTCGACATATTTGTTAGGAGACACAGATGGCAACTTTACGCTCACCAGGCGTTGTTATTAGAGAAAAGGATCTTACAAACGGAAGGGCAAGTATTGCAAACGCAAACGTCGCTGCTTTTGTTGGTCCTTTTGCAAAGGGCGAACTTGGATCACCAATTACCATCGATTCAGAAGCAGGTTTAATCTCTGCATTTGGTGAACCCAATCAGTACAATGCAGATTATTTTCTTTCTGCTGTTAACTATTTAAACTATGGCGGCACCCTTTCAGTTGTAAGAGCTGATGATGCCGACCTCAAAAACGCTGTAGCAAGACAGGGCAACTCTGTTTCTTCAGTAACAGTAACCAATGCACAAACAAATGGTAAGTATGTAATTGCTCCTGCAGTTACTTTTGCTGCTCCTCCTGCTGGCGGAACCCAAGCACAGGGAACTGCAGTTCTTGATGCAGAAGGAAGAGTTACTGCTATTGTTGTTACCCAATCTGGTAACGGTTATCAATCTGCTCCTGCTGTAACAATTGCTGCTGTTGGCGATACTTGCATTTTAAGTGCTGCACAAGGAAGCACCGCAACGGCAACTGCGTCTGGGGCAAACGTTGCTGCTGGTGCATTGACTGGAAACTTAACCGTTACTGACGGTGGTTCTGGTTATTCATCTGCACCAACTGTCACCGTAACTGGTGGTGGTGGAGACCCAGCAACTGTTGTTGCTACTCCAGTAATTACTAACGGTGTAGTTACTTCCATCTCAATCACTGGTGGAGAAAATTATACTTCTGCTCCAACAATCACACTTAGTGCTCCAACTGGACTCGAAGTTTCTGTTGTTTCTGGTGGTACAAATTATGATGACGAAGCAACTTATACATTGAACGTCAGTGGTGGTACTGCAAACACTCCATTCTCTGGCACTCTGGATGTAAGTCCTGCAGGTGTTGTAACTGGTGTCACTGTTACTAACTTTGGTGATTACACTGGATTCTCAAACTTAAACCCAGTTGAACCACCTCCTGGCGTAGTTGCAACAGCAACTTCAGCTATTTCTGCAGATCCAATCAAGATTGCTAATAACGAAGTTTATGAAGCATCCTATAGTGGAAACACTTCTGGTTGGTTGTATGCAGGTAGAACAGCAGGAACCTGGGCAAATGGACTGAGAGTTTGCACCGTTGACTACGGTCCTCAACAAACATTGACCCTTACTGCAGGTTCTCCTGGTACTGCTTCAAATATTGCATCTGGAGATTTTGTAAGTGTTGGTCAAAAGAAAGGAGAGGTTCTTGAAGTAGGAGCAAATGCTGCTGGTCAAACTCTGGTACATATTGTAATTTTAGATGTAGCAGATGACTCTTATGTTAACACACCATCTGCTGGTCAACTGTTTGCTGCTGCAGATTCAGTAACCATTGGTACTTCAGGAACTAGCGTTGTTGAAAGTGTATCCAATGGTGAAGAGTGGTACTTAGAGGCACGTCTCTATCCTGGTTCATCTGTTAAGTGGAATTCTGTTGCCGCAAGACCAAAAGCAACTGCAGACGGAGAAGAGTTCTATGGTTCTATGAATGTCTATGATGCAGTTCACGTTGCAATCGTTGACGTAGATGGAACTGTAAGTGGTGCTAAAGATACTGTTCTCGAAACTTTCAGATATGCTTCTAAAGCAACTGATGGTAGAGGAGCACAGGGCGGAGCAAACTTCTATAAGAGAATTGTTTCCGAAGGTTCTGCTTATGTTTATGCAGGAGACACTCTGTATGAATATCAAACAAAGACAGCGCCATTAGGATTTAAACCAAAAGGTACAAAATCATACGCTCTTGCAAATGGCGTAAACTACTCAAGCACTGGTAGTGGATATGAGGTTTCAGTTGGAGATCTGAACGCTGGATACGATATCTTTAGAGATGTAGAAAACATCACTATTGATTATATTCTGATGGGTCCTTCAGGTTTGACTGAAGAGGACACCAAATCAAAACTGAATAAGATTGCATCTATTGCTGCTGAGAGAAAGGACTGTATTGCATTCGGTTCTGCACATATTTCAAATATTGTTTCTGCTGACGGAACTCAAATCGCAAGTTCTCAAATTACTAGAAACCTGAAGGACTTCTTCTCAGATGTTGCTAGCAATTCATATCTTGTCATTGATGGAAATTACAAGTATGTTTATGATCGTTGGAACGACGTTTATAAGTATATTCCTTGCAATACCGACGTTGCTGGTCTTGTCGCAGATACTACTATTAGAAATGAAGCATGGTTCTCACCTGCTGGTTTCTCTAGAGGTGGTATCCGCAATCTGGCAAAACTTGCTTGGAATCCAGGCAAAGCAGATAGAGATGAACTCTATGCGAATAGAATCAATCCTATCGTAACCTTCCCAGGTCAAGGTGCAGTTCTCTTTGGTGATAAGACAGCACTGTCAACTCCATCGGCGTTTGATAGAATTAACGTTCGCAAACTGTTCCTTGTTGTTGAGAGAGCAATTGAGGAAGCAGCAAAAGCACAACTGTTTGAAATCAACGACGAAACCACAAGAGGTGTTTTCAGAGCAATCGTTGAACCATTCCTCCGCGATGTACAGTCAAGAAGAGGCATCACCGACTTCTTAGTTGTTTGCGACGAGACAAACAACACTGCAAACGTCATTGACAACAATGAATTTGTTGCAGAAATTTATATTCAACCTGCCCGTTCTATCAACTTCATTACTCTCACATTTACTGCTACTAGAACTGGTATCGACTTCTCTGAAGTCATCGCTAGATGATCATTGGTAGTTACTAAATAAACAACGGGAGAACTTAAAAAAATGGCAGCAACACGCAAAATCGAAGATTTTAAAAATACTTTAAGGGGCGGCGTCCGCCCCAACCTGTTCAACGTAGTTATCAATTTCCCTGGTGAAATTGTTACTGCTGTTGGCGGTAACACTTTGCAGGATCAATCTTCGTTCCTGTGCAGATCAGCACAACTTCCTGCTAGCACTCAGGGATTAATTGAAGTTCCTTTCAGAGGACGCTTCCTGAAGATCCCTGGTGATAGAACCTTTGAAGCATGGACAGCAACATTCTACAACACAAAAGATTTCAATCTCAGAAAAGCATTTGAGTTGTGGATTAACGCTGGTAACAAAACTGATGAAAACATTGGTACATTAGATTTTGGTGCAATCGGTGGAAACGGAAACTATTTCTGTGACATGATTGTTCAACAAAAAGCAAAGGATGCAACCACAGATGTACTTAGAGAGTACAGATTAGTTGGTGCTTGGCCAACTAATGTTGGTGCAATTAACCTTGCTTATGATAGCAACGATCAGATTGAAGAGTTTGACGTTGAGTTCCAATATCAGTATATGGATGTAGGCGGTAAGAACTTCTCTGTTGGAAGTGGCGACCTTACAAGTCAGTCCGTAGGTGCTTGATTTTAAATCGTCTAAATAGTAGCAACGGTTAATACTCTATATTTGGAATGGCGCAACTATTTGGATTTTCAATTAAAGATGAAGATCTCAAGAAGGGGGCGAGGGCAGCCACGTCCCCTGTTCCACCTACTGACAATGATGCATCATCCACCATTACTCCATATGGTGGATGGTTTGGTCATTATGTAGATCTTGATGATACTAAGAAGCGTGATGAGATCAATCTCATTAGACGCTATAGAGAAATGGCATTACAACCAGAAGTTGATAGTGCTATTGAAGATATTACAAACGAAGCAATTGTTACTGATCAAGATGATAGTCCAGTAGAATTAGAACTGTCTAATCTGGAAGTATCAGAATCAATTAAAAATAGAATGAGAGAAGAGTTTGATCATATCAAACGTCTTCTTGATTTTGATAAATCTGCTCATCAGATCTTTAGACGTTGGTACGTCGATGGCAGATTATTCTATCATAAAGTTATTGATTTAGAAGATCCATCTAAGGGTCTACTAGAACTCCGTTATATTGATCCTCTTAAAATTAAGAAGGTACGTCTGGTAGAAAAACCTCCAGTTGATGCAGATCAATTTAACAAGTATGACTACGGAAAAGTCACAGAGTTTTATGTATATAATGCCAAAGGAGTAAACAATACTAACCAAGGAATTAAAATTGCAAAGGATGCTATTTCACATGTAGCGTCTGGAATAACTGACCAGGGTAGAAACATGACCCTGAGTTATCTTCACAAAGCAATTAAATATCTCAACCAGTTGAGAATGCTTGAGGACAGCATTGTTATCTATCGTTTGTCAAGAGCACCTGAGCGTCGTATTTTCTATATTGACGTTGGCAATCTTCCTAAGATTAAAGCGGAACAATACCTGCGTGATGTGATGTCACGCTATAGAAATAAGATGGTATATGACTCCAATACTGGAGAGATCCGTGATGACAAAAAGCATATGAGTATGCTTGAAGATTTCTGGTTACCTCGTCGTGAAGGTGGTCGTGGTACAGAAATTACCACTCTGCCTGGCGGTCAGAATCTTGGAGAACTGACTGACATTAAGTATTTCCAAACTCAACTCTACAAAGCACTTGGCGTTCCTCCTTCAAGATTGGAGAGCGACAAGTCATTTGATCTCGGTAAATCAGAAGAGATCAATAGAGATGAGATTAAATTTACAAAGTTTGTCGGTCGTCTCCGTAAGAAGTTCTCTGATTTACTCCATGATCTTCTCAAAACTCAACTGATCCTCAAAGGTATCATTGCACCTGAAGATTGGGAAGAAATGAAAGAGCACATTCAGTATGATTATCTTTATGATAATCAGTTTGCTGAAATGGCACAACTGGAGATGCTTCAAACCAAAATGGATGTTCTGGATAAACTAGATCTCTATGTTGGTAAATACTTCTCTCAAGAATATGTAATGCGTCAACTGCTGCAGTTTACTGAGCAAGAAATTGAAGAAATGAGAGAGCAGATAAATAATGAGATTAAGGCGGGTCAAGTTATTGATCCTCTTGATACGGTTGCTCAAGAAAAGCAATCCGCTGAACTGGATATGGAAACTAAGAAGGTTCAGATTGACCAAATGAAAAATCCTCCTGCACCTAAAACGTCAGGAAATTCAAACACTAAATAATAGAGGTTAGATCATGGAACCAACCAAAATTGTTGATATGATTATGAAGGATCAACTTTCTGATGCTTCTGATGCTGTGAAAGATATGATTATGAACAAAGCAGCGCAAATCCTTACTCTTGAAAAAGAAAAGGTTGGCGCTAACATGTTCAACCATTTAGAAAACGAACCCGAACAGACCGAAGATGAAACTGATCACGGAACAGATTGAAGCAGTAGAATTTCTCATTGAAGAAAATGGTTCTAAAAAGAATCACTTCATTGAGGGTATCTTCTTGCAATCTGACATTAAAAATAGAAATGGAAGAGTGTATCCAATGAACGTTCTTGAAAAAGAAGTTCAAAGATATACTGAATCTTACATTTCTAAAGATCGTGCTCTCGGTGAACTTGGTCACCCTGAAGGTCCGACTGTAAACTTAGATCGCGTATCTCATAAAATTGTTTCTCTTCAAAAAGAAGGATCTAATTTTATTGGGAAAGCAAAAATTCTCGATACCCCTATGGGTAAGATTGCAAAATCTTTAATCGATGAAGGAGTTAAGTTAGGAGTTTCGTCCAGAGGAGTTGGTTCGCTTCAAGAAAAAAGCGGAGTAAATTATGTCCGTGATGATTTCATGCTTGCAACTGCTGCTGATATTGTAGCAGATCCTTCTGCACCTGATGCTTTTGTTGAAGGTATTATGGAAGGAAAAGAATGGGTATGGAACAATGGCATTCTTACAGAGCGCCATATCAGTTCAATTAAGAAAGAATTAGACGCAGCAACTTGGCATAACCTTCAGGAGCGCAAAGTTTCCGCGTTTGAAAAATTCTTAAAAGGATTATAATTTATAAATAACTTATAGCAAATACAACAGATTATATTAAGGAGAACTAGCACATGTCAGCATCAGTTGACCAGAAATTTGAAACCTTCGTAGAAGAAACTCTTGAGGAAAAAGCGCCAACTGATGGTGCCAAAGGGGCAGACGGCATGGTTGCTGCATCTATTCCTGGTCCTCAAGACACCGCTAAGGATAATCTCGGCGGTCCTACAAATCAGAATTACAAGCAGGATAATGATTCTGCTAAGATTGCCAATAAGGGCACATCAAAGGTTAGCGATGGTCACGTAACCAAATCTGCTAAACCAGGCGATGCAGCACCTGGCAAACTGAAGGAAGAAGAAGAGACCACAGAAGAAGTAGTTGCAGAAACTACTGAAACTGAAGCGTTCAGTGTTGAAGAGGATGTTAAAGCACTTCTGACTGGCGAAGAACTCTCCGAAGAATTTAAAGAAAAGACCAAGACAATCTTTGAGGCAGCAGTCAAGTCGAAACTTGCTGAAGAGACCAAGAAGATTGAAGAGTCCTACGAGGCACGTCTTACTGAGCAAGTCGAAACCGTTAAGTCGGAACTTGCTGAGAAGATGGACAAGTTCCTCACCTATGTTGCTGAAGAGTGGAAGAAAGAGAATGAAATCGAACTCCACAACGGCATTAAACTTGAGATGATGCAGTCCTTCATGGACGGCATGAAGAATCTTTTTGAAGAAAATTATGTACAACTCCCTGAAGAAAAATATGATGTTATGCAAGAGATGACAGACAAACTTGATGAGATGGAAGCAAAGCTCAATGAGCAGATTGAAACCAATATGTCACTCAATGGCACAATCAAGACCTTTGTAAAGGAATCGATTGTTGCTGAAGTTTCCAAAGGTCTCGCTGACACCCAAGCAGAGAAGTTCGCTTCACTCGCAGAAGGTGTTGAATTCGAAACCGAGGAGTCCTTTAAGTCCAAACTCGAAACCATCAAGGAATCTTATTTCCCCAAGGCAAAAGTTGAACTGAAGGAAGACATTGCAACTGGTGAAGTTGCATCGCCCGTAGAGGGTCCAATGGCTGCCTATGTACAGGCAATTTCCCGTTGGAAATAATTATTAAACTACTACTTACTTACTAGGAGAAAAACAAATGTTAGGCATGTCCCAACAACTCCAGGAGAAGTGGGCACCTGTTCTTGAGCACGGTGATCTTCCTAAGATTGAAGATAACTACAAGAGAGCTGTCACTTCCATCCTGCTGGAAAACCAAGAGCGTGTAATCCGTGAGGAGCGTCAGATCCTGTCTGAAGCAATCCCCACCATGAGCACTGGTTCTAATGCTGCTGCTGGCGCTGGTGTAGGCGTTGCTGGTTTCAGTTCTGATGCAACTGCTGCTGGTCCTGTTGCTGGTTTCGACCCAGTTCTGATCTCACTGATCCGCCGCTCAATGCCAAACTTGGTCGCATATGACCTCGCTGGCGTTCAACCAATGTCTGGTCCTACTGGACTGATCTTCGCAATGCGTGCCCGTTATGACGGTCAGGCAACCACCAACGCTGAAGCATTCTTCAACGAAGTTAATCCTAACCAATCTGGTGCTCAGGGTGCTAACGATGTTTCTGGTGCTGCTGATGCACTGACTGGAGACAACCCTGCAGTTCTGAACGACGGATTCACTGGTTCTAACGAAGCAACCGTTCAAGGTTACTATGGTGCTCCTGGCGCTATGGGCACTGAAGTTTCGGAAGGTCTGGATAGCGATGGTAACGCTCCTGACTTCCGTGAGATGGGTTTCAGCATCGAAAAGATTGCTGTTACCGCTAAGTCACGTGCTCTGAAGGCAGAGTACAGCATCGAACTCGCACAAGACCTGCGTGCTATCCACGGTCTTGATGCTGAGTCAGAGCTGGCAAACATTCTGTCCTCTGAGATCCTTGCTGAAATCAACCGCGAAGTTGTTCGTACCATTTATAAGTCCGCTAAGCGTGGTGCTCAGCACGATACCGCTACCGCTGGTACTTTCGACCTGGACGTTGACTCCAATGGTCGTTGGTCGGTTGAGAAGTTCAAGGGTCTTCTGTTCCAAATCGAGCGTGATGCGAACGCAATCGCACGCGAAACTCGTAGAGGAAAGGGCAACATGATCATGTGCTCTGCTGACGTTGCTTCGGCACTGGCAATGGCAGGCGTACTTGATTACACCCCTGCTCTGGAAGGCAACAACCGCCTTGCAGTTGACGAAACTGGTAACACCTTCGCTGGTGTTCTGAACGGTCGCTATCGCGTCTATATCGATCCTTATGCAACCATCACCCGTGGTGGTTCTGCTGCTTCGGGTCAGTCAGGCAACCAGTACTACGTCATCGGTTATAAGGGTACTTCACCTTATGACGCTGGTATGTTCTACTGCCCATATGTACCTCTGCAGATGGTACGTAGCGTTGGTCAGGATGACTTCCAGCCACGTATCGGATTCAAGACCCGCTATGGCATGGTCCTGAACCCATTCGCTAAGGGTTATGATTCCCACCTCGCTGATGCTGATCCTGCTGCTGCAGCAAACCTCAGCTCCAACGTTTACTACAGAAGAGTTTCTGTTGCAAACCTCATGTGATCCATTCACATCTTACTGGACCCCTTCGGGGGTCCTTTTTTTATGTCTATAAATAATTAAAACTGGTATTTGCTATGCTTGAACTGACACATCCCAATGAACTTAGGTATGAATATAAAGAACCAGGATACTGGGTGATTCATAATCCATTTTCCGCAGGTGTTGATGAGTATGTTAAAAAAGTAGAATCTCAAAAGAACTACACTAACGAAAATAAAGGAGCAAGTAATAATCCGTTTCAAGTTATCAATAGTCAATTTTGGGAAGAGACGGAATATGTTTCGTGGGTATTTTTAAGAGATTTTTACAAGCATGTTGTTGGGGAATCCAAAAGACCTAAACAAAAAGATGGTGTAATGGGGTGGATCAACAAATATGAAAAATCAAATGTAATATGTAAAGGTACTGCTGGTATCCCACATAATGATTGTCAAGAAATGATAGAAGGTATTGTTGCTAATTTTTGGATGAGCGAGAATATTCAAACCAGTTCTACTAAATTCTATAGTTGGGAAGGTGAGTACATTAAAGAACCAAATGGAAATTGGAATGCATTTTTTGATTTCGCATGTCGTCCGTTTCATCCATTGAATCCAGAATTTGAAAGGATGCGAAAGGCAACATGTAATACTTTTCCAAATTTAGATGAGGCAACTCTAAGTAGATTTGGATTTACATATGAAGGTGAAGCACCTGCAGATCCTTGGAAAATGACCATCTATGAATTTAAACGCCCTCATGTTGCCTACATACCAGAAGACGTTGAATACAGATTAAGTTCTTGTTTTCTTTATGGCATTGTTCCACACCCCTGGTTTAGAGATCTCCCATGACCCAATGTAACGACAATTTTTTATCTCCAACAGGATTTATATTAGATATTCCTGGATTTTCTAGTATAGGATTTCATTGCGTCAGTGCTAATATTCCTGGAATTAGTATGGGTGGTCCTCAACAAGCAACTCCATTTAATGATTTTCAATTGAGTGCCGACAAATTAAGTTATGATAATCTTACTGTTAGATTTCTTGTTGATGAATATTGTGCAAACTATGCATTGATTCATAATTGGATGGTTGGAATTACCTATCCACAATACTTAGAGCAGTGGAAAGAATTTAAACAGGAGATGCAAGATAAAGATTTCAAAACAGACGATCCAGACACCATTGATCTGACTCTAAGAATTCTAACCAGCAATTATAATACTGCGTTTAAATGTAAATTTTTAGATGCTGCTCCAATTTCATTAAGTACTTTAGAGTTTAGCACCGAGCAATCTGATGTACAATATCTAACTGCAGAAGTGACTTTTAGATATGTTTATTTTAAACTAACCGATACCACTGACAAGAATTTGACTTTATGAACTTACATGATAAATTTATTAATGAGTGGCGTGAAGATGCTGCAATGGGAGATGATCTGTTTGAAGAAGCACGTAGGATCCCAATACTTCATGCAAAGTGGTTGGAAAAATATTTAAAGATTCAACTACTAAAAAAAGAAAAAGAATATGCCCACAACCAACTGTATTTACAGAAGTACAGTTTTTATATGGGAAGAGAAGAAACTGCTCCTGATGATAGGATCATTAAAACAGAAGTTCCTATTTACATCAAAGGAGACCAAGAAGTAATTAACTCTCTAGCTATAGTGGATTACTATGATAAGTTAGAGAACACATTAAAAGAGATAATAAATAATATTAACAATCGTTCATTCCAAATTAAGAATGCAATTGATTGGATGAAATATGCAAAGGGTTTAGATGAGTGATGTCATTATCAAGAAGAAAAATGAAGTATACTTGCAAATCAAAACGCACCCACACATTGCTTACGAATTAACAGACCATTTTACATTTGAAGTAGAAGGTGCAAAGTTCATGCCTGCCTACAGGCAGCGCCACTGGGATGGTAAAATTAGATTGTTCTCTCCTGGTACAGGAGAGTTATATTGCGGACTTAGAGAATACGTAGAACAATTCTGTAAGGAGCGGGGTTATGTTTATGATTTTGCTGACAATCAGTATTATGGAATGCCCGATGCTGAGGACGAACTGGTATCTTTTGATGGTGTCAAATCCTTTGTAAAAAGATTTACTTCTTTAAAAGCAAGGGATTACCAATACAAAGCAATTTACGAAGCACTTAGAAAAAAGCGTAAATTAATTGTATCCCCTACAGGGTCTGGGAAGTCATTTATGATCTATTCTATTGTTCGGTTTCTCCAAGAAACTGGACAAAAAATTATGATTGTAGTCCCCACTACATCTCTTGTTGAACAGATGTATAAGGATTTTGAAGATTATGGATGGAATTCAGAAGAGCATTGCCATAAGGTATATGCTGGATATGAAAAGGTATCTCCTAAACCAGTAACTATTACCACTTGGCAATCTGTATACAAACAGAAAAAATCATTCTTTGAAGAGTTTACTGCTGTTATTGGTGACGAAGCACATTTATTTAAAGCAAAGTCCCTGACAGATATTCTCACCAAGTGTTACGAAGCAAAGTATCGTATTGGTTTTACAGGTACTCTAGATGGTAGTAAGACAAACAAACTAGTTCTTGAAGGTTTGTTCGGTCCTTACGAAAAGATTACAAACACTAATGACCTAATTAAACAGGGGCATCTTTCAAGATTAAAAATCAAGGTGCTTGTACTGAAACACCAGCATCAAAAATTTGAAACGTATCAAGATGAGATTGAATATCTCGTCACCCATGAAAAGAGAAATAATTTTATCAAGAATCTATCATTAGATCTTGCTGGAAATACTTTGATTCTTTTTAACTACGTGGAGAAGCATGGCGAACCACTTTATGAATTAATAAATAATAATGCTAAACCTGATAGAAAGATTTTCTTTGTACACGGTGGTGTTGATGTAAAGGACCGAGAAGAGATCCGAGCAATCACTGAGCAGGAGTCCAACGCAATCATCATCGCAAGTTATGGGACATTTTCTACAGGCATTAATATTAAAAAATTACACAACATTATTTTTGCATCACCTTCAAAATCAAGAGTAAGAAACCTCCAGTCAATTGGTAGGGTCTTAAGGAAGGGGGAAAATAAAAACAGTGCTGTGCTTTATGACATCGCTGACGACATTAGCAATAATGATAAGTCACCGAACTACACATTAAATCATTTGTTTGAAAGAATTAAGATTTACAACCAGGAAAATTTCGACTACGAAATTGTAAACATTAAATTCAGAAAGTAGTATGCAAGAGTTTTACGCAAGTATTAAATTAAAATGTGGTGAAGAATTAATTTGCATTGTTACAGAAACATGCCCAGAGGATGATTACATCTCAATCAAAGATCCAATCGGAATTGAAGAGATTGAAATCCCTGGCATGTTCCAGGGAATGAAAATTAAATCGTGGATGAAAATCGCCCACCAAAATGAATTCGTTATTAACGGTAGTGACATCATTACATTCAAAGAAGTTGAAGGAGAAGTCATCAAGTTCTACCACCACAGTTTGGCAAAATTGGAACACAATGAGATCAGAAAGGAACTGAAGAGACGACAACCGCCCACACCAAAAAAGAAAGAAGGTCAAGTACCATTAGATAGAGACATGGGATTTATCTCTGATCTTGATGATGCTATAAACCTTCTAGAAAATATGTGGAACTCAGAGTCATATTCTAAAGATAATAAAGAATAACTCTAAGTACTTAAAGCTGTTTTCTGAACTCTGACCGAGTTATTATACACAGATTCCAGACCCTTGTCAAGCCATCAATATTGTGTTATGATATGGTGAGAAATCCAATCTAGTTAACATGCCTAAAGAAAAGGAACACTATGTAAACAACAAGGATTTCCTTCATGCCATCGTTCAATACAAGAAAAAAGTGGAGATCGCGGCAAAGAATGGAGATCCAAAACCACCTGTCGGTGAATACATCGGTGGGTGCTTCCTGAAGATCGCCCAGCACTTATCGTACAAACCTAACTTCGTCAACTACATGTTTAAGGATGACATGATTGGTGACGGGATCGAGAACTGCATTACATATATTGATAACTTCAATCCAGAGAAGTCACAGAATCCGTTTGCATACTTTACTCAAATCATCTACTACGCATTCCTTCGGAGGATTCAGAAGGAGAAGAAGCAGGTAGACATTAAGAACAAGATGATTGAGAAGTCGGGATACAGTGAAGTATTCACTGGTGATGAATACGGGTGTGACGCTTCATACGAACAGATTAAAAATTCTCTTGAACAGAAAATGAGGTATTGATGAAAGTTGCTATTATTACTGACCAGCACTTCGGCATGAGGAAGGGTAGTCAGATTTTTCATGACTACATGAAGAAGTTTTATGATGAAGTATTCTTTCCGACATTAGATAAGAACAACATCTCTGTTGTGCTTGATCTTGGTGATACCTTTGACAATCGTAAGTCGATTGATTTTTGGTCACTAGATTGGGCAAAGAAAAATTATTATGACAAACTTGCTGAACGAGATATCTCTGTATACACGGTAGTGGGAAACCACACTTCTTATTACAAGAACACTCTTGACTTAAACGCAGTCAACATGCTCTTGAGTGAATATGAAAATGTTTTTCACATCACTAAACCAATAACAATCACGATTGGGAATTTACCAATCTGCTTCATCCCCTGGATCTGTGTCGATAATGAGACGGAGACATTTGAAGAGATTGCCAATACCGAAGCAACAGTTGCAATGGGACATCTTGAGTTGTCAGGATTTGAAGCACACCCTGGATACATTATGGAACATGGGATGAGTGCTGATGTGTTCTCTAAGTTCAAGAAAGTATTATCTGGTCACTTCCACCATCGCTCTAATTATGGTAATGTATATTACCTAGGAAATCCTTATCAAATGTATTGGAACGATTTTGGAGATGTACGAGGGTTTCATTTATTTGATACAGAGACAACAAACCTGAAGTTTATCAAGAATCCTTTCAACATGTTTGAGAAGATTTACTACAACGATACGGTTACAGACCCTGACTCTGTAGATACTAATGAGTATTCAAATAAGTTTGTAAAACTCATTGTGGAGAAGCGTAGTAATTACTACGCATATGATAATATTGTAGAGCGCCTCTATCAATCTGGGACTCATGATCTCAAGATTATTGACAACACTCAGGAAGAAATTAATCCTAGTGGAGATATTGAGGTTGAAGGTACACTTTCCTTTCTTGAAAAATATATAGAAGAAATTGACTACGAAGACAAAGATACTTTGAAATCGATTATTGGTTCAATTTATGCAGAATCTCTACAGTTGGAATAATGTACATACTCACCGTTAAAGGAAAAGAAGATGAAGGAGCGTATGCTCCTAGTTTTAATCAACAAAACATCTTGTATCTTTTTATTGATGAAGATGATGCTGAACGACACTCTGGTCTTTTAGCAGCAGACGATTATCCTGAGATGGTTGTAACTGAAGTAGACGATGACGTTGCCATTGGTATTTGTAAAGAGAATGGTTACTCATACTGCATTGTAACTCCTGACGACATTATCATTCCCCCTACCGCTGATGATTGAATTTAAAACTATTAAATGGAAAAATTTCCTGAGCACAGGAAATAACTTTACTGAGATTAATCTCAATGATCATAATAAGACATTAATCGTTGGTGAAAATGGTGCAGGCAAATCGACGATCTTAGATGCCCTGTGCTTTGGTTTGTTCAATAAACCTTTTCGAAAGATTAATAAACCACAACTAGTCAACTCTATTAATCTTGCTGACTGTAGAGTTGAGATTGAATTTTCTATTGGTAAGATCAATTGGCAAATTAATCGTGGTATAAAACCAACGGTATTTGAGATCTTTAAAGATGGAGTTCAATTGGATCAGAGTGCTTCTGCTGCTGATCAGCAGAAGTGGTTTGAGCAGAACGTACTGAAACTTAACTACAAATCATTCACTCAGATTGTGGTGCTTGGGTCATCTACGTTTGTTCCCTTTATGCAGTTACCTGCTGCTGGTCGTAGAGAAGTTATTGAGGACATCCTTGATATCAGTATCTTCTCTACAATGAATACTATTTTAAAAGATAGGGTCAAAGAGAATAAAGAGTCGATGTCTGATATTGACTATTCCATTTCAATTCTCAAAGAGAAGGTAGACGTTCAACGTAAGTACATTCAGAACCTCAAAGATCAAAGTCAACAGAACGTTGAAGAGAAAGAAAATATTATTTCTGTTCTTGAGGAAAACATTCGACTTAAGCGAGATGAGGTTGAATCCTACATGTCTCGTATGGATTTACTGAACGAGGAAGTTGAGAAGTATTCTGATGTGGATGCTAAGGTCAACAAACTCAGAGAGTATGATATTACCTTTAGTGGTAAAATCAAAGAACTAACCAAGGAACAGAAGTTCTTCACTAACAACGCCAGTTGCCCTACCTGCAACCAGGAGATCAGCGAAGATCTTAAACAATCCAAGATCTCCGAAACCTCTGGTAAGATTGAGAAGTTCAAAGAAGCACTTGAGAAACTGGAGGGGGATCAAAAGGAAGTTAATAAGGTTCTTTCTGAAAAGAAAGAGATCTTAGATTCTATCAGCGAAGTGCAATCTAAAATTAGAGAGTGCTTCAAAGAAGTAGAATGGAACGAGAAGCGTGTTGCTGATACTCTTGCTGAGATTGGAGCAATCAACTCAAATGATTCTCTTATTGTGGATGAAACTGAGAAGACCAAAACTCTGATTGAGCAGGGCAAGTCACAAGAATTGCAGCGTCGTCAGATTGCCAAGAGAAATACTGAACTTAAAATTATTGCTGAGATCCTCAAAGATGGTGGAGTCAAATCCAGCATCATCAGAAAGTATCTTCCTGTGATGAACACGTTGATCAATAAGTATCTTCAAGAACTTGAGTTCTATGTTAACTTCAATCTTGATGATACGTTCAACGAAACAATCAAGTCACGATTTAGAGATGAGTTCTCTTATGCTTCTTTCTCTGAAGGTGAGAAGATGAGGATTGACCTGGCACTTCTATTCACTTGGAGAGAGGTTGCTAAACTGAAGAACTCAGTCAATACCAACATTCTTATCTTGGACGAAATTTTTGATAGTTCGCTAGATAGTAGTGGAACTGCTGATTTCATTAACATTCTCAGAACTGTTACCGATGGTAACAATGTGTTTGTGATCTCACACAAAGAGGACATGCTGCACGATAAGTTTGATAATGTGATACAGTTCAAGAAGGTCAAAAACTTTTCTAAACCATTCCAGACCAATGGCACAACTACCGAACTGGCAACACCACAGTAAGAAAGACAAGAACGGCAAGGGGACTTGCAAAGGAAGAATCCGTGCAAGCAAACAGTCCCTCAGGCACTTGAAGAACTGTCACAAGACCTCCCGTAAAGGGGGGTCTTTTTTTGTAGGATACGTTCATCACTGAAACGGTCCCATGAACTTTGAAATCAAAGACACTCTCGCCCGCCTGCTTGCTACCGAGAACTTGATCGTTGAGCACCGCAAGGTTTCTACTGCATCTTTTGATGTGGAGAAGCGTGTGCTGACTCTGCCTATGTGGGAGAAAGCATCCAACCGTGTGTATGATTTGCTTGTTGGTCATGAGGTTGGTCATGCTCTTTACACTCCTAACCTCAACTGGAAAGTTGATGACTATGCTTGTGTCCCCATCTCCTTTGTTAACGTTGTTGAGGATGCTCGCATTGAGAAACTAATGAAGCGTCGTTATGCAGGTCTGGGTAAAACTTTTTACAAAGGTTATCAAGAACTTCATGACCAAGATTTCTTCTCTCTTGATGGTGAAGATATCAACAGCATGTCGTTTATTGACCGCATCAATCTCTACTACAAAATTGGTGCGTATCATGTATTCAAGTTTTCTGAAGAAGAGAAACCTTTTGTTCATCGTGTGGGTCAATCAGAAACTTTTGATGAAGTCCTTGACATCAGCAAAGACATTTATTTGTACCTGAAAGAGAAAGAAGACAATGCTAAGAAAGAGAAATTTGACAGCAAAGATCTGCAGCAAGGTCAAGGGCAAGAACAGCAAAACAAAACTGTAGATATCGAACCCTCGGACGAAGGCGACGGTGCCCCTGGAGACGCTCCTGGAGACGCCTCAGAGGGCGATGAAGAGTCCTTTGGGGGTCATGGTGGCGGAGAAGAGTTTATTCCTGATGAGTTTGAATCTTCTACTGATTCTGCGTTTACTGAAAACCAACAAGATCTGATCAATCACAGTTCATTCGAAACTGTCTATCTGAAGATTCCTGCAAAGATTGATCTTGATCGCATTGTGATTGATTGTGCTTGGATTCAAAATATGATGTCTGAGTACTATGTAAACGAGAGTGTTTTCAATCACACTCGTTGGGAATCTGAACACCTCAAGCACACTGATGCAGAATATGTTTCTTACAAAAAGGATGCTGCTAAGGGTGTGAACTATCTCGTTAAGGAGTTTGAGATGAAGAAATCTGCTGCAGCATATTCTCGTGCTGCAGTATCTAAAACTGGATCTCTTGATACGACCAAACTTCATAACTACAAGTTCAGTGAAGACATCTTTAAAAAGATTACTGTCCTTCCTGAAGGTAAGAACCATGGTCTTGTTTTTATTCTTGACTGGTCTGGTTCTATGTCTAACGTGATGTTGGATACGGTTAAGCAACTTCTTAACCTTATTTGGTTCTGCCGAAAGGTAAACATTCCTTTTGAGGTTTATGCATTTACCTACGAGTTCCCTCCTCAAGATTCTGATTTTGATGAGGACAATCATCTTTGTGAGGTTCAAGAACTTGCTGAGAATGAAATGTATTTGAACAAATCATTCCGTTTGTTGAATCTTCTTTCTCACAAAAGGTCTAGTTCTGACTTTGAAAAGGATTGCCGTAACATCTGGCGTCTTGCTTACAATGTTCGTAACCATTGGGGTAGTGCAATGATTCCTCCTGGGTTCTCTCTTTCTGGAACTCCTCTTAACGAAAGCATCGTTACTCTCCATCACCTCCTTCCTAAGTTCATTAAGGAAACTGGTGTCGATAAGGTCAACACGGTATTTCTTACCGATGGTGAATCTAACACTATCGGTAGGGTTGTTGAATTGAAGAACAAGTACAGCGAGGTTCTTGGTCGCTATGGAAAGATTTCTATTGGAACTCATTGTCAACTTCGTGATACTGAAATTGGTGCGACCTACCCACAATTCAACAATTACAATTGGTACAATGGAACCACGAATATTCTCATGAGGAATCTTAAAGACAAGTTCCCCAACATCAACTTTATTTCTTATCGTGTAGTTGAAGGTAAAGATGTGTCGAATGTTTTTAATTACTACACGGGTGTTTATACTGATATCAACAAAAAGCAATGGTCTAAAGAGAAATCTGCTATATTAAATACTAGTGGTTATGATGTCATGTATGCCATTGCTTCATCTAGTTTGAATCAATCAAGTGACTTCACTGTTGCTGAAGATGCTACTAAGGCACAGATTCGTGCAGCATTTAAGAAGTCACTAAAGTCCAAGGCAGCAAACAAGAAGATCCTTTCTTCTTTTGCGACTATGGTCGCTTGAAAAACTGGCACAAGATCGGATTTTTTCCGATCATCCCCCCCTATACTAACTTTGTTATTGATTCCCATCGCAATGCCTCGCATGTCTAACCTCAACGTCAAAGAAGTCACTCACTACCTGACTGAAAACTATGGCACTCAAGTGAACACCGAGGCAGTTCTTGCTGCTGCTGATGTGTTTGATGTCTCCTATCCTACCATTTGCAAACGTCTTGAGATGTACAAAACTGGTCGTGGCAAGTGGGACCTGACTGTTCAAGAAGTTCGTGAAAAACTTGAAGATCAAGTTCGCGTTACCGAACGGGAAGATATCGACCTCGTTCCTAGTAAGGATGACACTTTCATCCCGTTCGGGAACTTTACTGATGTCAAAAAGATTATCAAATCTGGTATCTTCTATCCATGCTTTATCACTGGTCTCTCTGGTAACGGCAAGACCTTTGGTGTTGAACAAGCATGTTCTCAACTGAATCGTGAAATGATTCGTGTAAACATTACTATTGAAACTGATGAAGATGACCTCATCGGCGGTTTCCGCCTTGTGGATGGGAACACTGTGTGGCATAATGGTCCCGTTATTGATGCACTTGAGCGGGGAGCAATCCTTCTTCTCGATGAAATCGACCTTGCCTCTAACAAGATCCTTTGCCTCCAATCCATTCTAGAAGGCAAAGGTGTATTCCTCAAAAAAACTGGTAAGTATGTCCGTCCTGCTGCTGGGTTCAATGTATTTGCTACTGCTAACACTAAAGGAAAGGGTTCTGATGATGGGCGCTTCATCGGCACCAACGTCCTTAACGAAGCATTCCTTGAGCGATTCCCCGTAACCTTTGAGCAGGAGTATCCTGCTGCCAGCGTTGAGCAACGCATCCTTGAGGGCAACTCTCTGGACCTTGGTGTGGAGGATCGTGACTTCTGCAAGCACCTTGTTGACTGGGCAGGTATCATCCGTAAGACCTTCTATGATGGTGGCATTGATGAGATCATCAGCACCCGCCGTCTTGTTCACATCATCCGTGCTTACAGCATCTTTGGTGACAAAGCAAAGGCAATTCAAGTTTGCCTGAATCGTTTCGATGACGAAACCAAACAATCCTTCCTTGAACTCTACGATAAAGTCGATGCAGAAATCCAACTTGAAGAATCTCTGGAACCAGTACAAGAAGGTACTGTGGGAAACGTTTCCTGATCTAGAGAACACTGATATATGGGCAGATTGGTCTGACAACGGTGCAAACCTTTCTGCCAAACTCTACAGCAACAAGTACATTATTAAGTCCAGAGAAGTTGATATATGGGATGAGAAGTCCTGTATATACAACAACATTATCTATCCAAAGACAGGAGAAAATCTACCTTGCTTTGGTATGGACTTGATGGGGTTCTTTGAAAAGAAAGTCATTATTGTATTTGACTTTCAGCATCCTGTAGAGAACTATTTCTTCTCTGTTCCTGAACTTCCAAAAGCAGAAGGAACATTTAGATTCTTTGAACCTGGAAACCATTTCTCAGAGAATGTGTATGTTCGTAAATGCACAATGTCCGAAGTTGACAATTACCTTGATGACTTCCGTGCCTATTTACAAGTGTACAAATCCATGCTAGAATCTAAGAAACCCAGCGGGTTTGCGGTACACTCTACTTACGGTGACTTCGACAGATACATGACGAAGTTAGATCCCGTGAGTGGATACCTTGACAGTAAGTTTGGCAAGGAGAAATCCAAGTCACTTGTACACGATTTTCTTTTTAATTATGCCTAATGCTTGGTCCCTACTTTACGATGTACTTGAAATGGACGAAAAACACGAATTCAATTTGAACATGGACAACACCAATGGATTTTGGAAGTATGAAGAAGACCTGACGATGAAAGAGGTACGAGATTACCTTTCAGGCACGTATCGTCAGCACTATACTTCCCAAGATTCTAAAACCCAAACTCTTGATTTGATTGAGAGTATTGGTGATGCTGAAGCATTCTGCCGCAGCAATGCTATTAAATACCTTTCACGATTTGGAAAGAAAGATGGTAAGTCCAAGATGGACATCCTGAAAGCAATTCATTATTGCATTCTTCTGTATCACTTCTCAGGTCTCCATAAACAAACCAGCAACTACCCTCATTGATTATGCATCTTTCCCAAAGAACTATTGATCTTTTAACCAATTTTTCTAACATCAACAATTCAATTTATGTTAGGAATGGTTCTGTCCTGAGTACAATCTCAGTTACAAATAACATCTATGCAAAAGCAAACATTACGGAAGAGTTTCCTATCTCTTTTGCAATTTATGATTTGCATGAGTTTCTAGTTGGTCTTCGAGTTTGGGATCGACCTGATGTTGATTTTGGTAACACTTCTTATGTTACCATGAGTTCTGGTAGATCTAAGGTAAAGTATTTCTTTGCTGATCCAGACGTTGTAGTTAAACCTCCTGATAAAGGATTGAACATTCCTAACTACAACTTCTCCTTTAACTTAGATTCTGAGCACTTTGGAAATCTCAGGAAACTCGCAGCGATTTATAACCTTCCCGATCTCTGCGTTGAAACTGATTCTAATGGTGACGTATCTCTTGTGATTAAAGACAAAGAGAATGAAACTTCTAACGCTGTTACTCATCACGTAGGAACTTCTGAGACACCATTTTCTTTCAACTTTAAAGTAGAGAACTTGAAACTGATTCCTTCTTCTTACACAGTAGAACTCTCTACTAAAGCAGCAAGGTTTGTTGAAGCAGAAACTCAGGACTTAGAATATTTTATTGCACTTGAACCAGATTCTAAGTATGGTGTATGAAACACATTCTTTTTACTCTTAAGGATTGTTCAGCAGTCCTTCTTGATGATGAACCCTACATTAGGGAAATGTTAGTTAATGCTGCGACACTTGCTCAAAGCACTTTGCTCGATCTTGTGTCGCACAAGTTTGAACCGCAAGGCGTAACTGCTGTTGCTATGCTTGCTGAGTCCCATATTAGCATTCATACTTGGCCAGAACTGGGTATGGCAGTATGTGACGTTTTTACATGTGGAGATCACACTTCACCTGAATCTGCAGTAAGATATATGTTTAGCACTATGCACGCTAATGACATGGTTGCTAACGAATTTGTAAGACCTCTTGAGTAGATTTTATGTCTCGTGATGAATTTCTTTGGGTTGAAAAGTATCGACCCAAGACAATTGAAGATTGTATTCTCCCAGAGAATACCAAAGAAACATTCAAAAGTTTTTTGAAGTCGGGTCAGATTTCTAACCTGTTACTTCATGGAACCGCAGGCATTGGTAAGACAACCGTTGCCAGGGCACTTTGTGAGGAACTTGGTGCCAGTTACATTATCATTAACGGATCTGACGAGGGACGCTATCTTGACACAGTACGAAACAAGGTCAAAAATTTTGCATCGACCGTATCACTATCTAGTGACTCCAAACACAAAGTCGTTATTGTTGACGAAGCTGACAACACGACCCACGATGTTCAACTCGCCCTACGGGCGAACATTGAGGCGTTTCATGGCAACTGTCGGTTTATTTTCACCTGTAACTTCAAAAACAAAATCATTGAACCCCTCCACTCAAGATGCTCAGTCGTTGACTTTGGCATCCCAGGAGCAGACAAACGAATCCTTGCAGGAAAGTTTTTCGACCGTCTCAGGTTTATACTTGAGAATGAGGGCGTACAATATGATGAAAAGGTTCTTCCCCAACTAATTCTTAAGTTCTTCCCTGACTGGCGTCGTACCCTTAACGAGTGTCAACGTTATGCAGTTGGTGGTCAAATTGACAGTGGCATTCTTGCTAGTTTGTCTGACATTAAGTTTGAGCAACTCGTAGATGCACTGAAGAATAAGCAGTTTACTACTGTGAAAAAATGGGTTGTGAACAATATGGATAATGAACCATCTCATATTTTTCGTTCTATCTATGATAACCTGTACTCTAAACTTCAACCAAGTACAATTCCTCAAGCAGTATTGATTATTGCTGACTATCAATACAAAGCAGCATTTGTTGCTGATCAGGAAATTAACTTGCTTGCTGCCCTTACTCAAATTATGGTGGAGTGTGAATTTAAATGAATCTTGATTTTTCTCGCATCAACTTGAAAGAGTTCTTTGGTTGTGTAAATGCTACCAATACCAAAGAGATGAAGTCCAACACGTTCAAAACTTTCCGAACTTATCTTCAAGAGAAGTCGTTTGCAAAGTGGAGCGACAACCAAGTCCGTTATGTTGGTGATCATATGAACGGAGTTGATTTTATTGGTGAAGATGAACTTCGCTATGAAATGAAAGGAACTCTTAAATTGTTTCAACAGAATGGAGCAACAAAGGTAATCACTCTAAAGAACTTTGCAGGTGATAGTAAAGTTGTAACTAAAACTTTTGATTACATGTTTTTAGTTGATACTGAAAGGATGTCTATTGGTTACACTGATTGGGATACTGTTAATAAACGTGTGTACTTTACTCCCAAATCAACGACTGCAAAAGTGAAGTTTCAACCAGGGGACTTTACGGTTCTTTTCACTGGTATTACACCAGCACCCAAGAGTATCACGGCATCTGATATACTTGATGGAGTTGAGCGGATTCTCTGATGGCAAAAATTAAAACACCTCTTCGATATCCTGGTGGCAAGTCCAGGGCGATCAAATACTTAGATCAACACCTTCCAAAGAAGTTTGACAAATACATAGAACCTTTTCTTGGTGGCGGTTCTATGGCACTCCACGTGACCCAGGAAAGACCTCGCACTCATATTTGGGTCAATGACCTCTACTACCCACTGTATGCCTTCTGGAAGACCTTACAGCAGGATGGAGACCGTCTTCATAGTGATTTGAGAGAACTCAAGACCGAACTGGGCGAGAGTGAAGACGCTCACAGAGAAGCGTTTCTAAATGCTAAGAGTCAGATTGATCATGGGGATTTGTATTCTACTGGATTCAATTTTTACATTATCAACAAGTGTTCTTTTAGTGGTCTGTCTGAGTCCTCTTCATTTAGTAAGCAGGCATCTGTGCAGAATTTTACCTTCAGGGGTATTGATAAGTTACCTGGAGTTTCTGAGATCATTCAGTTTTGGAAGATTACCAACCAGGATTACAGTGAGTTTCTTTATGGTGATGATGCCTTTGTTTTTCTAGACCCTCCATACGATATCAAGGATAACTTGTATGGTAAGAAGGGCAATATGCACAAAGGTTTTAATCATGAGATGTTTGCTGCTCATTGTAGAAACTCTGAACATAAGTGTATGATCACTTACAATTCTGACCTTTTTGTTAAGGAAAGATTTCCTGACTGGACACAAAAAGATTGGGACCTTACTTACACCATGAGATCTACTGGAACTTATACTGAAGATCAAAAGAAACGTAAAGAACTTCTTCTTTTAAATTACTGATGAGCAAGTACAGTCATAGTTTGACGGACTATTTAAAGTCCATTAATGAAACTAAAACCAACTTGATGAACACTGATGATCCAGGGTGGGAGAAGAACTACCCATCTTGGATCGTCAATAAGTGTATGTCGTCTTTTTACGATACAATTATGTTCGCTAATGAGATGAATACCTACCACGATATACCCAATCGTATGCAGTACGATTTCTATATAAATACCGTTAGGAAGAGAAAGCGTTTCTCGCCCTGGGAAAAGAAGGACAAACTGGACAATCTTGAAGTCATCAAAGAATACTATAATTATAGTACTGAGAAGGCACAAGCAGTTTTGAAAATTCTAAATAGTAAACAAATTGATTATATTAAATCAAAATTAAATCGTGGAGGTAAAACGTAATGACTCAGGTTGCTGAGGTTCAGTGGACTCGTGAAAGTATGGTAGAGGTAAAACTCTCTCAACCAGATGACTTTCTTAAGGTAAGAGAAACACTTTCAAGGATTGGTGTTGCATCACGCAAAGAGAAAAAACTCTATCAATCCTGTCACATTTTGCACAAACAAGGTAAGTATTACATTGTTCATTTTAAGGAACTGTTTGCCCTTGATGGCAAGACAGCAAACCTGACTCAAAATGATGTTCAGCGTCGCAATCGTATCGCCCAACTTCTCTCCGATTGGGGTTTGATTAGTATTGTTAACACTGATAGTGTTCTTGACATCGCACCACTAAATCAGATCAAAGTCCTGTCGTACAAAGAAAAAGGCGAATGGGAACTGGAATCAAAGTACAATATCGGAAAAAAGAAAACTGCCTCGACAGTAGCATAGTTATAAATAGAGGAGCCTAACTCCTCTATTTTTATGCTTGGAAATAAAACCAAAGCAAAGGTAGAAGAGAAAGACCACGATCATGAAGATAAAAGTGAAGTCCTTGGTAATCTGGTGAAAGTTGTTGTCCTTATTTGGTCTGCCTCTCTGCTCACCTTTAGTTACGTCCGACTTCCTAACGGACAAAAGATTTTAGATTTTGATCCTACCTTCATTGCCTCTGTGTTCTCTGGATCGCTTGCTGCATTTGGATTGAGTCCTGCCAAATCTGGTGGTGCTGCTCCAGTAAAACCACAGGCGAAGAAAGAACCAGAAGTTGTTTCCGCTATTGAACCTAAGAAAGATGCAAAAACTAGTTAACGTTGTTGCCCTGCTGTCGGGACTGGTATCACTATCAGTTCTCGGCGGTGGGGTTTATCTGTATAAGAATGCAGATGTCCTCATTGAGGATGCTAGAGGTAAAATTACCAAAGCAGCAGTAGAATCAATTCAATCTGCACTTCCTAGTATGTTAGACGCTGCTATGCCCAAGATGCCAGAAGTCACTGGTCCTGCTGTTCCTACTACAACTGGTCCTGCTATCCCATTCTAACCATGTTTAATTCTAAGAAGACAGAGGTAGAAATGCCAACACAAATGCCAACCAACAAACAATCGCCAATTAAGATTGCTGCATTGGCATTGGGTGCAGTTGTGGGTATTTCTCACATCGGTCTTCTTGGATATGTATTGAGACCACAAACTCAGGTGCATCAACCACCTACGTTCAACATCCCCAGGGGACCATACTCATCCTACAGAATCAAAGCTGGCAAGGATGGATATGAGATTGAATACCGTGCTGATGATCCTAAAGTATTGGAGTCCGAAAGATCTCTTGATGTTGATAGAAATAAGAAAGGATGGTTTGGTGGTGGATCTGAAAAGCGTAGTGAATATCGTCGTGATGAATACACCAGAGAAGGTACACGCAATCTAGGAGGCGCTTCAGTAGATGCTGAGGGAAAGACCCTTGCCAAAAGCGAAGAGTGCATCAGGGCGGACGCTGGAGCACGCTCACAAGGTGCGATGGCAGGGACCGCAATTAGTGCTGGTCTAATTGTCCCAGCAATTACCAGCATCCCATACATCGGATGGTTGGCAGGTGGTTGGGCATTGCTCCTAGGGCAGAAAGCAGGATCGGAATTAGGTTCTGAAATCGGAACAGTTTTTAATGATTGTTAAATAGTTAAAAGTTTGAGGTAACATTATGGCACCGACAACGTATAAAAGAAAAGCTAAGAAAGAAGCAACGGAAACTTTCTTTCTGTATGTGTTCTTCCATTCTATTTGGACTAGTATTTTTAAATTATTTGAAGATTAATGGATGTACAAATTATATCTTCTCCCGATATTGAAATTCGGGAGATTGAAATTCCAAAAGTAATAACTGCAACAGAATATTACACAACACCACCACTTCCACCCCCTGTCGTGGTAAATATTGGTGTGCCTATTGTTGATGTTCCTGGATGTGTTGAAGTTCACAGTACCAATAACTCTAAAAACAATCAGATTAAATCTGATGACCAAAGAGGTACTTTTACAATTTGTGACGCTGGCATTCCCAGTTATAATCCTATTAATTTTGAACCTGAACAAATAATTCCTACTAAACCATCAGGTGTTGATACTAGACAGAAAGAGAAACCAGAACCACCAGGTCAGGTAGAACTTCCACCAGCAGCACCACCTGTTACTGCTAAGGTTGACTGTCCTACACCAGCACAAAACGCAAAAGAACCAGTCGGAACATATGTAGAGGGTTTCCGAAAAAAAGTTATTGAGTATAAACTACTAGGTAACGAATGTGTTCAAATTACAGAAGCGGTTCCATTACCACAACAGATTGTCGCTGGACTCCCTAGTGGTGGTTCAGTCGTACAGGTTGGCGGCATTGCTGTCATTGCTACGTCGTCGGCGCTATTAGCAAAACCGCTGGCAGACATCCTATTAAAGGCAGTCAAACCAACGGTTAAGAAAGTTATGAAAAAGATTGCAGCGATCAGGAAGAAAACTATTCCTGTCCTGTCTGTAGGGGAGCGCCGAGCAGAGCAGCGGCAGATGAATTATGCTGTTCGTGAGTTACGTTCTGTTTTTCCGAGGAAGAAGAAACGTTGATCTTATGAACGTGTGGATGCTGATGTCCAGGTGGGTTGTTTACTACGACATCGGCACATACTTTAAAGTATGGTGATTTTGGATGAAACATGATACCTTGTTTCATCAATTCCCCGCAGTTTTTTAGTCGGGCAATCTCAAAATCTAATCTCTTGTTAGCAGTGAGTTGTTTATTTAATTCAATTTGTGCTGTTGCTGCTTCCTTACACAGTGCTTGTAACTTCTTATCTGTAGGTGTGCTCCATGTCATAGAGAACCCTACACCCAGGTTGTAATTATCTTTCTGTCCAGTCCTTACAGGAACAGTGTAAAGAATAGAACCAGGATTATCAGGAGCACCATCCTCATCGAGATCCCGCATATCATAAACAGGATCCCAATAATATGGTTCATAAGGTTTAGTTGCCGAGGCAGAACCTGTTACATAAGGTGTGAAGTTTCTAGTTGGTCCCTGACACTGGACCCCACCACCGTAAGTGTTTGTGATGTACGGACCTTGTAAAACTTGTATTGCTTGATTAGTAACACTACCTGAAGAGTTAGCAACAGGAGCAGCGGTAGCACTAACGCCACCAACCTCAGCGAATGCTTGAGACGGGAATACACAATTAAGTCCTACTGCGAGAAGATACTTGTAGTGTCTGTGACGCTTTGAATTTCTGTGGTTCTTTGAATTATCGTTTGATTGCTTAAACCAGGACCTTGATATGTTTCTGTGAACTGAAACGCTGCTCCTGGTGTTGTCTGTGTGAATGTTGGTTTGCTTGTTACTCCTGTCCATGATGAAGTCACTCCGTCTATAGTTACATTGTTAGTTCCTGTTCCAGGGGACAGGTTCCCACTTGCTGATACTCCTGAACCAGTCACAGAGTATTGATACCCTGTGCTATAATCCATTGAGTTAATAGTTTCTGTTACTTTTGTTGTTGTCTCTGTATGACTAGTCATACTTCCCTGGGTAAAGTTTGGGACCACTGGGACTGCCTGTGCGACAGTCCCATGTAATGCACCAAGAACCAACCCGAGACCGATTGCTTCTTGTAATCTATCCATTAGTCGATTACAGTAATCTCAGATACAAATTGTCCTGTAGCAGATGTACCAGCTCCACCAGCAGTAACCGTAACAGCACCAGTAGTGCCAACAGTACCAGCTAGAGAACCAGCAGTTCCAGCACTGTAAGAAGTTACATTGGAGAAGTTAGGGATTGCTCCCGTAGTTGCAGCACTGGTTGGGACTGCATCACCTTCTGTGAAGGATGTGCTAAAAGAGAATGAGTTGCCAGCAGTTTGTTGGGTTGCTTCAATCGTGCCAGGAGAATAGATGCCACTGGTAATAGAACCAGTAGAAACAACATCTGCATCAGTGCCAGACATAGTATCAATACCAACACCAGAAATGGCGTAGGAGTTACCAACTCTGGTTGCAGTAGATCTTGCAGCATCAACAGTCAGTTGAACACTGGAAGCGTGTTTAGTAACAAGTCCGCCAGCATTTGCTGCACCTGCGGTCATCAATAACATTCCAAAAGCAAATAATGCTTTTTTCATTTTTTGGTCTTTGTATCAACTAAAATTATTTAGGCATAAATAACTCTGAGACCTTTCGTGCGGTCTCTACGAAAGTCGGAACACCCTACATAGTGGTACGGTTATTACTGTGCCACTATTTTTGTATTGAGTAATATATACTATGGATGCCTTCGGGGTCCTCAAAACACAAACTCGCTTTTAAAGGAGCTACCATAATGACTGGACTTAGAAAGTTCGGCACCAAAGATTTGGGTGCCATTGTCGATGCTGTAGAAAGATTCAGTGTCGGTTACGATGACCTTTTCTATCGACTTCATTCGTATGGAATGGGTACACCACAGAATTCGTATCCCCCTTATAATCTGGTAAAAGATTCAGAGACAAAGTGGAGGATCGAACTAGCACTTGCGGGATGGTCAAAAGATGACATTGAAGTCAGCACCGAAACCAATGTTCTAATCATCTCGTCCAAGGCAGCGAAGGATAAAGGAGACGGTGAGTACATGCACCGTGGGGTTGCGACTCGCACCTTCGCTAGAGGATTCAACTTATCTGACGATGTAGAAGTCGGAGAAGTTAAATTTGAGAATGGTATGTTGATTATTGAATTGAATAGAATCGTACCTGAGCACCAGAAGCGAAAGGTTTATGAGATTCAATAAATAATGTTAAGGGTCTTGACAAATGGTTGAGACCCTTTTATAATAGTAATTCAACCTTTGTATCAAAATGGCGGTAAAAATTGTATCCCTTAAATCTGGGGAATATGTTGTGACTGAATTGCAAGAAGCAGTTGACGATCAACAACGCAGGCAGGCGTTTGTTTTTAACAATCCTTATTGCGTAAAGATCGAACCTCTTGAAGGTTCTGAACTTGAATTTGATATTGACGATCCTGAAGCAAGGCAAAGTATCAAAGGTCAGTATAAAATTCTTCTTTCTCGTTGGAATCCTTTTACTCCTGATAATCAAATTGCAGTAAATCCAGATTGGGTTATCTCTATCTCAGATCCTATGATGAGTATTGTCGAGAGTTTTGTAAAGATGACACAACCTGAAGAAACAGTGATGACTGAAACTGAAGAAGATAAATAATAATAAAGTGACAGTCGAACAGTGAAAACGTTCCAATCTCTCAGGTTAACCCTGATGTACCACAACAAATTGAATATTAAGTTTTGGGATGAAGGTGGACTCAGACCTGAAGTAAAGGATAAACTTTTACAAATTGGAACTAAGTGGGCGGAGTTTGCTAAGATTCCTGCTACTGCTGTAAAGGATATGATTCTGGTTGGTGGTAACGCTAACTATAATTACACCAGATTCTCTGATCTTGATCTTCATTTGGTTGTTGATAAGAGTCAGATTGCTGACTGTCCAGAACTCTTAGATGATTATCTAAGAGATAAAAAGAAATTGTGGGCACTTGTCCACGACATTAAGATCTACTCTCATCCAGTTGAGTTGTATGCTCAAGATGAGAGTGATCCACTGCCTGCTAACCAGGGTGTGTATTCACTCACTCAAGACAAATGGTTGATGGCACCAAACAAAGTCAAGGTTGACCTTGCAGACCCCTTGCTTATTCGCAAGGTTCGTGATATGATGGCAAAGATTGACGACCTCATTGAGAGCGATGCAAATGATGCTGATGTTCTTAGAAAACTTCAAAAAAGAATTCGTGATATGAGGGCGTCTGCCATTCAACAAGGTGGAGAGTTTGCACTTGAGAATCTTGTATTCAAAGAGTTACGCAATCGTGGATACCTTGACAAACTTTCAAACCACATTAGACATTTAGAAGACACTAAGTTATCGCTATGACCGTTAAAGTTATGCTGTTGAAATCTGGCGAGGATGTTATCTCCGACGCCAGAGAAATTTTGGACACTGAAAATAAAGGTATCGTTGCCTATCATCTTTCAAATCCATTTGTGATGCAACTCACCGCTGAAGAATCTGATGAACTTCAGGTAGAAGGTGAAGATGCACCACGTACAAAGTATTCTGTTCGGTATACTCATTGGGCACCTCTTTCTAAGCAGCGTTCATTTATCATCCCTGCAGATTGGTTAGTTACGATTTATGATCCGCATGATAATATCCTGCGTGATTATTGTGCAAAGAACAACATTGCTCTTGATGAGGAAGTTGCTCAGAATCAACCTGCTGCCCCAGAAATTCCAGAAGTTACTGAAACCCCTATTGAAAGTGCATAATGATGGATATAAAACTGATCCTACTTCGTAATGGTACTTATTTAATCTCTAACATTTCGGAGATGGAGATGGAACCCTCTTGCTTCTTGGCAGACCCAATGGAGATTGTAGAGGGTGAACTCAGGGAATTCCCAAGATATTCCAAGCAAAGGAATGTCTTGCTTTATTCCGAATCCCTTGCTACACTGGCAGATCCAGACCCAGAGATCCTCTCTAAGTACCAGAAACTTGTTCCCCCTGATGACGAAGAACTTCTACAGTAATGTGTTTTTGAGTGGAGATAAGATTCTCTACATTGGATATGAAAACGATGAACGTGTTCAATATGAAGAATCTTTCTCTCCAGTTCTGTTTGCTCCAACAAATAAGCAAACAGAATACAAAACTCTTGAGGGTAGATATGCCCAAAAGATTAATTTTGAATCAGTAAAAGATGCCAGAGAGTTTATTGATCAGTATAAAGACGTAGACAATTTCAAAATCTACGGTAACGATAAGTTTCTGTATCAATACATCAGTGACAATTTTACTGAAGAACAAATCGACTATGATTCTTCTTTGCTGAGGATTTATACGATTGATATTGAGACATCTTCTGAGAATGGATTTCCAAATATTAGAGAAACCTCAGAAGAAATTCTTTGCCTTACTGTAAAAGATTTCTCTTCCAAGAAATTAATTGTGTGGGGAACCCGTGAGTATGAAAACTCTCGGAGTGACGTTGAGTATCGTGTCTTCTGGAAAGAAGAAGACATGCTGAAAGATTTTCTTGCATGGTGGGCACAGAATACCCCAGATATTTTGACTGGGTGGAACGTCAAACTGTTCGACGTTCCATATATTTGTAGGAGGGTTGATAGGATTCTTTCTACAAAACACATGAAATCTCTTTCTCCTTGGAACAAGGTTTATGAAAAGGAAGTTGAAATTAAAGGCAGAGTTAATATTGTTTACGATATCATTGGTGTCAGTGTCCTTGACTATCTTGATCTTTATCAAAAGTTTACATACACTAACCAAGAATCCTATCGACTTGACCATATCGCCAATGTCGAACTGGGCGAGCAGAAACTAGATCACTCTGAGTTTGAAACCTTTAGGGATTTTTATACTCAGAATTGGCAGAAGTTTGTTACGTATAACATTCATGACGTGGAACTTGTTGACCGTTTGGAAGACAAGATGAAACTAATTGATCTTGCAATTAATCTTGCATATGATGCTAAGGTTAATTTTGAAGATGTTTACTATCAGGTACGTATGTGGGATAGTATCATTTATAACTATCTTACACCGAAAGGTATTGTTGTTCCTCCCAATGAAAAAAATGACAAAGATTCAAAGTACGCTGGGGCGTATGTTAAAGAACCCGTTCCAGGTCTTTATGAATGGGTGGTCTCTTTTGATCTCAACTCCCTATACCCTCACCTCATTATGCAGTACAACATCTCGCCAGAGACGTTACTTGAAAACAGACACCCATCAGCAACAGTAGATCGCATTCTTAATAAGAAGGTTGAAATTGATGGTGACAATTGTGTTTGTGCTAATGGGGCACAATACAAGAAAGATGTTCGTGGATTTCTTCCTGAATTGATGGAAAAGATTTACAATGAACGAAAGATTTACAAAAAGAAGATGCTTGTTGCCAAGCAAGAATATGAGAATACGAAAGATCCTCAACTTATTAAGGACATTTCTAAATTCAATAACATCCAGATGGCACGTAAGATTCAACTTAACAGTGCTTATGGTGCTATTGGCAACCAGTATTTCAGGTATTACAAGCTTGCCAATGCAGAAGCGATTACGCTCTCTGGTCAGGTATCAATCCGCTGGATTGAGAATAAGATGAATGGTTACCTAAATAACCTGTTAAAAACGGAGGAAGTCGATTATGTTATCGCTAGCGATACCGACTCAATCTATCTTAATCTTGGACCTCTTGTTGATAAATTCTTTAGTGCTAGGTCTGGCGATAAAGCAGCAATTGTTTCCATATTGGATAAGATCTGTCAGGACAAATTGGAACCGTTCATCGAATCCAGTTATCAGGAACTTGCGGATTATGTTTCGGCATATGAGCAAAAGATGATTATGAAGCGTGAGAACATTGCTGACAAAGGAATTTGGACAGCAAAGAAACGCTACATTCTAAATGTTTGGGACAGTGAAGGTGTCCGCTATGCAGAACCTAAACTGAAGATGATGGGTATTGAAGCAGTTAAATCTTCCACTCCTGCACCTTGTAGGACTAAGATTAAAGAAGCACTCAATATTATCATGACTCGAACGGAAGAGGATTTGATTAAGTTCATTGACAAATTTAAAAGTGACTTTTATCAAATGCCACCTGAGCAGATTGCGTTCCCTCGGAGCGTGAATGGATTGACAAAGTGGAAGGGAGATGCTACCCTGTATAAGAAGAGTTGCCCAATCCATGTACGAGGTTCTCTCCTCTACAACTTCCAACTCAAAAAGAACAAACTTATTCACAAGTATCCTTTGATCCAAGAGGGGGAAAAGATTAAGTTTGTATATCTGCAAACACCTAACATTCTTGGTGAAAATGTCATCTCGTTTATTTCTAATTTCCCTGGTGAAATTAACATAAGCAAGAACATCGATTACAAGATGCAATTTCAAAAATCATTCTTGGATCCACTCAAGATTATTCTTGACGTGATTGGTTGGAAAACAGAAAAAGAAGTTAACTTGGAGTTTCTATTCGCATGAGTATTTTTGAAACACTTGCCAAAGAGGCAAAGAATGAATATGCTAAAGTAGTTTCGGAATCATCTACCGAACAGGGATACATTCCTACGGGATCTTATATCCTTAACGCCATGTTGAGTGGCAGTATTCATGGTGGAATACCTGACAACCGAGTCACTGCTATTGCAGGTGAACAGGCAACTGGCAAAACTTTTTATGCAATTGCTATTGCTAAGAACTTCCTTGACAATAATCCTGATGGTGCAGTTTTCTATTTTGATAGTGAAGCAGCAGCAACTTCAGATCTTTTCAAGAACAGGGGTATTGATCCAGAGCGTGCATGGCACTTTCCAGTAGACACTATTGAAGAGTTTCGTACTCAAATCATTCGCATCCTTGATAATCTTCTCAAGACAAAGGAAGAGGATCGTAAACCTCTTTTGATTATCTTGGATTCTCTTGGCATGTTGGCATCAGCAAAAGAACTTGATGATGCCTTGTCTGATAAACAAGTTCGAGACATGACTAAATCTCAAGTCATTAAGTCAGTATTCAGAATCATTACCAGTAAACTTGGTAAACTGAGAGTTCCTATGATTGTAACCAATCATACATATAAAACGATGAATCCCTATGGAGAACAAACCGACATGGGGGGCGGCAGTGGTCTTAAGTATGCTGCTTCTACAATCATTCATCTTTCTAAATCGAAAGAGAAAGATGGCACTGATGTTGTAGGAAATATTATTAAAGTTAAAGCAAACAAATCTCGTTTTACAAAGGAGAACTCCCAAGTTGCAACTCGACTCTTCTTCGATGCCCGTGGTCTTGACAAGTACTATGGATTATTGGAACTGGGTGAGAAGTACGGAGTATTCGAGCGCAAGGGCAATCGTGTCGTTATTAACGAATCCTCTGTTTATCCTTCTGCTGTACTTGCTGATCCCGAAAAATATTTCACCGAAGAAATAATGGAGAAACTTGATTGGGCAGCAGAGCAGGAGTTTAAGTATGGCATTGAGTAGTATTGAAGATTTCATTAGAGTATATGATAATGTCTTTTCAGAATCTTACTGCGACTTTTTGATTGAATATATCAATAGTGGTATTGATTCTGGAAAGGCAAAATTCATAGACCATGAATTGAAACCAAGATTTCATGAATACGTGTTTGATGAATCAATGGTTCAAGAATGTATTCATAAACTCAATCCATTCCTAGACAAGTACGTGGATCAAGTTGATTGTGATGAATGGTTACCTGGGAGGTACACATATGAGTATCCACGGGTAAAGAAATATAGGAAAGGCACTACAGATCAATTTGATACCCATGTCGATGTTGGGGATCATGTATCCGCAAGAAGGTTTCTTACATTCCTGATCTACTTAAATGATGTAGAGAAGGGTGGAGAAACTTATTTTGCTGGAATCAATAAATTTATCAGACCAAAGCGTGGTAGAATGATCGTGTTCCCTCCGCTATGGATGATACCTCACAGGGGAAACCCTACAATAAGTGAGGACAAATACATTCTAAGCACTTATTTGCATTACTTATGAATTCACTTGAATTTACAATTTTAAAAAACCTTGTATGTAACGACGAATATCGTCGTCAAGTGTTTCCATATTTGAAGGTGTCTTACTTTGAGTCGGACACTAACGTAACACTTTTCAAATTGATCAAAACTTTCATTGAGAAGTATGAAAAGTGCCCAACCAAAGAATCTCTGGAGGTTGATCTCCAAGCAGCATCTCATCTGAGTGATGACACTTTCAAGAATGTCAGTGCGTCCATACAAAACTTAGAAGATGAGCAATGTGATTTCCAATGGTTGCTAGATACAACAGAAGAGTGGTGTCGTAATCGTGCCATCTATCTTGCATTACTTGATAGTATTAAAATTGCTGATGGTGATGATAAGGAAAGAGATAAAGGTTCTATACCTTCTATTCTTTCTGATGCTATTGCTGTTTCTTTTGATAATAGGATTGGTCACGATTACTTAGGGGATTATCAAGAGAGATATGATTTCTACAATACTGTAGAAGCAAAGATGCCTTTTGATTTAGCAATGTTTAATAAGATCACTAAGGGTGGTCTTCCTAATAAATCATTAAACATTGCCCTCGCTGGTACTGGTGTGGGTAAATCTTTGTTCATGTGCCACGTAGCAGCAGCATGTCTTCTCCAAGGTAAGAATGTACTATACATTACTTGTGAGATGGCAGAAGAAAGGATTGCAGAACGTATTGATGCTAACTTGCTTGGTGTTCCTATTCGAGATCTTGCTACTTTACCTCATAAAATGTATGAGAGTAAGGTTACTAACTTGATGAAGAAGACCAATGGTAAACTTATCATTAAAGAATATCCTACTGCATCTGCCCATGTGGGACATTTTAGGTCTCTTATTAGTGATCTGTCTCTCAAGAAAGGTTTTAGACCCGATATTATATTTGTGGATTACCTTAATATCTGTACTTCACAAAGATTCAAGGCAAGTTTTGTTAACTCGTACACCTTGGTTAAGGGAATTGCAGAAGAACTTCGTGGTCTTGCTGTGGAACAAAATGTGCCAATCGTCTCTGCTACTCAAACCACTCGCAGCGGTTATGGCAGCACTGATGTTGACCTTACTGACACTTCTGAGTCCTTTGGTCTCCCTGCTACTGCTGATCTTATGTTTGCCCTTATTAGCACTGAAGAATCGGAGCAACTCGGGCAGATACTTGTAAAACAATTAAAGAATCGTTACAACGACATCACTGTCAATAAGAGGTTTGCCATAGGTATTGACAGATCCAAGATGAGGTTGTATGATTGTGAGCAATCTGCCCAGAACGACATCCTGGATGCAGGTGATAATGACGACGAAACCCCTACTAACAAAAACAAATTTGGAGGATTTACTTTTGACTAAGCATATTGATTTTGATCGTTATGCAGAATTTGTGGCAGCAGTTACTTCTAAGTGCTCAACAAATTTTGTTGATTTTGCTGATCGAATTGGCGAGTTGGATCGTCAGGGTGCCAATATTGAACGACTGCTTACTGCTGGGGTTGGTATTAATGCTGAAGGTGGTGAGTTCCTTGAGATCATTAAGAAGATGGTTTTCCAAGGTAAACCTTGGAACGACGATAATCGAGAGCATCTTATTATTGAGTTGGGTGACCTTATGTGGTACGTTGCTCAAGCATGTATGGCACTAGAAGTTTCTTTTGATGAAGTGGTTGAAACTAACGTCAATAAACTTCAGAAACGTTATCCTGAAGGTGCCTTTGATGTTTACTTCTCAGAGAATCGTAAGCAAGGCGACAGATAAATAAAAGTAAAAATGCCAACCACTCCCCAAGAACTTTGGAGTTTGATTTCGAGTACAATAAGTTCTAGTCGATACGATCCAAGAACATCTGGCATTCCATCGACTGGAGCTTTTGCTCCAAAAAGTTCTAGTGCCCTTCATAACATAGTTATGAGAACAAAAGATAGAACCTCTCTTCATGATTCTATGCAAGAGTTCTTAAACACAAAGGGGATCCCATGGGAATGGAGTACCCAAGGATCTAGTACGGTTCTATCGTTTGAGATAAAGGGTTTATCTGTACTCACTAGGATTTTAATTAAACCTCTTATAGGAAATGCGTGGTTAAAAACTGGATTTAGAAATACGTTGCTTGAGAATTTTAAGAATAATAATCCTCAAGCAACGTATATTAACGGAACTCCAGACAATGCAACTGAGTATGAGATTATCAAAAAGTTTAATGATAAACTAGAAGATCTTGGGCGAGGATCTCCAGTACATGTGTTAATTAAAGGTGATTTGTATCAAAACATTATTGGAATGGTTCCTGGTCCTTTTGGGCATAAAGCAGATTTTGTTGGAATAGATGTAAACGGCGCTGCTAAATTTTTCATCTCACATAAAGATGGAAATACTGCTAGATCTTTCCAACAGTATTCTGGAATCTCTAGTCGTGCTGGAGATTCCATTCATGATCATGAACAAGTAGTTGAATTTAGAAAAATAATTTCTGAAAAGCAAGAAACTGATTTTTATGGTAGAGGATACTACATGAAAATCAAAGACACTAACCTCAAACAACGTGCTGTGTTTGGTAAAGATTTTGACAATGGTGCAGATAGATTGTCGTCTAATAATATAAATTTGTTTGCTCAAGGGCAGGTAAATTTAACTATTATAGAACGAGCAACTAAAAGAAAAAGGGCAAAACTTCGTATGGATTTTACAACTAAATTACTTGACAGGGGTCAAATTAATGATTTGAACGGCACTTATGAACCAACTTTGTTTGCTAGACAAGGTGAAGAATACAGAACCGTTTCTTATAAAGACCCATCTTTATCTGATGATGTAGAGTATAAAGGTAGTGTAGTCAGAGGAGTTCGTGCTGGAGTATTTTCGGATGAATATATACAAAGTAGATCAATGTCCATAGACGTTTCATCAGAAGAAGATTAAATGAAATTCTCACAGTTTAGTTCAAATGCAACAAAGACCTCATACAGGCATGGAAACCTGTATGAGGTTGGTTCGTATGTGCAGAATGGTGAAGGTGTAGTTGGGAAAGTACATCGTCGTGGTCCTAACTATGTTATTGCTATTACAGAAGAAGGTACAATGTTTAGGTCTTGGGTGACTGATATTAAAGAATATAAACAGTGGAACAAATCAGGATCTACTGTTAGTTCTGATCAACGTTTAGTTGGAACTGATGCGTATCGTAAGTTAGCATCTGACATGGCACCTGGATCTGATTATGACATGTTGAAGAAACCTTCCGAAGTTAAGCAGCGTATAAATAAAACTAAACCGATTAAAGAAGAGAAGATGAATACCACTGTAGAATTATCAGCGTGGATGCTTGGATTGAATGTCTCTGAGCAAAGAGAGATTGCATCTAAAGTTGATAGAATTATTGTAGAGAATTCGACAGATGAAGAACTGATTGAAGCAATTGATGCTCAGTTTGGCACTGAGCGTATGAAGGATCTTGCAGTTCAATACATTGAAATCATCAGTGAAGGTAAGGCAAAGGGTCTTGATGGTAAGGCATGTTGGAAAGGATACAAACTTGCTGGCACCAAACAAAAGGGTGGTAAAACTGTTGATAACTGTGTCAAGGCAGGATTTGAGGCAGAAGGTGAAATGATTGAAGAGAAGAAGAAACTGGATCCCGTTGGTAAAGAAGATGGTGATGTAGATAATGACGGTGACAAGGACGCATCTGATTCTTATCTTCTCAAGAGACGTGCTACGGTCTCTGCTGCAATTAAAGCAAAGAAAGGAACTAAGAAGGAAGAGTACTCTGATTGGAGAACTGAACTTCTTGAGAAGGATGTTAAGGGTGTAGTAGTTAATCCTCAGATTGAAGATGCTACTGATCCTGAGAGTGTCTTTGATAAGAATAAGAAACTGAAAGGTGCTAACAACATGAAAGAAGAGTGTGAAACATGCTCAGGCGAAGATTGTGGATGTGAGAAATGCCTTGCAAAGAAAGCATCTAAAGTCAAGCGTCGTAAGTATCAAGATGGTGTCAACGAAGAAGTTGACAAAGAGAAGAAAGAAGATATTGTCAAGGGCATGAAGAAGAATATGGGTGACCTTAAGGCACGTTATGGTGACAAGGCGAAGCAAGTCATGTATGCTACTGCCAATAAAAACGCTAAAAAGTGATATATAATTTGACCTTGCTGTTTTAATCATGGCAAACTTTTTAGTACCACTTGCAATCAAAATCATCAACGCTGCAGTTGATGCAATCCCCGACAACCTTGATGATCTCATCAAGAGATTCATGCTTGAACTTGCCAAAAAGGCAGTATCAAGAACTGACAATAAAATTGATGATCGTTTGGTAGCGGAATTAGAGAAAGCACTATTCCCTCCCAAACGATAATCTACCAGGAGGGGTAACCCTCCTTTTTTTATAAATATCTTTATACGCAATCAAATAGTATTATACAGGAGTTTAACGATGCCTCTCTGGGGAAAAACAGAAACTGACGAATCAAAACCAAAGTGGTTAGATAATGTAAACAAGGTAGGTCTTGCTGAAGATTGCTTTGCAACAGAGCAAGGATGGGTTCTGCGTCACTACAAGGGTGCTGATAAGAATACTGCACGTTACTGGGATGAAGTCCTGGTAGCGATTGGTGGTCTTGCTGGTGGAACTGATCCTGCTGCTGCTCTTGGAGAGGCAGACATCACTGCTGTATTCTTTGAGCAAGAAGCACTGGCACAGGGCGATACTGGAACCGTTGTTGTTGTCTACAACGAGCAAGTTGACGTTACTGGAACACCACAATTTACCCTTGTTGGTAGTGTAACTGGTAACATCAATGCAGCATATGCACGTGGAACTGGATCAAACCGTCTTGAGTTTGACTTCACTGTTCCTTCACAAGCAGAAGATCTGTCACTGCCTGGATTGCCAATTGATCTGAACGGTGGTACTATCTTTGATAAGGGCACCTCTGTTGCATCTGAACTTACTTACACCAATATCCTGGGTGCAGGTGGTTCTGGTGATGACCTTACTCTCACTATTGCATGATAATCTATGAAGTTTACTGAATTGAATGAGGATAACTACCTCTTCTTTGCAATTAAACATTATGATAATCCTCAGGCAGTAACTAAGGATGACTTCTACGATGATCTTAAAAGATTTAAGTATCTAAAGAGGTTGCTCAAAACTTATTTAAAGACGGGCAACCTCAAACTACACTTGATATTAAATCATATGATTATCATTTATAATGTTTTTGGTGAAGCGGCAACTCCATTACTTTTCTATAAAATTTCTAGTGAGTATTGGACAGTTCTAAAAAGTTTTATGATTTACTTGAATCGATATCCGCAAATAAATAATGATACGATTCAAATCGATCAATTTTGTATTCAGGAACTTCAAAAACTATGAAGGTGTTAACTCTAAAAATGAATGGTAGAGTATATACTGAGGAAGTTCCTACCAACAATGCATCTTCTGGTGCGATTGCTGGTCTTCCCCCTGACTCACCCCCTGTTAGGAAACGGAAGCGCAAGTTCAAAACCGATATTTTTCAAAGGATTAGAAACGCTAGATTAAAAGAAGAAACCATGGAAGACCAAACTGTCATTCACGAAGAAGATAATAAAAATACTGAAGTATCCGCAGCAATGCGTATGATTCAGACAAAACGCAAACTGCAAAAGAAGCAAGAGCGTGAGAAGCGTGCTGCAAATCGCAAGCAAGAGATTCAAGCATTATCTAAAGCAAAGGCAAAGGACTATGCAAAGAAAGCAGGTGCTCGCCAACAGCAAGTTGCTAAGGATGTAAGTAAAGCATCTTCCGAAAGAAAGCAGCAGAACAATTCTTTTGACTGGGAAGGTGCATTTACTGAACTTAATGAACAGTTTGCAACTCTTTCGCCAGAGCAAAAGGAAAAGTTTCTTTTTACTTGGATGGAAATGAGTGAATCTAATCAAGATAAGTTTACTGATATGATCTCAGAAAACTTCGACAGAGCAGCGGAGTTTGTGGAGACCCTCTAATGGCGTTTGGTCTTGGTAAATTAGCAGTTTTAGAAAGTAAACTGGACATTTATGAAGATCTCTCCAAAGAGATGCTTGACAAACTTGAAAGAGCAGTTGGAACCATCTCTGACAATAGCAATAAGATTGCTATAATCTTAGAGCGCCATGAAGGACGCTTAGAAGACAGTGAAAAATCAGATAAACTCATCATCAAAATGATTGAGGATCTGAAAACCAAGGTGGATAAGGACCACGAAGTAATGCACCAGAGAGTTTCTCAGTTGCAGAAGAGAGTAGATACCAATGCTAAGTTTGTCATTGGTGCTGGTGCTGTTCTTGCTACCCTTGTGGCAGTGTTACAAGTGGTCCCTCCTATTATCAAACTGTTGACACCTGTGGGTTCCTCTGTTAGTATTGATAAAACGTCTTTTGATTATGTTGCATCTCGACAGGAAGTACATCTCCCTGGTTTCTCTACGTTTAGAGAAGTTTAAAAAGTCCGAGAATACATACAATTTCAGATGCCCCTATTGTGGCGATTCTCAAAAGAACAAGAATCGTGCTAGGGGTTATTTCTTTCAGAAGAAGGGTTCTTACATCTTTAAATGCCACAACTGTGGAGTAGGAAGGACATTACCAAACTTTCTGAAAGATCATGATGCTCAGTTGTATGGTGAGTATGTTCTGGAAGCATACAAGGAAGGTTCTACTGGTAAGGGAACTAAAATTCCACTACCAAAATTTAAGTTTGAACCACCACGTTTCCAAATCGACATATTCTCAGACCTGCAAAAGATCTCAGATCTAAATAAAACACACATCGCTCGTCGGTTCCTTGAAGCACGCAAGTTACCAACTGAACCATTCTATTTCTGCCCGAAATTTAAAGAATGGACAAACAAACATAAGAAAGTTTTCAAAGATGCAAGGTATGATGAGTCAAGAATAATTATTCCTCTTCGGGATAAAGATGGTGTCTTTGGATACCAGGGTAGATCTTTGTATCCTCAAGCGCAAATACGTTATATTACAGTGATGCTTGACGAGGATAAACTTAAACTGTATGGTATGGACAAAGTAAACCAAGAGCAGACCATCTATGTCACCGAAGGACCCTTCGACTCCCATTTCTTGCGGAATGCTATTGCTATGTGCGGTAGCGATGTTAACAACAGCAATTTTGATAATCGACACGTATTCGTCTACGACAACGAACCGAGAAACAGAGAAATCTGTTCTAAAATTAATAAGACCATCCAAGAGGGATACAAGGTGGTAATATTTCCATCTTCTGTAACTCAAAAAGATCTGAACGACATGGTTCTTGCTGGACATGACGTTCAAAGTATGGTAGAATCGAACACCTACCAAGGACTAGAAGCAACTCTCAAATTTACACAGTGGAAAAAGGTATGAGCAACGGCATTCAAGTAAAGAAAAGAAACGGCACAGTTGAAGCAATTGATCTTGACAAGATGCACAAGATGGTTGACGCCGCTTGTGACGGTCTCTCAGGGGTTTCTGCAAGTCAAGTAGAAATCCAATCTGGAATTCAATTTTATGATGGGATTACTACAGATGAAATCCAAAAGATTCTTGTAAGATCTGCTGCTGATTTGATCTCTTTGGAGAATCCTAATTATCAATACGTTGCTGCACGACTCCTCTTGTTTGGGATTCGTAAGCAAATTTATGGTCTTTGTTGGGACCATCCTTCATTCTATGCTCAAATCATTCGTTGTATTGAATGGGGAGTTTATGACTCTGAAGTTCTTAATAACTATACAGAAGAAGAACTTAATACCATTGGTGAGTGGGTTGATCATGATCGTGACTTCTTGTTTACATATGCTGGTCTTCGCCAGGTAGTTGATAAGTATTTGGTTCAGGATCGTAACACTGGGCAAGTATATGAAACACCACAATTCATGTACATGATGATTGCAGTGACGATCTTTGCTAACTATGATAAAGACGTTCGTCTGTCTTACATCCGTAGATACTACAATGCAATCTCAAAACACAAAATCAACATTCCCACACCTATCATGGCGGGAGTGCGAACTCCACTTCGACAATTTGCTAGCTGTGTTCTTGTTGACGTTGATGACACCCTCGATTCTATCTTTAGCTCTGATATGGCAATTGGCAAATACGTTGCACAAAGGGCGGGAATCGGCATCAACGCAGGCAGAATCCGTGGCATCAACAGTAAGATCCGAGGTGGAGAAGTTCAGCACACAGGTGTTATCCCTTTCCTCAAAAAGTTTGAAGCAACTGTCAAATGCTGCACTCAAAATGGCATCCGAGGTGGATCAGCAACTGTCCACTTCCCAATCTGGCACCAAGAAATCGAAGACATCATCGTTCTAAAGAACAATAAAGGTACTGAAGACAACCGTGTCCGCAAACTTGACTACTCCATCCAGATTTCTAAACTATTCTACGAACGGTTTATTGCTAACGAGAACATTACTCTCTTTAGTCCTCACGATGTGCCTGGGCTTTATGATGCTTTCGGCACTCCTGAGTTTGATAACCTTTATAGAAAGTACGAAGGAGACACGAAGGTCCCTAGGAAAACCATTGGTGCTCAAGAATTGATTTTGAATCTGCTGAAGGAGAGGGCAGAGATGGGTCGTATCTACATCATGAACATCGACCACTGCAATACTCATTCTTCCTTTAAGGATAAGGTGAGTATGTCTAACCTTTGCCAGGAGATTACCCTACCTACAGATCCCATTCGACACATTGATGATGAGGGTGGCGAGATTGCTTTGTGTATTCTTTCTGCTATTAACGTAGGTAAGATTCACAAACTAGAGGAAATGGAAGAACTTTGCGATCTTTCCGTTCGTGCCTTGGAAGAGTTGATCGACTATCAGGGATACCCTGTAAGGGCAGCAGAACGTGCTACAAGGGCACGTAGATCGCTTGGAGTGGGTTTCATCGGTCTTGCTCATTATTTGGCACGCCATGGAGAACATTATGATGATCCTGGTGCTTTGAAATTGGTTCATGATCTTAGTGAGGCATTCCAGTATTATCTGTTGAAGGCATCCAATCAACTTGCTAAAGAGAAAGGTCCATGTGAAGCATTCCATCGTACCAAGTATTATGACGGAATCCTTCCAATTGATACATACAAAAAGGACGTTGATGAACTGGTAGTACCTGAGTACAATTATGATTGGGAAACTCTACGTACCGAGATCCAAGTACATGGACTACGACATTCAACGTTGTCCGCACAGATGCCATCGGAGAGCAGTTCCGTTGTGTCAAATGCCACAAATGGAGTTGAACCCCCTAGAGGATATCTGTCCGTTAAGAAGAGCAAGAAGGGAACCCTTAAGCAAGTCGTACCTCAGTACTCTTCGCTTAAGAATAATTACACTCTTCTCTGGGATATGGAATCCAATGAAGGATATATTAAGATCTTGGCGGTGATGCAGAAGTTCTTTGACCAAGCAATCTCTGGCAACTGGTCTTACAATCCTGAGAACTATCCTAATAAGGAAATTCCTATCTCAGTATGGGCACAAGATCTACTGACTACATACAAATACGGTTGGAAAACATCTTATTACCAGAACACCTATGATGGAAAAGGAGAAGAGGAATTAGAAGAAAAGCGCAATCAATTAGAGCAACTCATGTCAATTGCAGAAGAGGAGGACGACTGTGAATCTTGTAAAATCTGAACCAAAGAAAATCAAAGGTATGACGGTATTTAATACCAACAAAGTAGATACTAAAAAGCAACCAATGTTTTTTGGGCAACCACTGGGAGTTCAGAGATATGACGGGGCAAAGTACCCCGTCTTTGAAAAACTTACACAACAACAATTGGGATACTTTTGGAGACCTGAGGAGGTCTCCCTCCAGAAAGATCGTGGAGATTATCAAACTCTTCGTCCAGAGCAGAAGCATATCTTTACTTCTAATCTGAAATATCAGATCATGCTGGACTCTGTTCAAGGTCGTGGTCCTGGTATGGCATTTGTTCCATACTGTTCACTTCCAGAACTTGAATCTGCTATGACTGTGTGGGAGTTTATGGAGATGATCCACTCTCGTTCATATACATATATCATTAAGAATGTATATTCAGATCCGTCTGAAGTATTTGATACAATTCTTGATGACGAGAAGATTCTATCTCGTGCCTCTTCTGTAACTGAATCTTACAACGACTTTATTCACTCTGCACAAGAGTATGGTAATGGGAGTTTGTGGGAGTTTGCTAACGATGGGGTTGACCTCGGTCTATCTGAACGCTATGCTCTGAAGCGTAAACTCTACAGAGCAGTTGCTAATGTCAACATCCTGGAAGGAATTCGATTCTATGTCTCGTTTGCTTGCTCGTTTGCGTTTGGTGAACTCAAACTTATGGAGGGATCCGCTAAAATTATCTCTCTCATCGCCAGAGACGAAAGCCAGCATCTTGTCCTTACTCAAAACATCCTCAACAAATGGCGTGAAGGAGATGACCCAGAGATGCAAGAAATTGCTAGGGAAGAGGAACCAGTAGTTAGACAGATGTTTAAACGCTGTGTCGATGAGGAAAAGACATGGGCACAGTATCTGTTTAAAGATGGTTCTATGATTGGTTTGAATGACAAACTTCTCTACAATTATGTGGAGTGGATTGCAAACCGTCGTATGAAAGCGATTGGTCTCAAACCAGAGTATGATATCCCCGCCAAGAACAATCCTCTTCCTTGGACTGAGCATTGGATTTCATCTAAAGGTCTTCAAGTTGCTCCTCAAGAAACAGAAGTTGAAAGTTACATTAGTGGTGGTATCAAGCAGGATGTTACAGAAAATACTTTCGCTGGTTTTTCGCTGTGACAAATCCAGCACCTTGGAAGATGAGAGCATTGGCAGATCCAAATCTGTCAGACAGGGAGTGGACTCTATTAAAACTGGGTCCACAGACCTTGGGGCAAGCATTCCAACTCCAAGCACTAAAATTGAAATACCAGATCCGTGGAGTTGATATATAAGACAGTGATGTCTTGTGTATGTACGATAATCCATGGTGGTATGAAGGTGAAGTATTTGATTCCGATAGTATCAATGGTTATTATGGTTTTGTATACTTAATAACTAATACTGTTAATAGCAGAAGATACATAGGAAGAAAATACTTCTGGTCTTTTAGGAAAAAGAAAGGAGAAAAGCGAAGGCAAAGGCAAGAATCTGACTGGAAAAAGTATTATGGTTCTTGCCCAGAATTAAAAGAAGACATTAAGGAGTTTGGTAAACAAAACTTCAAAAGGGAAATCTTAAGTTTGCATACCACTCTAGGTAAATGCAATTACGAAGAGACCCGTCAGTTGTTCCTAAACAACGTTTTGGTAGAGGGCTTGACAAATGGCACTCCTGCCTACTATAATAGCAACATCCTCGGTCGTTATTACCGCAAGGATTACTTTGAATCACCATCGCTTTAGCGAGAGGTGAATGTAGAGTTCTATTTTTTTCATGCTAAGACAATTGTTTGTTCTGCCTCTTTTGACTGTCATTCCTGCTGCTTGTGCTTACCCCACACTCAGTGAGATTGCAGCACCACCTGCTCCTATTACACCTGTAGTAGAAGTTAAGAAGGAAGAACCAAAAGTTACTCCTATTGAAGTGGTAGAGAAGTCCTGGAAGTGCCCAGGGTGCAATTACAATGAACAATACGTCCTTGAAAAACTTCAACAAAAAACAAACATCTCTGATCGCAATGCCTTGGCAACGATCATGGGAAACATTAAATCTGAAAGCAACTTCCATCCCAATATTTGCGAAGGAGGTGCTAGAGTTCCTTACGATCGTTGCTATAGCGGTGGTTACGGACTCATTCAGTGGACCTCTACGAACCGTTATTTGGGGTTAGGTCGTTTCTCTAAAAAGTATGGTTATGATCCCTCTACACTTGAGGGTCAGACAGCATACCTGATTAACGAATACAATTTCCAAAAGGTTCTTCCAGAGTTTGAGGGTCATGGTAGACCTGTTAGTCAGTATATGGTTGCTGCATATTACTGGTTAGGTTGGGGTATTAAAGGATATCGTGAGCACTATGCTTACGATTATACTAAGAAACTTGTGTGGGCATAAGTCCCACCTTTCCTGTCTCAGTAGCTCAGTTGGATAGAGCATCTGCCTTCTAAGCAGTTGGTCGGGGGTTCAAGTCCCTCCTGAGACGCCAGGGCGAATAACTCAGCGGTAGAGTTCCTCGTTTACACCGAGGCAGTCGGGGGTTCGAATCCCTCTTCGCCCATTAGTTACAACTAAAGAAATGAAACCAATAGAATCTAACGAACAACTTCTACAAAGATTTACTAAAAGAACAATAGAACTTCAGGGTAAGTTGGAAGAACTTCGACCTGCTTATGAAGAGTATATAAAGTGCGAAAGGAGTATTGCTCGACTTGAAGGATCTATTCAGGTTGTTAAGTATATTACTTTGGGTGAACTTCCAAAGGACGGTAATCACGATGGTATGAAAGACCATAACCCAAATAAATAAATGAAGAATAGGAACTTGAAAGATAAAGGAATGTTAAATTATGCTATCAGTCAGATGCAAGTGTTGCAATAAGGAATTGACCAGCAGTACGAGACCACAGATATGTGGATGCCCAAATCAAACAACAGTAACCGAAGATAAAATTACGGCAGTGGACCTCGCTCAGGTTATCATGATTAATTCAGAAGAAATCCTTAAGAAAGGAAGTGTTTTCTCAAATCAAGAGTTAGAATACCAGGAGGCACGGAGGAAACGACGTGTCCGCAAACTTGATTTCGAGGAAAGATGAATCCTAAACAAACCAAACGCAAAGACGCATTTTTTATTTTCTATGAGAGTGTTCTCAAACCAGATCATGAACTGCGTCAAACTGCACACGAACAGGAGTGCTACCACGAACTGCTAGAATGGCGTGGTGAGATCATTGAGTACTTGGATCGCAGGCGGAACGAAGAATTTTTCAGCTGACCTCTTGACACCGCAAGTATTATCCAGTATAATACTTGCATCAACAACGGGACGTAGCTCAGTTTGGTAGAGCACTCGCTTTGGGAGCGAGATGTCGCAGGTTCGAATCCTGTCGTCCCGATTGGAGGTTCCCCCTCCATTCCTACAACTAAATTGCAAAGGCAATGTCTCGTTCTAAATTTCATTCAAAGTTCAAAAACGATCTCAAAAAACTGACTGCAGCAATCGAGGGTAATATTTCCCTTGATGAAGATTACCCTAAACTTTATCAGAAACTTATTCGTTTCTATGAAGACCAAGGAGTACAATTGTACGATGATCCTGAAGATGATTATAATGTAATTCTCGATCAGGTTGAAGCAGATCTTATTGAATCTGGTGTTTATGCCTAAATGAAACGTCTCGGGATGACGCTAAAAGCGCCCTGGTCGGGATGGGTTTAACGACCCCTCGGGTTTCTTGTTTTTCCATAAGAACAAGTGGTGCGGATGGGATATCTCTCCCCGCCTGGTTTCTTGCTTCCAGTCAAAGAGCAAGTGGTGGATCCAAACGACCCCTTCCGTGTGGTTGATTTCCTGTTTTGCAACTGAAACTAAAACAGGTGGCGTGCATGTGTCCTTGGGGGTCTGACCACCCCCTTTCCTGCGGGTGTAGTTCAGCGGTAGAACGCTATCCTTCCAAGTTAGATGTCGTCGGTTCGATTCCGATCACCCGCTTATTTGAATACTTAAAATGTTTGAAGAATTTATCAACTGGTTTGAAGGCAGTTACAATAATTGGAAACAAGCATCAAGTCGTCCGACAAGATTTGCTCATATCATCTTGACTCATGAAAAGATTTCTCATAATGAATTTCATGTGACTCAGAGATATAAACATGATGATAAACCCTATCGAGATAAACTAATTAAAGTTGTTGATAAGAAAGATCATCTGATAGTAGAGAATGATCAATGTAATTTGATCTTTGTTAAACGAGGGGGATTGTATTGGGGACAAACTGTTCCAGGATGCATATTCAAAGGGACTGTATTGGTAAGTAAAATACAAATGGGTCCTGATTTTTATAAAGTTATTGACGCTGGATTTGATCCTGAAACTGGAGAACAGAAATGGGGTTCTGAGAACGGACCTTTCTATTTTGATAAGGATAAATAAAACAGTAGAATACTTGTATACAAGTGGTATATAAAATAGATACGCCTGGACTACAAGACCAGGCAGTTACTGATGATAAAATTGACACTGCTACGATTAGTATTAGCAGGTTGTCATCCGAAGTTTCTGGTGCATTAGTTCCTATTGGTGGAATTATTTTGTGGAGTGGCACTGCAGATGCACTTGCAGGATTCCCCAACTGGCAGTTGTGTGACGGAAGTGCCATTACTTCTGGTACTTTGAGTGGTTCAAATACACCAAATTTAGTTAACAGATTTGTTATTGGTACAGGTACTTATGATGATACTGGTGCGGAATGGCAAACTGACATTACTGGATCTGATACCCAAACAGGTGGATCAAAAGATGCGATTGTAGTTGATCACAATCACACTCTTACTGATGACGGTCACAGTCATAGTATTACTCAAACTGATCACACTCACACCTCAAATCTTGATGGATATAATGTTCAAGTCAGTGGAGGTGCTTTCAGTATGGGACCAGGAAGCCAAGGTGCTACTCGTGTTAATAACTTTGCTATTAATGGTGCTTCGGCAAACATCACCATTGATTCTGGAACTACAGGAATCACTATTGACAGTGCAGGTTCTGCTGGAACGAACCAAAACCTCCCACCATATTATGCATTAGCATACATTATTAGGATTAACTAAAATGGTATACAAGATAGACACACCTGGATTACAAGACCAGGCAGTAACTACAGATAAAATTGATACTGCTGCAGTTACTCTTAATCAAGCGGCATCCTCACTGACTAATGCATTAGTTCCTGTTAAAGGAATTATTATGTTCTCTGGTACAGCATCAGAAGTCCCTGCTAACTGGAGTTTGTGTGATGGTACTAATGGAACTCCAGACCTGAGAAACAAGTTTGTCATTGCAGCACAAGCATATGAGGATAATAATGATAATGAGTGGCAAACAAATATCACTGGTACAGACACTGCAACAGGTGGATCAAAAGATGCGATTGTAGTTAGTCACACCCACACTATTACCGATGACGGTCATAGTCATGATATTACTGACCCTGGTCACACTCATACAGAAGAGGGTTCGAGAGATTCCAGTGGTCAAGACCAGGCAGGTTCTGGATCTGGTGATAATGATATTGCAGAATCGAACACTAGTGGGTCATCTGTTACAGGAATTACCATTGATTCTGCAACTACAGGAATCTCTATTGACAATGCAGGTAGTGCTGGAACTAATGCAAACCTCCCGCCATACTTTGCTCTCGCTTTCATCATGCGAGTTAGTTGACAGACCCCAAGACCTCTGCTACGATGCAGGGGTCTTTTTTTATTTGACTCATGACTATTGAAGGACGCCCAGACCTCCAAGTTGACTGGGAAGCACAGTTTCGCAAGCAGCGTCGTGATCGCCTTGACGATGCCATTGCTGAGTATCTGAACGATGACACTAAGACAGACCCCAGGCAGTGCTACGAGGAGATCCTGGCATCTGCTCAAGAGTGGATTGACTACCATAAGAACAATATGGATCGCTGGGTAGAATTTAAAATGTTGATGATGGGTCACCGTCATGTGGATCTTTGTGATCAAGGATACAATCCTGAAGTCCTTTATGAGGATGTCCTAAAATTCAAGGGTTGACATTCCTTAATATTTCCTATATACTTGGTTAGTAACAATTCTTTACAAATGACAGTAACAACTAATGATCGTGGTCAACAAAACATGTGGGCGAAAGAACCACAGATGGTAGTTGAATCATATCATCGCAAAGGTCTCATGACTCCTATGGAGCGTGTTGAAAATTACAATGGACGTTGGGCGATGATGGGAATCATCTTCGGTGCCATCTCCTACGCTGCCACGGGCAAACTCTTTTTTGGCATTTTCTGACAAAGGATTTGACAATGGCAGAACTAGTAGGTATAATTACTTCCGTTGCCTGGTTCGTCCTCCTGGCAGCATCCGTAGAAAAACTTTGCGAAACTTACTAATGGCATTCAACGTTACTATCCAAACCCCCGATGGCACTGAAACTACCTTTGAGTGTGCTGATGATCAGTACATTCTTGAGGCAGCAGAAGAGGCAGGTGTTGACCTCCCTTCGTCGTGTAAAGCAGGTGCTTGCTCAGCTTGTGCAGGAAAACTCCTCTCTGGCACCGTAGATAATGATGAGCAATCCTTCCTTGATGATGATCAAATTGCAGATGGGTTTATCTTGACCTGTGTTGCATACCCCACTAGTGATTGTGTTATTCTGAGTGAACAAGAGGAAAATCTTTGAACATTTACGAAGCGTTTGATACCTTGGGATGGGATCCCAAGGACGATATTGTAATTCAAATTGCAGGTACTTCAGTTTATGGTATTGAAGGTGACGGTAGTAAGTGGGCACCCACCAAAGGGACCCGTAAATACAACAAGGATGCCTTCATTGTAATTAAGAATAACAGTCGTACACCGTTTGAACCAAGTAAACCAAATGAATAAGTTTTATTTGTTCTCTAAAACTTCTTGTGGTCCCTGTGCCCTGGTAGACAAATACTTTAAATCAATTAAAGTTGATACCAGTATGATTGAAAAGATTGACCTTGAAGATTTTAGTGATGTACCTATTCCACAAGAGAATCTAGATCTCGCTAAGAAGTATGGTGTAACTGCTACACCTGTTCTTATTATTACTGATGCTGACGGTGTAAAACTGGAAGAGAAGGTTGGTGGAATGCAAATCACACAGAACATTAGAACTTTAGTAGAACAATATGCCTAATCCCAATGCTCTCTATGAAGACATGGAGAAACTCAATGCCCTTTACGAAGAACTCTGCTGGGCACATGATGATGAACTAGTGTTCACTCATGAAAATGGCAGGGTCATCATCAAAAACAAAACTTTGGAGGAACAACAATGAAAAAACTGTTTACCCCTGAGGCAGAGATCCTCAACGCACGTCTGGCAATGATTGGTTTTGTTGCTGCTATTGGTGCTTACTTCACTACTGGTCAAGTCATTCCTGGAGTATGGTGATGGAATTGATAGCAGTTGCAGCAATTCTTTTGGGAACATTTGCAGGTGCTGCTTTCCTGACAAAACCTGGTGACGAATGATACCAAATTGTATCACTATGATACAAAACTGATATATAATATGTACTCTGATGGAAGATCTATGAACTTCACCACGACTACACTTCTTTTAGGAACAGTAACTTCTCTTTTCAGTTGGGCGATCCTTGCCCCAGTCATACCCTAATCCGCCACCTTATAAATAAAACTGAATATCGTCGGCGCTATGCCAAAGGGACCTCTGCCAAATAACAGAACGGTCCCTTTTTTATTGTTTACAAAGAGGTCTATGATTACTCAACTGTTTCATATCTACACTAAGGAAACTAACAAAGTAGTTAAGCACAGTTTGACTGTAGAAGAGATGGAAAACATGATTGCTGCCAGGGATGTTGACTGGGATCGATGGGAAGTCCAACCATGTTTTACCGAAGAAGATTATCAGGATGCTAGTTATTGATAAATAATTCTACCGAATTATTAATTACTATGGCAACTGATGCAGAGAATAACATCTTGTGGAGAGTCACAAGAAAAAATGATGGTAGGACTGAGTACTTGATGTCCGCCCACAAATGGAATCTTGATCCTAGATTCGCAAAAATGTTCGATACCCAACGAGCAGCAAAGGCATTTATCAAAGAGAATGAAATTAAAGGTTCTGTTAGGAGACACGAACTTTGAGTTGACAACTTTGATACTGCTTGTATAATTAGTACTACGCTCTAAGTTTATGACATCATTCTTAATTGAGTTTTATGTACTCATCATTATATTAATGATGATGATTGCATATGCAGGGTTCGAGGGAACAATGAGAGTTTTTGTTTACCTGGAACTTCAAATTAAATATGCGTACATTAGATTTATTATGTGGAGAATGGGTCGTAAACTTAAGAAGCAATTGCTTAGTGAAACCAATCAGTTATTAAAGGAGATCAATGCCAAGAAATCACATGAGAAAGATTGACATTGAACCAAGAGTGTATAAGTTAAAAACAGCACTCTTCAATGGACAACATGAAGACAAGAATGGAGATTGGCATGATGGTGCTCACTATGCACTGGGTAAAGTACTTGAAATTCTTCAGGAGTATCGAGAATGAAAGATCTTGATTTCATTGACAACCTCATGGATGAAGATGACTACAGAAAACTGAGAGAACGTGTTGCAAAGGCAAAGAACGATCTCTTAATGGAAGAACCATGCCCCATCTATGAAGCGACAGATGAGGATTGGGATGACTTCTGGTACAACGAGGACACTTCTGGAACTGTCTCTGGGACTTGACAGGCACGGAAATCCGTAGTATTATAAATACATCAACACGTTAAGGAATGTAACGATTCTTTAAGATGTTGTAACAAACTTGTGGCAAAGGGTCTAACCACCTTACCGAGGCTACACAAGTAAAAGATGCCTCTCATATCTCTGTCTGAGGGTGACAGAGAAATAAGTACCTCCACCATTTCCCTGATGGACTTACTTACTTTTTTTTAAAACAATGACTGCTACTCTTTCACGTCAACAACAATCGAATAACACTTGGGAACAGTTTTGCAACTGGGTTACCAGCACTGACAATCGTCTTTACGTTGGTTGGTTTGGAGTCCTGATGATTCCTTGCCTGCTTGCTGCTACAACTTGTTTCATCATCGCTTTCATCGGTGCTCCTCCTGTGGACATTGATGGTATCCGTGAACCCGTTGCTGGTTCACTCATGTATGGAAACAACATCATCTCTGGTGCTGTTGTCCCCAGTTCCAATGCTATTGGTCTTCACTTCTATCCCATCTGGGAAGCGGCATCTCTGGATGAGTGGCTCTACAATGGTGGTCCTTTCCAACTGGTTGTCTTCCACTTCCTGATCGGCATCTATGCCTACATGGGACGTGAGTGGGAACTGTCCTACCGCCTGGGTATGCGTCCTTGGATCTGCGTTGCATACTCTGCACCTGTTGCTGCTGCATCTGCTGTATTCCTGGTCTATCCTTTCGGTCAAGGTTCTTTCTCTGACGCAATGCCTCTTGGCATCTCTGGTACTTTTAACTACATGCTTGTCTTCCAAGCAGAGCACAACATCCTGATGCACCCCTTCCACATGCTTGGAGTTGCTGGTGTCTTTGGTGGTTCTCTGTTTAGTGCAATGCACGGTTCTCTGGTTACTTCTTCGCTGGTTCGTGAAACCACTGAAACTGAGTCCCAGAACTATGGTTACAAGTTTGGTCAAGAAGAAGAGACGTATAACATCGTCGCTGCCCACGGTTACTTCGGTCGTCTGATCTTCCAGTATGCATCCTTCAACAATTCTCGCTCGCTACACTTCTTCCTCGCAGCATGGCCTGTCGTGGGAATTTGGTTCGCGGCACTGGGTGTCTCCACGATGGCATTTAACCTCAACGGGTTTAACTTTAACCAGTCACTCCTTGACAACGAAGGGCGTGTCATCAACACTTGGGCAGACATTCTCAACCGTGCTAACCTCGGTTTTGAGGTAATGCACGAGCGTAATGCACACAACTTCCCTCTGGATCTTGCAAGTGTCGAAGCAACTCCCGTCGCCCTCAAGGCACCTGCCGTTGGTTGATACGGATAACTACAAGTTGGCGGAGATTATCCAAGATACTTTCCCCAACTTGTACCGTCCACCCAAAGATTGGAAACCTCCATCAAAATTGAATACTAAAAATGAGAGGGTCAAATGACCCTCTTTTTTAATGCTTAAGCAATGGTTAAAAATCTAAATAATTTTTAGACCCCTTTTTAAGTAACAACATGAACATTCGTATCTGTCCAAAATGTGAAGCAAAGTGGGTAGATGATCAGCATTTCTGGGCAACTGGAAAACCTGGAAATGAACATGACCTTGCTGGTCTTGTCTGCAATAAGTTTGGAGATGACAGATGTATCAATCCTTGTAGAGGATCTGAACTTGGTGATACGTGGGCAAAGAGATTGAATGATCTTGAGAACGATCACCCAAAAGATTAGTAATCGCTGACATTTCTTTGTAACAATTGGTCTTTGAAAAATAGATAGAGTAGTTGCAAATACCTAATGCGATTTATTCTTTCTCTTTTCGCAGTTTTATTCTTTGCTCTTCCTGCTTGGGCAGTAGATGTTCAAATGGGTGCCAATGGGCAATTAGTATTTGAACCAGCAGAGGTTAGTATCGCTGCTGGAGAATCAGTACACTTTATTAACAACATGCTTCCTCCTCATAATGTGATTGTTGAGAATCATCCTGAGTGGTCACACGAAGGTCTCGCAATGTTACCAGGCGAAAACTTTGAGGTTGCATTTCCTGAACCAGGGGACTATACTTATTGGTGTGCCCCCCACAAAGGAGCAGGTATGATCGGAACCGTTCATGTCTCATAAACACGAACATATGCCTGACTGGGTTGCCTGGGCAGGTCTAGGACTGATGATCTTTACTGTCATGATTTTTGTGATCTTCACACTTTCTGTAATGTATTTTGGATGAACCACACTACCCATTTTATTCACATGATCGTTTGTTGCATTGTCGGATTAGGAGCAGGCGCACTTGGCGTCTGGGCATTTAATAAAATTAAAGATTCTAGAAATCACAATCCATGAAAACATACACTCACAACCTGATGAAAATTTATCTTGATACTGCTGATCTCAATGAGATCCGTGAAGCAAACAAAACTGGTTTGATTGATGGTGTTACTACCAACCCTACATTGATTCTTCGTAGTGGAAGAACTCTTCAAGCAGTTGCTAAGCAACTTGTGGATGAGTTCCCAAACTTTGAAAGTATTTCTACTGAGGTTGTGGGTGATACTGCTGAGGAAATGCTCAGTCAAGCAGAGCAGTTTATTGCTCTTGGTAGTCCTGCAATTACTATCAAACTTCCGTGTACAGTTGAAGGATTGAAAGCGTGCAAAGTTCTTAATAGTAAAGGTATTAATACCAATATTACTTTGATCTTTAATGCTGCTCAAGCAATCCTTGCTGCAAAGGCAGGAGCAACATATGTTTCTCCCTTTGTTGGTCGTCTTGATGACAACTCAATTGCAGGTCTTGAGGTAGTTCGTTCTATCTCCGAAGTTTATCGCGTTCACGGCGTTAAGACAAAGGTTCTTGCAGCGTCTATTCGTGAAGTACATAGGGCAGTTCGCTCCTGGTATAACGGTGCTGCTGTAGTAACCATGCCTCCTCAAGTTTTCTGGAAGATGTATGATCATATTCTTACTGATAAGGGTCTAGAACTATTCCAAAAAGATTGGGACGCTGCTAATGCTGAACTTTAAAAACTGGGGAGAAGGTGTAGAACCCCCCGAAAGATTAACAGAAGAACGAGTACAGGAGATGATTGATGATGCCATACGAAAACATAATCGTAATGCTTCAATTATCTCTATGTGTGTTGGGTGGGTTGTTCTTGCACTTTTTGCTGAGGGTTTGCTTCGACTTATCGGAGTGATCCCTCCCCTGGTGCCATGGTTGAACATCACATTATAGAGTGGGCAGGGGTAATCGCCCTGTTCCTGTTTGGTATGACTATGATCTGTCAAGGTCACTTTATTTTCCACGGGAAGCATGGATACAAACATTCAGAACGTGAGAAACAAAAGATGGCAGACACTAGAAAACAAATAGAAGATTTATTTAAATGAGAAAGTATATCGTTACAGTAAACGATAAGAAGCATGTGGTCTATTCCACAGCATCCGAATGGTTTGTATTAACTTCAGTCATTTCTCATATAGAGGATAAAAAAACATGGAGCATTTATTGGGACGGGCACTAGTTATCATAGCGGTGCCTTTTGTTTTAACTACACTTTACTTCGGTTCTAGAAAGGGTGGATACTATGACACCGATATGTACAAGGGAAATGGAACCGCCCACTAAGAGGCGGTATGATTTTGCCCTATCATCTTTTTCTAGAATATTTGGGGTGCCACATGTCACTCAAGAGATGTCTGACCTTTGCTTTGTTTGGGCATTGGGTGAAGAGATAGCACCCCTTGATTGTTTAAATCATGTTGATAGATACTTTAGAAAACTATGGACAGAATCAAAGAATTAGAAGAAGAAAATCATATGCTCAAAATTGAGGTAGAACGTCTCAACCTTGAGTTAAAGATTCTTAGAGACAATGATTGGAAACATCCAAAATCATGTTTACACAACGCTGACCCCTGGGCAACATGGATTTCTCGCAAGTAGTAATCGCAGTTTTTATGCTTTCGTTTGGTATCTTTATTTTTTTAGTTTCTATTCTATCAGATCAATGATGCACGAAGCAGGACACATAGCAAGAATGGTAATGGAAACCCCCTGGTGCTTAGGCGTCATGGGGTTCTCTTTGGTCTTCTTTCCTATCTTAGGAATGTGGGCAGTACATAAATACAAATGGGAGCACTGGGAACCTTTTACCAGAAAGCACAGATGAAATCACTAATTTTAATTGCATGTTTTCTTCCACTTGTGATTATGTTTATTGTGATGAAACTTGCTGTTTGGATAGACGCTGTTAATGCTGAGACGGATTATGTCAGACAAGAACCTCTACGAAAACGAGGACCCTTTGTGGAAAATCCGTATGCAGACGTTGATGAAGAGGAAGAGGAGTATGGAGACCGCACAGATTATCGATGAGGCACTCTGGAAGTACTACTTCGATAAGGGTCAAGAGGTTCCCAACTGGAAAAGAAATAAAGATCCTCAATGGTGGATTGATTACCTAACTAGTTTAGGAATTGATCCAAAGAATCCATGAACTTGTTTCTTCGCCCTCTGAATGACGTTAATGACCCAACTTGGTCTGTAATCATTTCTCTCGTCATATTATTGGCGGGAGTTTTGTATTATGTTGCATACATATTGAATATATCTTTTAAGGAGATGACTGATGTCCAAGTCACCAAACAAGGGCAAGAAGGGCACTGCGAACAACAAGAAGCAGAACCAGGGCAACGCGACTGCGAAGAAAGCTAAGAACGGGGGGAAGAAAAAATAAAGACCACTTGACTAAATAGTTGATGTGGTCTATACTAGACCTGTCGTTCATCCCATTCGCTGTTTGCGAATAGCGAATGAGACGCAAGTAAGTCGCGGAACGGAGCGTTCATCCTATGCTATTTCTCAGTTTACTACTCGCTACTCATGTCCCATCTTCAGATTATTTAAAGTGTGAGGACTTTGAGTGGTTATCTCAAGGAATATTAGAGTCCGAACTTTTTAGTCCATCTGAAAAGGTCGAACTTATCTTTAAATGGATGGATCATACTGATCCTGTATGCTTTTCTTTAGAGGCATAGGACGCAAACGACTGAAGGAACGGGAGTTAATTCACCCATTCTTTTAGGAGTAAAATCATGAACACACTTAACCTCATTCGCCAGCAGATCCAAAAGGCATCTGCACTTCATGATGCACAAATTCACATGACATCCTATCGTGGTGTCAAGTATGAGTGTAAGCAAGGAGTCGATGAGACCCACGGTACATTCTGTTATCGTGGTCACACTTATAATAAGTGAGTTACTTGTAGACAGAGAGGGTTGACACCCTCTCTTTTTTTCGGTATAATTAGTATAACCGCAATCTAACATGGGAATGTTTGATACGATTAGGTCTTCCATTGATTTGGGTCCTAGTTTTTGGCATAGAGATTTACAGACAAAGGATCTTGAATGTTCAATGATGACATACTGGATCGATCCTGCTGGTCAGTTATTTGAGATTGATTATTCAGGAACTCAAGATTTTGAATTGAATGGTGCGATTGGTTGGGATGCAGTTCCTAATGGATCTCATGGTAAAGTTAAACCAGTTTACATAACTAGAACCATAGAAGTTTATCCTTCCAAATGGGATTGCCACTACGCAGCATTCCCAAGAATAAACATTACATTTATTGATGGAGTATTACGTAAATGAAAAGGATTTTAGCAGCGTTAGCAGCATCTCTTCTTGCTACCCCTGCACTTGCGGACCATACAAAAGGTCACATTAAAGGATACAATTCTATGGATTCCATGGGTTGTATGATAGTCAGGGAATGTACAGATGGAGTCAAAGAGGTATACAGCATTCTTGATATTTCTTCTCAGTATCCCAATACTGATGAGTATACTCCTTTTGCTGCTGAGTTTAACAACATGCTCTCTTCCCTTAATTCAATCGGAGTTAAGGTGTTTCTAGCGGATAGTAAGTATTTTCCTGTGATGCACCGTGGTGTATACCATACTGTAACTAATAACTTCTATCTCAACAAGAGATACATGGATGAACCTGGCACACTAATGATGGTAATGCGTCATGAAGGATGGCACGCTGCTCAGGATTGCATGGCAGGTAGCATCAAGAACTCGATGATCGCTATCATTATGCCAGAAGAGAAAGTGCCCATGCTTTGGCGCACGTTAGCAGAAAGGACGTATCCTAGTTCTGCAGTTCCTTGGGAGGCAGAAGCACAATGGGCAGGTAGAACTGAAGGTATGACTATGAAAGCACTTGAATCGTGTGCTTCTGGTACAATGTGGACTGACTACGAACCAACACCACTGACTCGAAAGTGGTTGAAGGAAAATGGATTCCTCAAGGGGGGTTGACAAATGGGCATGGATCGAGTAAGATTAAAGGAGTTGCTTAAAGAACTTAAGCGACTGGTGAGCGAGATTGAATCAGAAGTTTATTCTGATGAGACATCGTATCTTTCTTATGATGACATCACAAAATGCACCCCAATCTTTGACGATGATGATGGGTATCCTGACTAATGCATGGAGATTGTGGAGTTATGCACTCGGACGAAAAGAAGGACGAAGTGACAAAGAGGCGAATATCGTTGCTGGTATACGCACTCTTATACTTCTCACTTATTTTGTCACTAACTGTTTCATTGTTGCAAACGCAGTAAGACATTGGAACAATACAGGTACAAACGTTTGGATTTGTGCCGACAAACCTCGCGGCGGTTACTATTGTAGTCGTCGCTGACTGGAGAGTTGGTCGAGTGGTTTATGGCACTGGTCTTGAAAACCAGCGAGGGTCACACCTCCCAGGGTTCGAATCCCTGACTCTCCGTTGTTAGGTGGTTATCACTACCTAACATTTGTATACTTTTTGTATACATATATTACAACTGTCACATGTGCCAGTTGGATAACAGCACCAATGCCTCAATTACTCGCAACGGGATCTGTTATGATTAGCAAGCGTTGGAAGTCGATCCGACCAACATCTGTGGGTAACCATTCCACAAGTAAAAATTCTACGAGGTATTTTCAAATGATTAAATCCGCATTCGCAGCTCTGGCTGCTGCTCCCCTTTTCGCTGGCGCTGCAATGGCAGGTCCTTATGTGAACGTTGAAGCTAATTCTGGTTTCAGCGGCAGCAACTACTCTGGCACCACCACCGACCTTCACGTCGGTTACGAAGGTGCTCTGGGTGAGTCCGCTTCCTGGTACGCTCAAGCAGGTCCTTCTATCGCCACTCCTGATGGTGGTGAAACCAGCACTGTTTTCTCTGGTAAGGCAGGTGTTGGCGTTGCTGCTACCGAATCCCTGGGTATCTATGGTGAGATCTCATTCGCTACCGTTGACGGTGGTGACAACAACTATGGAACCAAGGTTGGTCTGAAGTACTCCTTCTGATCTCTGTTGGGGGTCTTATGACCCCCTTTTTTTATGAACTTTAAAAAGAATCTATTCTGTTGTGTAAGCAGTCCAGTTTGTCATTTAGTATTGATAACTTTTGGGTCTCTTTGTTTTATTCAATTGATACACACACATGCTCACCATAGTATGGAAGTAGATACTGATTCTTATGTTCGCAATTTTTGCAAAAAGAACATAGACGAATGTAAACGCATCGTCAATGATCTGGGGGGTTGACACCCCCCTTTTTTATTGGTATACTTGTTTGAAGTTACCCCTGGAGGTCATGGAAGTCATTCTTTATTCAAAAGATAATTGTCAGTGGTGCGACCGTGCCAAGATGTTATTTGATAATTTATCTGTTAAATACACTGAGTATAAGTACGAAAAACACTTTACTAAGAAAGAGTTTTACGCTGAGTTTGGTGAGGGTGCTACGTTCCCTCAGATTTCTATTAACACCAAACACATCGGAGGATTCAAAGACACACTGCATTACCTTCAAGAAAACGAACTTATCTAATGGAACCCACCGAAGAAATTTACGTCCTCGTCGAAAAGTCAATCGATGCTGCCTTTGACGGAAAGTTTCTATTTAATCTCTACACATATGTGAAATCATCTAAGTTCACTCGTAGAGAAGTGACCGCATTTATTGAAAGTCCTACTGCTGTCAGTATTTCTAACATCGTACTGGAGTTAGAACTTTACATTAAGGGTAAAGATAAAATCGCAAAGGAAGCATACGGTCATCTTTCAAAACCACAAGCAAGAAAGATTAAGGACTATCTTTACAAAATTCTCACAGACGCATGGAAGTATGAAAAAGAACGAAGACCAGGAAGAAAACCTGGAACCACAATCAAAAAGCGAAAGTCAGGAATTGCCCATAAATAAAGGTGATGAGTTCATGCGTCTTAGGAGGAAGAAACCTAACTTACCCATAGAGGATAAATCCCAGGAAGGAGACAAGAAGATGACGACAGCAGTTATCCTAGTATTTTCCACGTTATTTACGGTTGGAAGCGCACTAATTGGATTTTTATTTGGATGGTTTGGTCATGCATATTTCACTACGTTTATGGAGACCTTAGCAAATCAGGAGGAGGAAGAGGAAGTCACCTTTACACCACATCCAGAGATGATGGATGAAGATGGCAATACTATTCCATTCCAAGTTGCTAAATTAATTAGCGTAGAGTTTGATCCTACAGACGCCTTTGATTCTGATCCATTCCCTGACGACTAAATAAAACACACGACACTTTGTATTACTTATGAAACTCTTGATTTCTGAAGTTATTAAAAAGGCATCTAATGCCAAGACCAAACAAGAAAAGATTAAAATCCTTAGGGATAATAATTCACAAGCACTTCGCTCCATTTTGAAATGGAATTTTGATCCTAACATTAGTTCTGATCTTCCTGAAGGTGAAGTGCCATTTAATAGAAACGATGCTCCTATTGGTACAGAACATACTGTTCTTGAAAGGGAAGCACGTAATCTATGGCGATTCATTAAAGGAGCAAATACCCTTTCTCGCATGAAGAGAGAGCAACTGTTCATTCAACTCCTGGAAGGACTTCATGAGTCAGAAGCAGACATTGTATGTCTTGCTAAGGACGGTTGCCTTCAGACAAAATTTAGAATTACTCATGCCGTAGTTAAAGAAGCATTTCCTGAAATCAAATGGAGTGAATAATGGTTAGTATTGTCAATGAAGACAGAGTGATTTATATGATTGAAAAGTGCATTCAGGAGGAGCACAATGTCCAAGAAACTTTCCACAGAGTCCGACTATCAAACCCAGGATTCTGTGAAAACAGAATTAGAGAACTCATCAATGCAACAAGGACTGACTGAATCTGATAAGAAATTTCTACGCTCTAGGTATGGCGTGGAAATTTTCAATCATCAATGCGTTCCGTCAGATATTAATAAAAAACAATGGCCATCAGACGCTATTCTTATTACGTATGAACTGGATGGTAGAGTTATCCATGACCACGTAAGGGGACCTAAGATGGTCATTGTTTTTGATGCCTACTATGATATGCTAAATCCTATTGGTGGAAAGATCTTGCATATGGATCCATGGTATGGTATGATAAACCCGAAGTTATGGAACAACTCCAAACCCAAGAAAAAATGAATGAAGATTGGCGCTACAACGATGAGCGTATGGAATTACGCCAAGAAGTTTACAACATCCTTCTCAATCGATTTGGTGGGTTGACCGATGAAAACGGTGAACCCCGTTACAGTATGCAGTCAATTACTGAATGCTGTAATGATTGGGTTTCCCAAGGACATGCACTTCCTAATGGTATTGTAAAGTATTATCAAACGTATTATGCAAGTTAAATTGATTTCAGTTACCCCTGATGCTGAAAAGACGATGGGGTATGTAGCACGTGTTAGCAACCCCAACAACCAGGATAATCCAAAGGTTGCGGGTCTTTTGTCCTACTGCATTAAACACGGGCATTGGAGCGTCTTTGAGCAGGCGCATATGACGCTTGAGATCGAGACCACCAGGGGACTGGCAGCTCAGATACTCCGACATCGCTCATTTACATATCAAGAATTCTCACAACGCTACGCAGATTCTTCTCTGCTTGCTGAAGAGATTCCTCTCTTTGATCTTCGTCGTCAGGATACAAAGAACCGTCAGAATTCTATTGACGACATCGACGACTTTACAAAGCAGCAGTTTCAGATTGAGATCCAGAAGCACTTTGCTTCTGCTATGGATCTCTACAAGAACATGCTTGACAAAGGAATTGCAAAAGAGTGTGCCCGTTTTGTATTGCCTTTGGCAACGCCAACTCGTATTTACATGACGGGATCTGTGCGTTCATGGATCCATTATATCGAGTTGCGTTCTGCTCACGGTACACAGAAAGAACATATGGACATTGCAAACGAATGTAAGTGCATCTTTGCAGGTCAATTCCCTATTGTTGCTGAGGCAATGGGGTGGACAACACACGGAGAAAACAATGCCCCTGTATGATTTTAGGAACAAGGAAACAGGAGAGATCATTGAAGTTCGCATGAGTTTCACTGAGCTCGATAAATACAAGCAAGATAATCCTCATCTGGAACAGTATCATGGAAACTTCCCTGGAGTTGTTGCTGATGCAGGTATCCGAAACAAAGTTCCTGATGGTTTCAGAGATGTTCTGAAGTCAATCAAGAAAGCAAACTACGGTTCTACTATTACTCCTCCTTAAACACGTATGCCCAGAAGAAGAAAGGACAACCAGTTCGATTTTGTTAATAGTACTCCTAAGCAAATGAGACGTAAGAAACCCATCAACATTGATCAACTTAAGGATCTACCACCTCTTACTGAGAATCAGGAAAAGGCATATGAAGCATATGAAGCAGGCAAGCATTTGTTCCTGTATGGTTGTGCTGGTACTGGTAAAACCTTTATTGCTATGTACCTTGCATTGAAGGAGATTCTCTCAGGAACTTCTCCTTATGAAAAACTGTACATTGTCCGCTCTTTGGTTCCTACTAGAGAGATTGGTTTCCTTCCAGGAGATCATGATGACAAGTCAAACTTGTATCAAATTCCTTACAAGAACATGGTTGAACACATGTTCAAGATGCCTGATGATCCAGCGTACAATATGCTGTATGATAATCTAAAGGCACAGGAAACTGTCTCATTCTGGAGCACTTCATTCCTTCGTGGCACAACTTTAGACAATGCTATTGTCATTGTGGACGAAGCACAGAATCTAAACTTCCATGAATTAGATTCAATCATCACTCGTGTGGGTACTGATTGTAAGATTATTTTTGCAGGTGATGCACTTCAAACTGACTTGGTTAAGACCAACGAAAAGAATGGCATCCTTGATTTCATGAAGATTCTTGAGGTTATGGATGAGTTTGCAAGCATTGAATTTGATGTCAATGATATTGTGAGAAGTGGTCTCATCAAGAGTTACATTCTTAGTAAAATGCATTTGGGGTTTGCTTAATGTTTAATCACGTTGATATGGGCGTCATCCTTGAAGACATTAAAGCAACTACTGTCGAAGGGAAAAGGGTGTATGCCGTAGGTGAAGAGAATTATCCTTCAATCTCCACCATCTGCTCCTTCCGCAAACGCAAATCAATTGCAGAGTGGAGGAGTAGAGTAGGTGCAGAAGAAGCAAACAAGATCTCAACTCGTGCAGCGTTAGTTGGAACCTCGCTACATAGTATTGTGGAAGATTATCTAAACAATAATCTTGACTTAGAAAGGTACAAAGATAAGTATCTTGCGTTGTTACTGTTTAAACAGGCAAAGTCCATGTTTAATCGTATTAACAACATTCACTTTCAAGAGGCACCTTTATACAGTCACGAGTTTGGTATTGCTGGACGAGTAGATTGCATTGCTGAATTTGATGATGTCTTGTCTATCATTGACTTTAAGACATCATCAAAAGAGAAGCAAGAATCCTGGATTGAGAACTACTTTGTTCAAGAGACAGGGTATGCTAAGATGTATGAAGAAAGGTCTGGCATTAGGGTCGAGCAAATTGTCACCCTAATTACATGCCAAAACGGGGAGACCCAAGTGTTCATCAAAAATCCTGACGATTATGTGCCTCTGCTAAAAGATTACATTGCAGAGTACAGAGATGCCCATTAAACCAAACAAAAACATTGATCAGTTAATTGATGACAACTTTATGGATAAGAATAAGTTTTCAATGACAATTGAAAACATTGTGAAAGACAGCAATAAAACACTCAACTATATTGATGCTATCGTAGATTTCTGTGAGGCAAAAGACCTTGAAGTTGAGTCCGTTGTTAAGTTGATCGCACCGTCATTGAAAGAAAAAATTAAAGCAGAGGCAACCCGCCTCAACTACATCAAGAAAACAACCAGAGGTGTACTTCCTATTTAATTATGTCTGCTTTTGAAGTGTATCTTACCTACGTTGCAATTAAAACACATTTTACAACGGACAGGTACGATTATTTTCGGTATGAAAAAACTAAACTCAACAGAGTTTCAAAAGAATCTTTTCAAAAAAGAAACGACATCTATTTCTTTGAACGTCTTGGTGGACAGTACAATGAAAATGATGTCGTAGAATTTTTTGTATCAAATTTTGTAGTTAACTCTAACTTCTATATTAAAAATATGAATCCCTCAAATTTAGTTGAGTGGAAAAGAAGGCAGCAGAGTATAACTTATTTGTTCAAGACGGATTTGGAAAATATTATGAATGAATGTGAGTCCCTTAATAAGTCGCTTCAATGTGAGAGGGGCACTCATTCAAAGGCATTGAGGATGTACCTTGGTGGTCATATTATGCTAGAGACATTGGTTCTTTTAAATAGGATTACCAATTTTGCCAGTAGGTATGATACAATTATTGGTGATGATGTGATTTGGAAACGCATGTCAAAAATGATAAAGAAGTATGATCCCTTCGTCAACTATGAAACTTCAAAAGCAAAACAAATTGTAGCAGAACACTTATGAATGATAAGAATTTATTCTCTTCGGAGATAGTTAAAAGAGAAGCAGAAGTCATGTATCGATTGTATCGAGATGTGACTCAAAAAATGTATCGCTTTGCAGATCTTTCAAAGGAAGAGAAGTTGCAAATGTTTGACGACATGGATACTCTTGTCGAAAAACAACAGATACTATATACTAGGGTCATGCTTTCAGATGATGATGACAGTGAAATGGTGAAGGAGAATTTCCGAATTGCTGCCAAGCAAATGGGAATACCTACCAGTCAAGTAGGACCAGAGGTGTTTCGTCTTGCCAAGCAAGCGGTCGATTCCCTCAGAGAAACTCTTGAAGCAGAAGAGGGTTGACAAGACCCTCCCCCCTTGCTATGATAATCCAGTCAATACGACACAATCCAACCAATCCAACTAATACGGAGAATACAAATGTCTTTCGAATCCCTGAAGTCCAAAGGTTCCCTGCTCAGCAAGTTGACCGCAGAACTGAACAAAACTGAAGGTAAATCAGGTTATATCGACGATCGCATCTGGAAACCTGCCATGGGCAAAGATAACGTCGGTAGTGCTGTAATTCGCTTCCTCCCTGTGGCAGAGGGCAATGAACTGCCATGGGCAAAGGTCTGGTCCCATGCCTTCCAGGGTCCTGGTGGTTGGTACATTGAGAACTCTCTCACCACCATTGGACAGCAAGATCCTATTGCAGAACTGAATCGTCAACTCTGGAATAGTGGACTTGATAGCGATAAAGAAGTTGCTCGTAAGCAGAAGCGTAAACTGTCTTACTATGCAAACATCTATGTTCTCAAGGATCCTGCCAATCCTCAGAACGAAGGCAAGGTTATGCTTTACAAGTTTGGCAAGAAGATCTTTGATAAGATCAACGAAGCAATGCAACCTGAGTTTGGTGATCAAGAATCAATTGATCCATTTGACTTCTGGCAAGGTGCTGATTTCAACCTGCGTATCAAGAAGGTTGCTGGTTTCTGGAACTACGATTCTTCTTCCTTTGCTCGTCCCTCTGTCCTTGGTGGATTTGGTGATGCTGAACTGAAGCAGATCTATGATCAACTCCACGACCTTCGTGAGTTCACCGACGCAAAGAGTTTCAAAACGTATGCTGAACTTCAGGCACGACTCAATGCTGTGCTGAGTGGTCGTCCTGTTGCTGCTGAAGTTCGTGATGAAGAGATGGACTTCGGTGCTCCTACTCCTCGCTATGAAGCACCTCCTGTGCCTCAAGAGTTGAAGCAAGAGTTGACTGCTGTTGCTGCCAACGCTAGTGACGACACCTACAGTTACTTCGACTCTCTCGCCAACGAAGAGTTCTGATAGAGAAGGGGGTCCTGAAAAGGATCCCTTTTTTTTGTCCCAAAACGAAAATCACTTTTTAGTTACAAAAAAGTCGGGAAAAAAATCCCGCCAAAAATTTGGTCAAAAGGGTCGATCATAAATAATCCAGTAATGGTGGGCATTTTTATGTTATCGACGCAGTATCGCCTCCGTCTGGAGTTTATTTGTTCTAGAATTGTAAATGGAGAAGAGGTTCAACTTGAGGACATGATTTGGGCAGACAAGTTAGCAAAGGCGAATGGGTCTGCTAGAGAAATGCTCACAAGGGCAAGACGCATTGCGGCAAATCCAGCAGAAGAAGGTTCTCTGGACGATTTCATGAACAAAATGGGTCTAGGAGACCCAGACCCATCAAACCACAAAAGCAAATTTGAAAGTGCAGATGAAATTGTAGAGTGGTTCAAACAAGACAAACCTGATGATTGGAGACAACGTGATTAATTATTTGACAGTTTTAAAGATTCTGTGACGAATTCAGTGCTAGGGGTAAATTTCATCTCTTTCTCAAAGATGTTTAAAAAGTCCTCTAGCAATTCTGGTTTCAAAATGTAGATTTGCTTTTTTTCGTCATTTCTGCGGGTTTCGTACAAATAGTTGGTTACCCCAATCCTGGATTCTGCTGCAGTTCTTTGATTTCCAAGTGGATCGATGAATCTGAAGGATTCTCCAACTTCAATACCACCATTTAAAATGGTTCTTCCTTTAAATAACTGTTCTACGGTTTCGTAATGGTGGATAGCGTCAGGATCTACGTATTTTTTATTGATGTACTCATTTAGAGAAAGTGTATTCCTTGGCCAATCCTCGTACAAGTTTCTGATATTGTTTATCAGCATAATGACCCAATCATAACCAGGATCTCCATAATAATCAAAAGAAATGGTATCTGGTCGCTCCTCATCAGAGACAAAATAGTCGTTAAAAACGGTTGATCCCGCTAAAACGTCATCGACAACCTTAATTCGACCAAAAATGTTTTTGATACGAATATAAGTTCCATCATATGGATTTTTGTCGTATTTTAAGTAAAGAATGTCTGGGATTCTGTTAAAGTATGACATTTGTTTTAGAATGCAGGACCGTAATAACCATCAGATTCACGTTGGGACTGTTCAGATCTAGCACTGAACGAGATGCCGTCCATATCTTGAGTGTCTTCAAAATCTTCAATATCTTCTCTTACGAGGTTGGTGAGTTCTGTGAATGAAAGTGAAAGTGTCACTGCGGTTACAAAACTACCAGGAGTCAATGAAATTACATTATTGGGAGTGTAATTTACATTCATTGATTTTAGGGCACAATATCTAGTATTTGGCAAGAATGATGCCAAATCTGGAGTTTCTGAACCTGCCTTGATCTGCCCACCACTTTTTGTAGAAAGTGAACTCTTGTATCCACTTGGGATAATTCTGAAAATATAAGGATATCCTAAGAATATAGTATTATTCTTCTTATTTGACTTAGAACTTGGGTGCATTGCAATTTTGAAGAATTTGATGATCTTCTTAATCTCTACTTCTTCCTCTGCATCTCTTGCTACCAGAATATACCTAAATTCAAAGTTTCTGGTTTCCATCTTATCAAAGGTTTGCAGTGTGTTATCGTTAAAGGTAACACCAAACGCTGCTCCTAGAAAACTATCAGTGTCAACACCGCTTGTTTTGGGGATTGTTTCTAAAAGACCACCGACTACATCTCCAAGAACCGTTGCTGCTGTAATTCCCCCAACTTTTGCTGCTTGTGTTGCCAAATCTGCCATACTGCTACTTCCAAAGGCAGAACCCAATGCACCAAATTGAACTGATTTCCAGTTAGCACCGTAACTGTATTCTAATGACTGAGGAACATAAAGAGAGACAGAACCTTTTCCAGAGGCATCACCTTCTCCAGTTGATTTGTTGCCGTAATTCGTTTTGATTGTTTCTGTAAAAGTGCTTTGTTCAAAATTATCTAAAGTTGTTCCTGCCAAAGCAGAACCACCTTGGCGAGAGATTGCAGATCGTATATTTCCTTGTCCAATTTGTGGTGCGGCACTATAATCATATGCCACAAACGAAATATAAAATCCCGTTTGAGATATTGTGCTTCTTGGGTATCTGTATCTTGCTTCTGCCATTATCTGCGGTTTCCTGATTGGACTTTGTTTGCACTAACAAATCTATTTTTGCTATCACGAAATTCCTCTATAGGCAAAGCAGCAAATTCTACTAATTCTTTATCTGGAACTTCAAAGAATAAGTTATCTGCTCTCTTTATAATATATCTATGTAGCAATTTCATTGGAATGGTTACCTTGCTATTTAGAAACTTTTTAGCAAGGATCATTCTTTGTTTTTGTGTAGTATAATGGAAATTTGCCCCCATAAACCCATCATCATAAATTGTGGTTATTAAAACTAGAGGATATTTGTCCCAATGTCTTAATTGCACTTTGGTTTTGGGGTCATATTCAAATAGGTAGAATTTACCTACCATCACATCATCCTTTGCATGATCGAAAAGGTAATTGAACGCAATACTTCTTTGTGCCGAGACGGTTTTCGCCCCTTCTTTCTTTATTGCGTCTATGACTGTCATATCTTTAACTCCTTTTCTGTTAGTATTTTAAATTCCCATCTTCTGTCTTTACAGTACTCTCTTGCTGCGTGCCATTTTGCTTCATTAACTGCATATGTGGTAACTTCGGTTATATACCTCTTTGTACGACGGCGTTGTTTTTCGGGAGGTGTTGTTTGCTTAAGCGGTTTGATCTCGATAATAAATTTCTGAGTCCCCCCAGTTTTAGTTCTTGCTCTGACATAGAAATCTGGGAAGTAGCGATGGACCCGATTATCAAGAGGAGAGATATAAGGGATAATGATCTCTTCACTTCCCCACTCAAGAACATTTTCGTTGTTATCGCACCAAACCATAAATTTTCTTTCCCACAAGGAACGGTATATAACATTTGTTGGATCCCCCTTATACTTTTTTGGATAAGATGGTCTGTATTTACCACAGTACGCCATAAATATTGTCGCTAAATATAAATATACTCTTCCAACTCTATTTAGATGAAGATTAACGATGTTATGACGAATATAGTTGGTCCTTATGGACTTTCTGCGTCTAACCGATACCAAATATCATTTAACTTTAGTGCAAATGCTGCACTTTCAGTGTATCTTGGGGTGGAAGGTGTTATTAATCCAGAGACGTATGAGAGAAATGATCTCACGTCTAATGGTGCTAAACTGAGTTATCTTGCGGATGAAGTTAATATCCCAGGATTTAGTATCAGCACTGGAGATTTTGAAGGGCACATGCCTGGAATGAATCAAAAGTATGCACACACTAAAACTTTTAGGGATTTTACCATCACATTTTTGATGGATCATGAACACCTTCCTATGAACATGCTACATAAGTGGGCAGAATATATGTTCCCCTTTCAAACTGGAATACCAGACATTACTGCCAGAGATTGGATGTTAACTCGTTATTACAAAGATTACGTTTGTGACATGACGATTGAAAAGACAGAACCAGAATACTCTAATAGAAGTAATAAGGTTCCTTCTAAATCGACCATCCAATTATATAATGTATTCCCATACTTAATAAATGATTTAACCGTATCTAATGGTCCTAATCAACCATTAAGATTACAAGCATCATTCTATTATGAATATTCTAGATACACTAAACGGTTGAAAAACGCCTAATACTTGCATAATTTTTGGAGATTAATTTATGTCTTTACCCACCTTGACTTCACCAACATATGAATTGGTAGTCCCTTCTACAAAGAAGAAGATCAAATATAGACCATTCATGGTCAAAGAGGAAAAAGTTCTCTTGATGGCGTTAGAATCTGAAGATGATAAGCAAATTGCTAATGCTCTGAGAGACATTATTTCTGCTTGTGTCTTAACAAAAGGATTCGATGTTGATTCATTGGCAACTTTTGATATTGAATACATGTTCCTAAACATTAGGGGCAAATCTGTAGGTGAGGTTATTGAACTTCTTCTGACTTGCCCAGATGATGGAGTAACTGAGGTTAAAGTGTCTATTGATGTCGAAGATGTAAATGTAGAATTTGCATACGGTCACACTAATAAGATTAAAGTTTCGGATGATCTTTGGATTGAGATGAAGTATCCAAACCTTGATAGTTTTTCTGATCCACAAGAAGATATTGACGACACTTTTGTGTTTATGGCAAAATCAATCTCCCGCCTTTATAATGATGAAGATGTTTGGGATTCCAATACCACAACAATTGATGAATTTGTTCATTTCCTTGAGCAATTGAGTTCTAAGCAATTTGCCAACATTCAAAAGTTTTTTGAGACGATGCCATCTCTTCGACATAAAATTAAGGCAAGCAATCCAAAGACAGGTGTTGAGTTTGATTATGTAATTGAAGGATTGTCCAATTTTTTCGCATAGCCCTCTTCCACAATTCCCTAGAGAATTACTATAGAACTACTTTTGCATTAATGCAACATCATAACTATAGTTTAACTGAAATTGAATCTTTAATTCCTTGGGAATATGACATCTATGTTGCATTATTGAAGCAATACTTGGAAGAGGAAAAACAACGCATAGAGCAGCAACGTAGAAACGCATGAAGAACCGATTAGGACTTACCAATTATACTAGCGCCATAAGAGAGATTTATGACGCTAGAGGGTATTCGCCTGAAACTGGGGAAGAAGAAAGAATACCCAGAGAGGTAAAACGAGATACTGTTGGTTCTTCAACTTTGGCGCATGAAACTTTGCGCTTGAGAAATGTTGCTGTCTTAAATTTAAAACTTAAGGAAAAGATCTTTAAGTATGAACAAACTAGATTAAGACAATTGTCTATTGATGATGATATCATCAAATCAAAAGTTAGAACTGCAACAAAAGGTACGATATTAGATCCCACGAAGAAGGATGGATTTAATTTTAACTTACCTGGATTTCCTAAGTTTAAACCAAAACTAAAACCACCCAAGAATAGGAATAAACCCAAGAATAGGAATAAACCGAAGAATCCAAATAAAAGAAATAGAAATCAAAATCGAAATAAGAATAAAAATAAACCACGTGTAAACAAACCAAAGGTTACTCAATCTAGATCACCAAAGTGGTACGATAGATTTAAACCAAACAGACCAACTGTAACTGGTCAATTTCCAAAGCTTCCAAATATTAATCCTTTTGATAAAGGACCTAAAATTACTGGAGGTGGTGGGGGTAGAATACCAAAAGGTCTTAATAATCCTCTTGATATCTTTAGAAAATCTCCCACAGTCACACGATCTAAACCAATCATTCCTAGGGGACTTCAAAGTCCTGCAGGTGGACTTGGACTGCCTAAAATTAGAAATCCTTTTACCGCACCAAAGGTAACTCAAGGGGGTGCTCCTAGACCAGTTGGATTGGGTCCAGGTGGTGGACCTACTGTTACTACAGGCACTGGTGGTGTACCTGCTCCCAAATTGGGAGGATTTAAACTTCCTAAAATTAATCCCAAAACAGTTATTAGTAATATAAAGGGATTTGTTATTGGTTATATTCTTGAGCAAGTTTTAATGGTGGGTCTTGAGTGGATTGGCGATAGAATTTTTGGTACAGATGAAGAGCAAGATGCAGCATTTAAAAAGAAATTTGATTCTGTACCTCCTGAAAAGCAAAAGCAAGTACGTGAACGTCTTAAGGCAGAAATAAAGAAAGAAGAAGATTGGCAGAAGAGTCCTGGTCATGCAATTCAAAAAGCAATAGAGATGGGTGATGAAACTCAAAGTGAAATGATATTAAAAAAATTAAGACGATTTCTTGCAGCAATTGGACCAGAAACTGCACCAAAACCAGCAGAACCAAAAACTGACACACCAGCACCAAAACCAGAACCCACACCAGCACCAAAACCAGAACTAAAACCAGAACCCACACCAGAACCTGAAATTCCTGCTGCATCTGAAGGGTTAGTTAGTGATGATAAACCACAACTTGTTATTGTTGGAGATGGTGGAGAGAATGAACTAATCATTCCTGTAAGTAAGTTAGCATGGTTCTTGGGTGGTCCCGCAGCACTTGGGGTAATGAATTCTGGAGTGGGTGCAGTCACTAGTGCTGCACTTGTGATTGCAAGGCAAATGGGAGTTAGTTTGACTCTCATTAAAGAACTTGGGGATTTGCAGCAATTACCATCGGAACCAGTAACACCATTTCCTGGGATTGGCAGGTTACCTAAGATTCCAAATCTTGTGGATAAAATTTTTAAATGGATAGAGGAAGGTATGATGTCCTTTTTAAATCCATTAAAGGAAGGACTTAAAAAACTTAAAGATATGAATCCAATTAGAGTAGCTGCTGATGTTGTTGGTTCAGTTTTTGGTGCTCCTGCCGCTGCTGCTACTTTAGACACCATGGGACTTGGAACAATGAACGCTGCTGCTGTTGGCGGAACTTATGCAACTGGATTGAAAACAGGAGCAAGTCAATATATTGGTGGTAGTAGTGCATATCATATTGATACTAAATTCTCAAAATCATTGTCTATGGAAGACAGAGTGAAGATGATGGATAAACTTGCAGCATCATATGCAGCAAGAGGCAGAAAGATTGAGTTTTCGAATGCTGCAGTGTCTGGGCAAGTATGGAACTCAGATGCTAGTATGGAAGAAAAGTTAGCATTACTTGCAAAGGCACAATCTGCACATGGGCACTCTAGATATTCTGATTTTGATAGTATTGACTATTATATTCCTTCTACAGGAGAAACTAGATTTGGTAAGAGTGCTGAGGGTGCAGAAATTATTGTTCCCACTTTAGAGGGAGGTAAAGTGAATTATGGTCAAGGTGGTGGATATGGTGCCTACGTTACTGTTACTGACGAAAAGGGTAATGTTCTTGTAAAAACTGGTCATGGTGATGTTAGAGGTGCAAAGTCAGGATCAGTAAGTATTAATGCCCCTAAACCATCAATAAATAAAGATACCGCAGTAGAACCTGATCCTTTGGAGGACAATATTCAACCAGAGGCAAAACCGTTCAATCTTCCATCCATGGTACAAGAAGTGGTTAAGTATATCCCAATGCCAATACCTATGCTGAGGAATAACCAAGCATCTGCATCAAATACTCCTGCATGGGGCAATCCCTCTATTGTGGGAGGTTGATAAATGGCAAATATTCCAAAGAAAGCGATAAAGAAATTCACAAAACCAGCACATAGAGAAATTGCTGCTGGGATTCTTATTGCGTATGGTCTTTTCCCACGTACTCAAGATGGGATTGATAAAGCACAGCGACTTATTGCAGGTAGAGAAACTTGGTTAGCACCTTCAGATCTTCCAAATTACTATGACAATATTGAAAGTGATTTGATGACAGGCAGGGAAACTGCTGGCATCATTAATATTAGGATGATTTTGAAAGAATTCTATGGACTTGAAGAAGCAAAGGGTGGCAAACTAAACCTCAATACTGGAAACACTAGAGTATATAAACCACAGGATAAATTAGTTGATGATGTTGAGGAGAAACTCGACAAGAAGTTAGAAGAAACTTCTGATAAAATTATGGATGCAATCGATGAGTTGATTGCACAACAGAAGCGAGATTTTGAAGAGTTTAAGAGAAAACAGCAAGAGCAGTTAGAGTCAAGACGAAAGACCAGAGAGAATACAGATCCAGATCAGTATTCTGAACCAATTGGTCCTAAGCAGAGGAAAAGGAATAAGGGTAAAACCCAGTATAGTGATCCAATTGGTCCTGATCCAATTATTCCTAAAGATAGGCAACTTCCACCAGGAAGAGAAGATACTATTATTTCTAGAGATAGGCAACTACCTCCAGGGCAAGATGAACTTGAGGAGGAATGGGAATCTGAAGTACCAGATCAACTTGGCACTAAGTTAGATGAACTACTTGAGCAAGTAAGGAACGAACCTGAACCTCTTCCTCAACCTGGGAAAACCAAGAGAAGGAAAACAAGAGGAAAGAAGAAACTTGATAGGAAGATGCTGTCTACGGACGGCATGGGATTAAGTTCGACTATCAAAGAAATTCATGATAATGTCGTTGACACAAGAATCGCATTATTTAATCTTTATAAACTTGAAAAGAAAAGATTTGAGTTTAAAAAGAAGATTGATAAAACCTTAACGCAAAGATTAGCAGCAAGGAAGAGAGAAAGAGAATTAGAAGCGGAAGATTCACTAGATCCTACAAAGGATTCATCTGCAGAGGCAAAAAGCAATTTCTTATTAGATCTTTTGGGTCCATTATTGGGTCCATTGAAAAAAGCAGGAATTGGTGGTTTAGTCGGTGCTCTCGGTGCATTCTTACTTCCTCAACTTATTGATGTTTTAGAACCATTTTTTACCAAACCATTAAAGGGTGAAAATAATCAATGGTGGGATCCACTTGGTATTATTCCAGATCCAGATCCAAATAATAGGACACCTGAGAATTGGAATGCATTTGATCAACTTGGGGAAACTTTAAATCCAAGCAGTCAGTTTTCAGCAGAACCAACTGTAAGAACTGGAGAGAGGGCAGGTCCCCAAAGTTTTGGAGATTATTTTAGATGGCAGGGACACGTTGACAGCAGGGATGAAACTGGAAAACGTTATGTAGATGGTGATAAAAATCCAATGGGGGATGTGACAAAACCTGGAGCGAGGGGCGAAGCAGTTCCTGTCCCAGGTTCAAAACCTGTTGATATTAATGATCAAATGAGTGGCAAAGTGCCACCAAGAAAAGCAGCAAAGGGTGGACATTTTACTGATGGTAAGCATAAAAAACTTACTCCAGTAAGCAATTTTTTGAGTAAAGATGATAGAATTTCAAAACTCAATAAACCACTTCAATCTGGTATTTTACTTCCACAAAAAATTTCAGCATTAACGTTAGTTAACTTTGCTAATAGTATTCTGCAACCTTTGTCTGGATTGATGCCTAAAGAGGCAATGAAGGAGATTGATCAATTATTCTCAGGAGTATTGAAGAGTACTGGTTTGAGTAGTTTTCAACTTAATAAGTCCCAAGATAATTTGTTTGACAAACTTAAAAAACTTGGTAATGATATTTTAAATGGATTAATTGGTGGAACTGCAAATGCAGCACCAAATACGACTGGATACACTCCAAGTGGAACTAGCGGGAATACTGTAGGGGGAAATGTTGGTCCTGCTCCAGAAGGAGGTTATACAGGTGATGCTAAAAAAGCACTTGATATTATTGGTAAGTATGAATCTGATTCTGTTGGTGGTTATAATGCTGTCAACCAGATTGGCACTGCAGGTGGCAGAGGAACTGAGGGATTTGCTGGTGATATTCGTAACATGAAGCAGCATGGAGGTAAGTCATTGACTGATATGACTATCGCTGATATTATGGCACTGCAAGCAGATGATGGAACTCTTAGCAATGAGCAGTGGAAGGAACAGGGAAAATTACATGCTGTTGGTAGATACCAATTCATTGGAAGCACTCTTAAAAATCTTGTCAACTCGATGGGAATAGATAAGAGTCAGAAGTTTAGTACTCAAATTCAAGATCAATTAGCACTACAACTGTTAAAGCAATCTGGATATACCCAGTGGGTTGGTCCTACGGATAAAGCGAGTGCATCTGAAAAGGCAATGCTGGAGAAAGTAAGAAGAATGTCTCCAGAACAATTGAAGGCGATGCAAAAGAAAACTGCAACTCCTCAGGAAATAGCAAGATCTACTCAATTAGAATCTTCGAAGCATCAAGGACCAACAATTCCAATGGTCAAACCACCTCCTGCGAAAACACCACCAGCACAAAACCCAAAGAGGGAAATTAATTGGCAGGAAAGATTCCTCAGTGCAATTGGCATGAGAGGAAAACCAAAACCAAATCAATCACAACCACCCAAATCACCTAAGAGAACTGATTCTGTAAGTAGTGGACCTAAATTACAACCTGGAGGATTTTGACAATGGCAGTAGCACCACTCATTCTTAAAAATTTTAGAATTGAATCAGTAGCGGTTACTTATGCCAAAACCGATTCACCTGAAAACAAAACAAAAGTATTCATTGATAAGGGATCTATCCTCCAGTTTGAATATAGAGAGGGATTGTTAAATCAATTCTTATCGGTAACTCTTCAAATTGCTGATACTACATCACAACTTACTGACGTTCTTGTTGGGATGGAGAAATTTGAAATTATTGTAACAGAAAATACCCACAATTTAAAGTATGAATTTACCGAGGATTCTTCAAATGGACCATTGTATGCTTACCATATTCATGATAAGCAAGTAATTGACACAGGTAAGATCATTGTAGTTGAATTGTGTAGAAAGGATGCTATCTTGTCTGCTCAAGAGCGTGTGTGTAAGAAGTATACTTCTGTTGCCGCAACAGATTTGGTACAAGATATTTTAGGTAATACCTTACAAACTAAAAAACCATACAGTCAAAATGTCTCAGAAAGTGTCAATAAACTCACTTTCATCCCACCAATGTCTAGACCATATGATGTTTTAATTTGGGCAAGAAACAAATTTATTGGAAAGGATCAGAAAACCTCTTCCTCTGGAGGTAAATTTGTTAGTGCTGGATATTTGTTTTGGGAAACGTATCGATCTTATTACTTTAAATCAATTGATGCAATTGCTGCACAGAAAGATGTCGTGTTTACATATTCAACAGGCACTGGACTTGGAGGTGTGGATGAAGTTTATCGACTTAACAATCCCCAATTCCCTAAAGCAGTTGATATGTTTAACGATTTTGATCGAGGATTCTTTTCTGGTACAGTAGAATTTTTTGATACGGTCAATTGTGAAGTAGTTACTCAAAAGTATACTTTGAAGGAAAACTATGCAAAATGGACTAAGATTGGCGAAAGCAGTTCCTTACCTCAACTATATAGTGAAGTGCTAGATGATCGTCCAACCCGCACTATGGCGGTTTCTTATAATGATGACCTTTTCTTAGAACCTGGATCTGAGAAAAATACTGAAAGTAAAATGCTGTTTAAAGAAACTATCTCTCAATCTATTCAAAGAATGGGAGTATTCTCGAACACTATTATGACCGCAAGAGTTGATGGTAACATGGCAATCAATGCTGGTAATGTTTTGGAAGTTGAGTTCACCGCACAAGATGGGTCTATTGACAAAACTTACAGTGGACGCTATATTATCTTTAGTTTGACTCACTTATTTTCAAAGCACGAGGACAAACTCAATACAGATTTAGTTTTAGTACGAGATTCATTTGGAGTGTAACATGGAAAACATCGAACAACATATTGCTGCAGATAAGGAAGAACTTGCAAATCCGCAACTTTCTCCACAACGTCGCCGTCACATTGAAGGAGAGTTGGAAGAACTTCAGGCATATGCTGAAAAGCATCCTGAAGATCATCATGATCCAACACCATTGGAATTGTATTGTGATACTCATCCTGACGCATCTGAATGTAGAATTTACGAGGATTGATTATAAATGCTAGGAGCATCACCAACATTAGAATCTAACTATTGGTTTGGAGCACAAGGTAATCGCCTTTGGGTGGGACAGATTGAAGGTGATGGTGCAGTAACCATCACTGGTGATAAGTGTGAAGATTATCAAGAATCTAACCGTGTAAAGGTTAGAATCATGGGATATCATACTAGAAGTAGAAACCAACTCAAACCACAAGATTTACCTTGGGCATCCGTTCTCATGCCCACCACAGAGACAATTACCAGACACTCTTCTGGCACTGTGCATGGTCTTGAGAATGGGATGTGGGTGCTTGGAACTTTTATGGATGGTGAGAGTGCTCAACAACCTCTTGTAATGGGATCCATTGGGATTGTAGATAAGAGGCAAGACACTTATACTGATAGAGTCAATAATGAAGGACTCTCAAACGACCATTCGACAAGGGCAGAAAAACTTGTCCAGAATAACAAAGAAGGTTCTGGTGGGCATGGGCAGTCAAATCGTGGAAGTAAAACTGGAACAGCAAGTGCCAACGATAAAGAACAGGCAGAAAATGAAAGGCAAACTTTTACAGTATCGAATGGAAAATGTGGTCCAAGACCAGAGAGTGACTTTGCTAAAATTTTAAACGATCTGTTTCAATTTGTTGGTAAGAATGAAAAAATTGGCAGTGTTTTTGTAAACAAACTCACAGGCAATATCACAAAAACTGCTGGACTCATTCAAACATATACAAGTAGATTAGCAGCAGCATCTGCAAGCATTCTTGGAGATATTAAACAATTAATTCTTAATGAGTTTAAGAAGTATTTTAAGGAATTCATTGTTACTCCTCTTACTACGGCATTATCGCTAAGTCCGCAAAAGAAATCGTTGTCAATTTGGGCAGCAAATGAAGCAGGTGATGTATTCATCGAAATCCTTAAATGTATCTTTAAAACTATCTTAGAAGAACTACTCAATCTTCTTTTGGATATTGTCACTGGAATTATTGAAGATGCTGTTAATGCTGCATTCTGTATGGTACAGGATATTATTGAGGCGGTTACCTCAAAGATTAGTGAATTGGTTGGTCAAGCTCTTGGTGCATTGAGTAGTGTAACTTCTATCATTGCTCAGTATGGTGATTGGGGTGGAAGTTGGTTGAAAAAGATTGGAGAATTGGTTGCTCTTTTCTGTGATGGGCAACTCTCTTGCATTCTTGGTATCGGTGAGTATACCACTAAGGAAGGTGAGAGTAACGATAATTCAATCGGTGGTTTCATGAATAGAATTGAAACCTTTGGTAATCTTCCCAATGAGGCAGAAATTGGATTATTTGGTAGCGACTCTTTCTTATCCACTTTCGAAAATACTCAGATCATTGGAAGTGATGGTAAGGTTGCAAAGGGTACGCTCAATTGCTCTAAAGCAAATAAATTTGTATTCCCTGCAATTCCAGAGTTGATTTTCACTGGACTCAAGTATAAGTATGATGCTGCACTTGCTGGTTTCCCAGGTCCATTCCCAAGTAGTTACTCTAAAGGAACTGATTACCCAAGAGCAATTCCAGTTGTAACTAGTAAAGGCAGAGTTGTTGGTGGTGTTATTACAAATCCTGGAAATGGATTATCTGATTCAGGTGCTAAGATATCAGTTAAACCATATAGGAATTGGGGTGGTAATGCAGAATTAGAACCAATTATTAAAGATGGTCAAGTCACGGACATTCTGGTTAGAAAATCTGGAGGTGGATATCCATATTTTGATGGTTCTAATTTGAATCCAACTGTCCCAACAGATGCTGATGGGAATCCAGATTATGAAAGAATTTACGGAGTTCACGCAGACAACTCTTACTGGTTGGGAATCATTACTCCTAACAATCCCCCTCAAGTTTTAAATGCGGGAGAAAATCTTGATGGAACTTGTGGTATTATTGTAGAAGTTGGAGATGATGAAGATACTAATGTTGTTTTACCAGAACTGGAACCTGTTATTGTTAATGGAAGATTAATTTCAGTCAAAGTTGTGAAGGAGGGATTTGGTTTTACTGATTTACCTAAGATGTATATTGGATGTACCAATCCAAACATTAGTACTGGTGATCAAAGGAGAGCTATCATTAAACCAGTTTTGAGATACATACCTAGGAAGGATGCTAAGCAGTATCTAAATCTGTTCGATGATTATCGTGACATTATTGATTGTGTAGGATACCCAGGAGATTATTAATGCATACATTTGACGAAGCAGAAGCAAAAAAGAATGGAATGTCGGATGCCGCAATTGCGGCAACCAAATCTATCATTGAAAATGATAAGAGTGAAAAGGTTGAGTATCCTTATAATAAAGCAAAAACATTTTTATGTGGACATAAATGGGAATTCAATGAAACTGAAGATAATGAATACATTAACTTTCGCCATGGAACTACTGGTGCATATATCAAGATGTTTCAAAATGGGGATGTTCAAATTCACACCCCAGTTAGAGATGTTAATGTAATTGCCGCTAGACATATTAATGTCAAGTGTGGACATACTCTTGATAATGAAGACCCAAGTAAAAATGACAGATTTGTTTTAAATGTAACTGGTAACATTCACCTTGATGTAGAAGGTGATATGCACACTGTTGTAAAAGGTAACCGATACACAACTATCAATGGTGAGGATAATCTAACTGTCAAAGGAAATGCAGTTCATAACTACTCAGATCTTGGTCAAAATATTACTGGAACTCATACAGTAGATAGTGGTAAAAGTGTTACAACTGCCATGAATATTCAAAGAGATTTGAAAAAAGGTGGCATCATGAGAGATTCTTTTGCTGGTACTTATATTATTGAGCAGACAAACCCTGGTGGTGTTTTAGAATTAAAATCACTTGGAGATATTGAAATGTATGCCTTAGGGCATATTCGTTGTACTACTCTTAGTAATCTTGAGTATGTTGTCAATGGAAAGGTTGATTACAAGATCTCAGGTCTTCGTGTGATAGGATCACCTACGGGCGTGCCCACAGGACCCCTAGCACCAACAGAACCATCGTTTGCAGTTACTTGTGCTGCTGGTGGTATTAATCATACTGCCGCTCTTGGTAACATCAGCACGGTTGCTGCATTGGGAACCCTGAATTTGTTTGCTGGTGGTCCATACCTTGATGTGGACTGTTTGACAGGTGTCTACCTCAACTGATGGGGGGTTGACAAACCCAGACACCTGTGGTATTATTACTATGTTCCAAACAAACACATTATGTTCACTGACGAAACCGTTGCACTTGTGACCGTGAGTATCCCTTCCAGGACGTTCACTCTTTATTCTGATGCAGGCAACGAAAGGACAGTTACTTGTGAAACACCCGATCAGTTCCAGCAAGTTTTGAAACTGGTACGTTCTAACTCTGAAAGAGTTGAAATCACTTACGATTATTGACTCTCTTTTTGGGAGCGTGACGGAATAGGTAGACGTATCGGACTTAAAATCCGCTGGGCATAGCGCCCGTGGGGGTTCAAGTCCCCCCGCTCCTACCTAAGAGAAATGTACCAAGTCAGATGCGATTACCGTTACATTAATACAATAGGGATTGCCCTTGTCTATTTCATGAATGGAATGCCGTTCGTTTACGACGACATTACTGATGAAGAAAGGGGTGATCCTTATGTTACGGCACTTGCTGATTCTGAACCACCTTTGGACATTGAACAGTTGACTAAAAACAGTGAATACCTTATGGTAGAGGAGATGCACCCACTCCTCTTCCCAGTTGAACTTGATGAAGTTTCTGTTTTACCCCCATGAGTAAATACACCTTCGGAGGACTTGACAGAACTTCGATTAACGTGCTAAGATTGCTCAGTGAACTTGAAGGGTCTTATCAACTCTTCAAGTACATGGGTTTCCAAGAAGACATGGATGCCATTGATGAGATGAAGAAGAGGTATTACAAACTCTACTTCAAACTCGCCAAAGAAGAAAAACAATCGCCACTATAGCTCAGCTGGATAGAGCAACGGTTTTGTAAACCGTAGGTCGTCGGTTCAAGTCCGACTTGTGGCTCTGGCGCTATGATGTTTCATTCTTCATAGTGAAAAAGAATATGGGAGTCCACATCTCATTTTCTCCACGGGGTTCGGCTCTACCTCGTCAACAAAAGGGTCGCCAGGGGAATTAGCTCAGTTGGTAGAGCGCCTGCTTTGCAAGCAGGATGTCAGCGGTTCGAGTCCGCTATTCTCCATTGAGAGGCGACGGTCTCTCAAAGGGTGTGACAGAATAATCCTATGCGGTCATGCACGGGATAATGTATACTAGGATAGGGGTGGTGCCCGCTGTAATACTGGGAGACCAGAGTTGCAGAATCCAATACCAAGGAATCCGAAAGTGCTGGGAAACGTTACTATCAGTGCGACCTCCTAGTTGTGAGTATGATAGAATCTCACCACCCACATTCCTCTGTAGCTCAGCGGTAGAGCTATCGACTGTTAATCGATTGGTCCCTGGTTCGAATCCAGGCGGAGGAGTTTATAATTTATTACCATGGAAATTTACACTATAGAACACTGGCAACAGAATTGGGACTCTCTCATTGCTCGTGTTGAGAATGGAGAAACCATTGGAATAACCAATGGAACGGATACTGCCATAATGGTTCCCTATCAAGAGTACCTAGATATCATAGATGAAGTAAAAAAATGTACGAAGAACTGAATTCATTTGAAGAAGCACTCAAGCACTTTGGCACTCGTGTAGAAGTTATCTGTGCCATGGAACTAGCAAAGAAGATTGATGCTGAAACTGCATATCAGAATATCAAGATGGAATTGAAATCATTGAAGAAAGTGAGGAAGGAGAACAAGGAGTAGTTATAAATAACTGAAGAACTAGATCTGTGTCATATTAGGGCAATTTAATGGCATTAACACGACTTCAAAACATCATTTCTTCCGTTGAGGGAAGAATCCTGTACGTCAATCCAGATGACTTTGATTCGACAGACGCAATTGATAATAAAGGCAATTCGCCACTTAGACCTTTCAAGACGATTGCACGTGCAGTTCTTGAAGTAGCGAGATATTCATACGTCAGTGCAGGCAATGCTGACGATAAATTTGACCAGTTTACAATTATGTTGTATCCTGGTGATCATATTGTTGATAACCGCCCTGGTTCATATTCCTTTCAGGTTGATGGTGTAACAGGAAACTACCTTGCAGAATTAACTGTTCCATTCTCCGCTGGTCCTGTTGCGGGGCAATATGGTTGGTCGGATACGACAAAGCAGTATGCAGATCTTTATAAGATCACTAACTCAACTAGAGGTGGTTTGATTATTCCTAGAGGTGTTTCTTTGGTCGGTATGGACCTTAGAAAGACCAAGATTAGACCAAAGTATGTTCCTTCTGGTGGTTCAAATACTATTGCTGGAACAACCCAAATTAGTTATACAGCATCTAATGCCAATCCAAATGAATTAACTATCACTGGTGTTACTAATGGACCAGATGGTGTTGATAATATTAATGATGTTATCATTGGTTCTGTCTTTAAGAAAGGTGTTGCTGGATACTCTATTATTAGTCAGTTTACTGCAGCATCAGGAACTTCATATAATCCAATCACTGGTGATTTGACCCTTGAGATTGGATCACATACCCTTACTACAGATAACAGTATTCGCATTGCAGTTGAGTCACTTGCGTTTACTTGTGCATCTGGACCAGGAGAAGTATTATATCCTAGAACAACGGACCCTGCATATGATACTACTCTTGACATTCGTGAAGTAAGTGCCACAACAATTACTGTCAATGTTGGAACATCGAGTGAAACATCAACACATACTTTTGTTCCTGGATCCTCAGGTTCAAATAACATTACTGCAGTAGATACTGGTTTAAAAATTGATGAAGGTACTTCAATTACAAGTATTGGTGCTACTGGAGCTTCTTCAATCACCGTTGGTATTTCTAAACCACATGGTTATCTGGCATCTGATGTTGCCAATGGCACTAATGTTGGAACTGGAATCGTAGTTGATTTGCCATATGAGGATGATAACAGTAGAACTGCTCTCTTTAGAATCACTGGTGGATGTTACTTCTGGCAATTTTCTATTTTTGATGGTGATCCATTAGGAGTTTATAGAACTTCCGTTGTAAAACCAGAATCTTCCTGGTCTTTGACTACTAATACTGAATACACTCACACTAAGTTAACTGTATTTGAGTATGCATCACTTCACGATCTTGTAGGATTCTATAGAAAAGTTTCTGATGTAATTCCTGTAATTTCTGCTGATAAAATTGAGGCAAAAATTCAGGAGAATAGAATCGTTGGTGCCCTTGCTGATTCTGTTAATATTGAACGAGTAACTAGAAATAATGATATTGTAACCGTAACATTAGAAGAAGACCTTGAACTTACTGCTGGAAACTTCGTTGCAATTGCAGGAACTGTAAGTACAGACGGAACTATTAATAGTTATTATGTTGGTCAAAGAAAAGTTGCTGGTGTTAATAGTAGAAGTGAATTTACTTTCCAAATTAGTGCTACTGCTGAAGCTCAATTAGATCTTGTTGAAACTGATGCTGACCTGGGCATTTCTGGTTATCAGGTTACATATGACGGAAATACTGGACTTTCTGCAACCGCTCAAGTAGAAATTGATACAGTAGAATCTGCATCACCATATATCTTTAACGTATCTCTCAGATCCACTTATGGTATCTGTGGTATGCACGCTGATGGTTCTAGAGCGACTGGTTTTAGATCCATGGTGGTTGCACAATATACGGGCATCTCACTGCAGAAAGATGATACTGCATTCTTGAAGTATTCCTCTGGATCTAATACTTACACTACAGCATCAGGTTCGTTACATACTGATCCAGACGCAATTTACAACCCACTTCAAAGAAGTTATCACGTTAAAGCATCTAACCGTGCAGTAATTCAGGCAGTTTCGGTCTTTGCTGTTGGTTATGCTGACCACTTCATTGCTGAAGATGGTGGTGACATGTCAATTACTAACTCCAACTCCAACTTTGGTATGAACGCCATGCGTTCTATTGGATTTAGTGATCAGGCATTTAATAAAGATTCTCTTGGTGAAATTACTCACATTATTCCACCAAGAAATGTAGAATCTGGTTTAACCAATAGTTATTATGAATCAATCAATGCAGTAAAAACAGCATTGACTAATACGAGAGTTTATCTCTCAGGTAGAGACAACTTCTTAGGAATTACTAGTGGAGGTTCTAATTTTACTGCTGGTAATGTTATTGTAGTTGATCCTAATGATAACAACAAAACAATCACCTTAACAGTAAATAATGGTTCTGTTACTGGAGCATCGTTTGTATCTAATGATTATGGTGCGTTCCAACCAGGAGACACCATTACTATTCCAACAAATGCTGCTGATGGTGTTGGTCTTGATTGTGTATTGACAATTGGAGATGGTCTTGATAAGCAAATTGGTAAATTTGTTGTTGGTGCAAGAACTCTTGATAAAGATGGAAGCACTATCTCTGATAAAATTTATGTTCCTCTTTATGCAAATACAACTGCATCCGCAACTAGTGAGCAGTATGCAAACATCTCTCCAGTAAATGGTAATGCCTTTGATTATGATTTTACTGCACTTTCCAATACTACTGGTGGTTGGTACGTAAACGTTTCTGCACCAGCAACTCCTACCAATAATACTAATACTATCTTTAGTTCGATTGATGGTAATACTAAGTATGGACTTACCACAATTACGACAACTCCAACTTCCTATATTAAGAGAATTGTTGATGAGAGAGTCGATGATGACAAGATTTACAGATTGCGTTATGTGACTAAATCTGTAAGTGGTCTTGCCACTGATCCAGCACCTTCATTCCCTCAAAGAGGTTATGTCCTTCAGGTTAAGAGAGGTAATTCAATCTTAGGTAGAGGTGACAGATTTACTGATGGTGCAAACCTTTTGCTTCTTAACAAGTACTTCCTGGCACATGAAGCAGTTGCTAGATGGATTGCAGCAAACCCAGGAAATACAGAATTGGATACTGCTGGTGAAAGAAAATCATGTATCGATGACTTAATCAATATTATTGAAGCAATTGCTTACAACTTGCGTTATGGTGGCAATGATCAAGTTGTTGCTGCAGCAGATCTTTATATTAATGGTGCAGGAGCAGGTGCCAATGGAATCCAAGGAGAGAGAGATGAAACTGTAGAAATTCTTGATACATATCTCAAACCATTAATGACATATGTTATTAACAATGGAAAAACTGGATCACCAGTAAATACACCATCGATTGGTGCTTTGGTTAATAACAATACAAGTGGAGATAATACAACTTCATATGGTCTTTCAAACATTGTAACATTCACTGCAATTACTGGTGAAGAACAGTTAATTGACACTTTTGGTGGTTGTACTAATGTTAGAGATGCTGCACTTACACTCACTGATATTATCATCACTGCATTAGGAACGGATGCGGGTGGTGCAGGAACGGTTCCAACTTCGGTAACTCCTACTGATGCTGGAGAGACATACAATAGGATCAGTGGACATGATTATAATGATGTATACTATGTCTATGAAGTTGAAGAAGTAACTCCATTTAAATCTGCAACTGCAACTGAAGCAGAAGTTCCTGGAGTATACTACTTAACAGTGCTTAAGGGTTCTATTCCTGTAAGTCAATCTGTCCTTCCAGGAAATTCATTTAAGTTTAGTCAAGATACAACTAACATTTATCCAGTAATTGATCTTGATAATGTTGTTAATGATCCAATTATTGCAGATTCTATTGCTGATCCTCTGGTCATTGGTGTCGTTAATACTACGAGTGGTATTGATGCTAACGTTACTACTAGAGATACCTCTTTCAGCGTTACTAAAGAATCAATCTCTTATTGGTTGGATGAATACCTCAACAATGAACTTGAGTGGAGATGGAGTGATAAACTTGCAGCGAATAGTGAAGTAAGTCATAAGTGGATTTCAAATGGAGCGGCAGAAGCACACTCTATTGAAACGACTATCTTAGAATCTGGTATTGGTAATGGTGAAGTTAGAAAAGTTCCCATTAATCCAAGAAGACCAACTGATACCATCAAAGTAGAACTTCGTAGACCATCTACTATTAGATCTGGTAACCATACATTTGAATATGTTGGTTTTGGTCCTGGTAACTATTCAACTGGTTTCCCAATCAAGCAGAATAAAGTACTTACTAATGATCAAGTTAAGTATTCCCAATCACTGAAAGAGCAGGGTGGTATCGCATTCTATTCTGGTCTTAACTCTCAAGGGGATCTTTATATTGGTAATACAGTTATCAATGCTGTTACTGGTAAGACAACTGAAAACCAAATTACAGAACTCAATACCCTTACTCTTAAGGATAACCTAACCGTTATTGGTGGTTCTGGAAACACAATTACATCTACATTCCAAGGACCAGTAACATTCCTGAAGGATACTAATTTTGACACTGAAAATAATTTCTTCAGTGGCATCAAACTTAGAAATCCTGATGGTATTGTAACTAAGATTCTCAATAGAGATACTGTTAGTGCATTAACTGGAGAAATCGTTGGAGATTATGTTCTGAAGACAACTCCTGTTAATGGAGATTCTCGTGGTTGGACTTATGTTGATGATCAGGTAAATTCTACTCAAGAGTGGAGAGAATCTGGACTTGTAGGAACGGAGAAAATTCATTCTTATAAAGACACTAATGGGAACTATTCTCTCAATGTAGGTGCTGATTTAGGTATTGCTAATGCAAATACTAACTATGATCTTGATGTAACAACCAGTCAACGAATTGGCACACATCTTGACATTGGTAACGCAGTCGGTGACTCCATTACTTCAAACACATCAACAAAAGAAACTCGTATTTCTTTAAATCAAACTTGGTCAAGTTCTAGCGTTGAGTATAAACCAATTGAGATTAATGTTGCTGGATCTCCAACTGGAGCAGTATCTTCTAGAATCTTTGATGCAAAAGTTGGTGGTAACAGTGTATTTAATATTGACTCCCTTGGTAATGTTACAACTCCAGATACAGCATCGTTTGGACTTACTAAGAAAGCATTCTTTGCTACAATTACAATTGCAAATGCAGCAAATACTAATACAAACTTAGATACCATCTTTAAACTTGACAATACTCAGAGTAACCCACCATTAACAATTGATGTTGTTAGATATCAAGGTTCTTCAACCTTAACTTCTATTACTAGAACATTCGGTGCAAGAATGACAAATGCCTTGTCATCGTTTATCTATTATGGATCATCTGCTGCGACTCCTCACGTTAGTGGTGCTCCAAGAGATGCCGATGTGGGAGGTATTGGTAATGTTGCTGATTTCAATACAAGAAGTATGATTGTATTCATTGATGGGGTTATTCAACAACCATACGTTGACTATCACTTTGATGGAACTTATCTCTATTTCGACGGGGAACTACCCGTAGGTACTAGAATTGACATTCGTTGTCTTGCCAATTAATAAATAAAACATAGGGTAAAAGCACAGAATGGCACTAACTAGAATTACGTCCAGTGTAATTAAGGATCAAACTATCACAGAGGGTAAATTTGATACCCAATATTTGAATGCAACTGGATCAGCAGACATTGGAACACAACCAATTACATTAGAATCGACTTTAAATATTAGAGTTGGGCAAGGGGCGACTTATTTTACTGCTGGTTCTAATAAACTAACTTTGACTGCTCCAGCAGCAACCGACTCTGCTCTGGAACTTGCTGTTGGTGGACTTACGGTATCTGCTGGTAACTTAACTTTAGCAGATAATAACACGCAAATTAATTCACCAAAACTAAAACTTAATAACGGAACTAGTTCTAATCCGTCATTAATTTTTGGTGATAGTACTACAACAGGTATTTCTAGAGTATCATCACCTGAAGCATTAGTTTTATCAGTTGGCGGGAGTTCTCTTTTATCTCTTGTTCCTACCGATGGTATTTCCCTTGGTAGCACCACAGTTAAGATCTTAACATCTGGAACCTCCTATACTAAAGTACTTGGATATGATACTGCTACTAGTGCAATTGAAGTCGGTGGTGTTAATAATATCCTTAGGATTAAGAGTGGTAATGATAACGTAATTAATGTTAGATCTGTCAATGGATCTAATCAAGCATACACTAATGATGAAAACCGTATTGGTATTAATAATGATGATCCACAAGCAACACTGGATGTAACTGGTTCTATTCGTGCTACGAGTTATCAAAATATTCAAACAACAGATCTCCCTGTTATTCCTATCTCTGGTGGTGGTACTGGAATTACTGTTGGTGGACTTCCTGAACAGTTGCTGAGAGTTAATGAGCAGGGAACGGCATTTGAGTACTTCTCTTTAAATACTGGTGATGTTAACAACCTGTCATCCTTTGGAGTTTCTGGAGATGGCACTATTTACAGAGCGACTGCTCTGGGTGTTGATGCTAACAATAAACTTGTTGTAAGTATTGGAGATTATCTTGATGGTAATGGTGATACTGTATCACAAAATGTTGGTACTTGGAGAATTGGACAAACTGTAAAGGTCTTTGGTGTCAATACAAAGAATATTAGTCAATATGATTACACTAACTCAGACAGTTCTAGTGTGTATAATCAGTGGACAACAAGTATTGATCAAAGTGCCCAAGTTACTGCTGCTGTTGGTGGAAGTGGTGGCGGAGTAAACTACACATATTATGTAAGATTGTTAAATGTAGATACTGGCGTTGTATCTTCATTCCATCAACTAAAACACGCAGGATCAGGAGCAAATACTAATGTTGTTGCAAACTATCCCCTCACTCAGTTTAATGAGCAAAGATATAACAACTTGAAACTGTTCAGACCAGATGCTAATCATGCAATTCTTGTCTATCGTTATCATAATGATATTAGTGCAGTTGTAAGTACTGCTGAAGGAAATGCAATTGCTCCTTCGGTACATAATGCGAACTTAAATCTCATTGCAATTGTTGGTCAAAGAGATATTGGTTCTGACATTAACTTGGGTCCAATTGACTTTAAGGATTATGGTGCATTTGATAGAGTGACTTGGGGAAATAAAAATACTGATGGAACTATTCATGCGAATCATACTAAGATGTATGGGTTCCCAACCACGGTACTTCCAAATACAGTTCCAACCGCTAGAGCAATTGCTGGATATGTTGAGAGAACTGTTGAGTCAGTAGATTATGCTACCAAAACAATTACTTTAAGTAATTCACCAGATACTGCATATGATACGGTTGATACTTCAAATACTACAAACATCAATATTGCTGCTGGCGGAGTGCAAGTAGTTCATGATGACACTGAAGCAATACATGCTGTAATTGATGATGTTATTGATAAGGGACTGGATTCATTATACTTAACTGGTGGTACATATTTGGTTAAGAGATTAGACATTCCTTCAAACTTCTCTCTTGCTGGAGCGGGTAAGTCCTGCATCATTAAAAAGCAATACTTTGACACTTCATGGAACAGGAATTCAAATGGTGAAATCAGTAGAACGTATTGTGCTTTATATTTGAGAACACCAGAGGATGCAACTGGAACACCATCAAACACTACTTCTCAACCAAATAAAAACATTACAGTCAATAATATTGTCATTGATGGAAATTATGACAATAACATCAGATTGGGTGTTAGTGCATCTCCAGAATCAAATGCTTTAGTTTATGCTGGGGGGATTGATAACTTCTCAATTTCTGGATGTGATATTACTAACTCTGTAGGCGATGGTCTTTGGATTGCTGAAGGATCAAGAGTATCTGTTCAAAACTGCTTTATTAGTGATAATTCAACAACTTACACTTCCTTTGATAATCCACTTCAAGCAACTAACTGTAGCGTTCTTAAAGTTTCTGATAGTGCATTTATTAACAACCCTGGACCTGCAGATATTACAACCACTGAGGTTGTAGCATTTAACTCTTGTATTATTAGAAACTCTGGAACAGGGATCAGAACTTACGGTGCTAGAAGTTCTAACACTGAGAATAATCTTGTTCTTGGACCAGATGATGAGTGGATTCCAACAACAGATCTTTATGATTCTGACTTTAATAATATTAACCTTAACTGCTACAAGACGGCAGGGACTGGAACCAATGGTCCAGTTAGATTTACTTATGTTGAAGAGAATGTTGCCAAGAACTTCACCAGTGCAATCTTTAATACATTTGTATATACAGTTAATGTTGATAATAATGGAAATGAAACCCTTGGTGCAAACCCACTGACTTATAACGTTGGTGGAGTTAACAGATCTGTCCTTGAAACTCAAGTATATGATGCTGCTAATGGTGGGGTTCAAGTTCAAATTCCTCCTGCTGCTTTGAGTAGCATTCCTTACAGAACAATTCAAGGTGTAGTTGGAATTAATTATAACTACATCGTATATTATGTAAATGCTACTGAGGAAATAAATATTGGTGACGCCGATAATTATAACATTACTGGTGTAGTTGATTATGATCAAAATTCTCAGCAATATACAATTAAAATTACCGCTGAAACCGTTGGTGAATTCACCATTGGGGATATTGTAACATTACAGGAGCACAACCCAGTTACTGGGTATAGTTTACCTTCTGAACTTGAAGTTCGTGGACTGAATTTCGTCAATCAAGCATGGAATATGGTTCTGTATAAAGCAGATTTCAACACATTCAATGCTAATAACAATGGAGGCAGTATTACAGCAGACCCTGCCGCCAGAGGATATATAAAGAAGCAACGTACATTTACCATCGCCAAGGGAATCATCGGAGTAAAGTAAGACATGGCAACTAATACTAATGTAAACAATAACTCTGCCGTCGTAGTTGTCGGCAGAACTGCTCCAGTTCCTACTGGACAACAACCTGCAGAGAAGTCAATTCCTGTTGTTATCGCTAGTGACCAGGAAGCAATTCCTGTTGAAGAACAAAATAAGCAACAATCGGAAGTTGCTCTTTCTTTGCTGGGCATTCCCAGATCTGAAGTTGCATTAGGTATCTTTGCCGATGTTAATACTTACGATGTTAACCCATCAGAATGGACAGCAGTTCCTGAACAGGCACTAACTATTCCAGCAGGTGGCACTGGTGCTACACAGAATGAATATACTGGAATCCCAGGTGTTCAGGATTGGGGTCTTGGGCACGTTCCCGCAGAGGCAGGTGCTCTTGTTGAGGCACCCGCAAATGAACACTCAATCTTAACATCTAAGAGATTCTTTAGATACCAGCCAGGTCGTGTTTCTGCTGGTACATTTGGTGTTAAGTTTGGTCGTGCTCCATATACTACTGCTTCTGCAATCAGTTCAGCATTTTATCCTAATGGTGCCATTGCTGATAATGGCAAAACGTACTTACTTGCAGGACAAGATCGTCAAGTACTTAATCCATCGGTTAAGAAGTATGGTGTATTTGATAAATTTGATGGTTATTATTATGAGAGTATTCATGAAGGTCGTGGTGATAACTTCTGTTGTGTAAGAAGAACCCAGTCATTAATCAGACAGAAGAACGAAAAGTATTTCTACGATCCTGATAACACTACTAATCCACGTCAATTTGGTGTTGCTCAATATGATGATTATGGTAACATGGAAATCCCTGGGGATTACTATGATTATCATGGAGATGCAGTAATCTTGCGTGATGGTTTGTTAAACATCCATGGTGGTTTGTTTGACCAATCATTACTGAAGGATAAGAGAGAGATTTATGTTGCTCAAGTTGGTGCAGATACTTCTGCATCTGTTAAAGGAACAGAATCTACTGAATTGCTTCTTGATCCTTATGAGAAGCACATTAGAGATTTCTCCTACAATAATACTACAGGTGTTTGTCAGGTTACTACAACTAGTGACCATGGATTCAAAGAGGGTGATAGTGTTACCCTGAAAGATATTCTGCTTACTTGTAATACTGGTGCTAAGTTATATCCCAACAAGTATGCACAAACCCTGTTTAGAGTTGAATCCAAGGCAGGAAATACACTAAAAGTATTTGTTGGTAAATCTTTTTACGATAGTCCTGGTGCTGGTGGATACAATGGATTTGATGGTTTCAGTGTTGCACAAGCATATAATCCAAATACAGGTAGAGTAGCAGAAGTTTCTCAAGCAACTACACAAAGTGTTGCCATCACTGGTTGGTCTTATAATGGAGTTACTGGTGTTGCTACGGTAACTGTTGGAAGTGACAATGACACATGGTATGAGGGTGATAGAGTTAAGTTTGGTAGTTCAGTAACTCTTGCAGGCACTGGTAAAACTTCGTTCCCAGAATCATTTGATCCAATCGTATTCTACATTCGTAGAAGAGTTGATTCTAGAACTTTTGAACTGCAAATTGGTAAGCAAGCAGTTTCTGGAATTGATCCCGCAACTAATACTTATGTCAGTGGTGGAACCCTCGGAAAATGGTCTCAGACGATCCCAGCAACCTCATCTGGAGATTCATATACCATCACCGATTTTAACTATATTGTAGATCAAGCTAGTGCTGACTTTGGTTATGCCTTTATTGAAACAACTGCATCCAACAATATTGTTGCAGGCGATATGATTCATCTTGAGGGTATTGAAACTAATTGTTCATACAATCCTCAACCAAAGATTTACCCTGCTAAAGATGATGAAGATACTTTCCCAATTGAAAACGTTACCAGCAATACTTTCCAGTTTACGCTGAAGACATCTACAATTCTTCATACTCATACTCAATTTACTGGTAGATGTGTAAGTTTAGGTCTTAGAAAGGGGTCTGGAGTATACATTTACAAGAATAAGAAGCAAAATGATGGAACTGTATTCAATGATTTGGGAGTTGGTAGTACAATTCAAGATTCTATTGTTGATGGTGGTATTTATTATGTTGATGGAATTCGTGGTTCACGTGTTGAACTAACAAGGGCAGCAGCGGGTGATTCTAACGTATTTTCTCTCGGTAGTGCTCAAATCTACGACACTAACCAAATCACTCCAATTGTTATTAATACTGATGCAGAGATTAATTATAAACTAACCCCAAATCAAACTGCTGGCACTGGTGATGGTACTGATGGTGGTATTGTTTATAATCCAACCACAGGTTTGATGACTATCAATTTTGATAGTGCCCATAATTTGGAAACTGGTGATCTTATCAAGATTGATGATTATTCATTAATCTTTACTTGTAATCAAGATTCTCATGCTACAGAGCACAGGTATCCAAGATCATTTAATGAGAATCTTGATGGTACTCCTGACCCCAATGGAAACAATACTGCAAACACAAGAGCACCTGACCCAATCAGTGGCAAGTGGGTTCCAATTACTGTAGTTGATGCTACATCTTTTACAGTTCAAGTTTTGGCAACAGTTCCTTCTACTGATACTAGCACTCACAGATTTGTAAGATCTGATAGTAACTGTATTGCATTTAAAAAGAATACTCCTTATGTTGTAACTCCTGCACCATTTGTATTACCAAATACCACTAACTTTGCATACAGAGGTACTGTAGAAAATGCAGATCCTCAAGCAGTAACAGGTCTCAATCCCTACGGTTGTTTCCCATACAGGTACAGTTATGGTACTGCTATTGATGACAAGGTTGGATTTGTTACAACAGACATATCCTTAAATACTGCAGCAAACGCAACATCAATTAAAAATGATATTGATGATGTTAATAAGAAACTTCTTAAAGAGTGGGTATATAATCATGTAAAACCAGCACACTGGGGTGTCTATGAGTATAGAGTTCCTCGCTCAAGATTCTCTGGAGAGAAAGTCCATGGTCTTGCCGAGGGTACTGAAGCACTTGGTACTGATGTTCTTTACTCTGACGTTGTATACTCACAAGGTTCTCAAAACTTCCCAGGACAAACTGTTAGAGATGAGACAACAGGTGCCGACTTAACAAGAGCATCCAGTTGGAACTTGAATCCTGAGAACGTTACCATGTATAAGATTGAATTCTCATGGTACGGCGCTGTTGGTGCTCTCTTCCTTGCATACGTCCCTCTGGACTCTGGAGAGGCACGCTGGGTACGTGTACACCACCTCAGAGCATCGAACCAGTTGAAGGTTGCATCTCTGGGTAATCCAACTCTTCCAATTACTTATTACGTCTATGGTGGTGGTACTGAGTTCTCATATGGTTATAAGAACGATAGAAGAACTGACAACACAGTTGGTTACTCTAACTCTTACTCTGAATTCCTTGTTAAGTATGGTGCTTCATACTACATTGATGGTGGTGACCGTGGTACAGTTCGTTTGTTTAACTATGCAACGCCAGTATCCTCTGAGGTATATGGTTCAAGATTGAGATTTAACATTACTGCTGGAAATAACTATGGAGATATTTCCGATAATTCTGATCCATATCCATATCTTGACCTTGCTGGAGCAACTAATACTAATGGTCCTACGGTAACAGATCCTACATTCTACATTGGTGCAACTTTAGTTACACCTAATAGAGAACCAAATGTAAAGGTATCTTGGGTCAGTGGTACTAAAATTTATCTGAGCAAACCAATTAGTGGTGCTCAATCTGGTGATTTCTTCTTAGTTCTGGATCGTCCAAATATCTTAGTTGGTTTAAATTGTAGAGATAAGGTTAATGGTGTTAGAAATAGAATTCAGGTATATCCCACAAGATTGTCTATTGGTAACTCTAACCAACCTGCTACTATTAAACTGATTAAGACACCTGTATTCCAAACTAAGGATGGTACTCAGGCAGATTCCACTGCAACTGTTGGTGGAAATAAGGGTAACATGAGAACGGATTACACTAATGGTGATGGGTTAACCATTGGTTCAATTGGTAGACCAACTGCTCTTGAAGGTGCTAGAATCCCTGGAACATCAAAACCATACTTAGAGAACCTTACCTCTACCTATGGATATTTCAGAGGATACTATGAAGGTGATAATGGTAACGTATTTACTATTTTTGGTCTTCTTCAAAGAAATGCAAGTGGTACTTACCTCTTTAGTTCATATCAGAAGTATAGTTCAAACATCGTTATCTTTGGTGATTTCCTGAGAGCAGGTGAGTTCAGAGAACCAAACCCTGCAGCAAATGGTCTGGATGGATCGGCAGTTAATCCAACATCAGATCCTCTCACTTCATTGTCCGCTATTGCGGTCTCTGATGAGCAGAGAACACCAATTCCAGGCACAGGTCAAGTCATTACGACATTGTTCACTCCATCTAATAGTGGCGAACAGTTCCCATTACAGCAGTTCTTCGACTACAACAAAGATTATCTCTCATTCCCACTCACGGATGAGATCGAAAATCTCTTTATTGTTGGTAGTGTAAATAGATTATATGACAGCAGTGCTGCTGAAACGGAAATTAACGCCGCTATTACGTGGGAGGAACAATAATAAATGGCAGTCACATCAACACCGTCGTTTTCTTCATTTTATTATCCACCCGATCCTAACGACATCACCACCCTGAGTGGTAGTTCTTTCGATACCAAGATCGGGTATCAATTTAGAGCAGCGGCAACCAGAGATCTGTATGTGATCCTTCAAGATATTGAAGGAACTCCGTTGACAGATTCCTCTGGTGATCCCTTAGTGTCTTTGATTGATGGATTTGTTACTAGTGAATTAACTTCAGACAAAGCGTTAGGAGTTGTCCTCCCAACTATTCCAGAAGAAAAGCAAGTTCTTGACTTTGTTTTATTTGGGGATGAATTTGAAGTAAGACGCCGCCAACCAGGAGCAGATCCCGAAACTGGAGGTGACATTCCTCCTTATGTTGAGATCACTAATCCTCAAGGGGGATACAAGTATATTGCGCCTAAAGATACCATTGAAATGGCAACTGGCGCTTCTATTTTCCGAGATCTTTATGATGACGGAGACCCACGTACTCTTATTCAATCAAATGCATTTGATGGTAGAGAGTATGAAACTTTTACGATTAATGAGATTCAAGAAAGTATTGACGCTAATGGTAATCTACTTTTAAAATTCATTTTAAATAAGGATCCATTAAATACAATTTTAAAAACTGACACTCCACCAGTTTCTTTGATTAGAAAGAAACTGACTTTGACTAGAAGTGGAGTAGTTAAAATTGAAGAAGTATTTCCATCAACATCTGAAGTTAGTTCTACACTGCTGGGCATCGATCGTGCTGAGACACAATTAGGACTGTTCTCTAACGTATCTACTTACGGTCTTAATCCAGATGAATTTGTATATTATACTGATAACAACAACATTGGTCCTATCGTTTGGACTCAGAGAGAAACTGAGAGGGAAGGACCACATTATCAATCTCGAATTGAAGAAGTTGGTAATGAAGGTGCATTGAGAATTAGTTCCTTCCCTGTACCATATACTTTCCCATATCCACCACTGTCTCAAGTATTAGATGCAGATGGTAATAATGTTAATGGTCTGTTTAGTGAGGAAAGGTGGATTAGGTGGCAGAATTGGTTGAAGTTGGGTAAAGCACTCTATGAGTATTTTAGAAACTTAAGAGATCTTTCAATTAATAGTCCAATTGCTTATCAGAAATATAATTATTTCATTACAAGGTTCTTACCAGCAATTAATATTTGGGATGATGCTACATTCTACAGCAATCAATACTTTGGTGGTAGTACAACTCAGTACTATCGTCAGATCTCAATCTGGACAGATACCTGGAGATTAATTAACTCTGGTGAAGGAGAAATCTATGAACCAGTCACAAATGAGAGAATTGGATTTGGATTTATATTTGATTTAGCACTGACGTTAAGGGGAACTGGAACGGATACTACAATAGATGCGGGTGCTATTGCTACAGGTACTCCAAACGAAGGTGCATCAAGTCCAGAAACGTATTTAAACCCTTACAGAGAAGAGTGGTTAAACAAACCTTTTATTTCTGCTAACGCTGGTGGAGTTCCTGTAGCGAGTGATTTTGTCCCAGGATACAGTCCAGTTGGTGGTCAGTATGCTTTACTGCAGTCCAGACAAGCATTTAGGTATCAACCAGGGCGTATTAGTGGATATACCTTTGGCACTAGAGCAACCATGGCAAAGGATACTGCTGGTAACTTTGCAGAATGGGGTATTTTTAATGACTTTGATGAGTATGTATTTAGAAGAGATGGTGCCAATTTTTATATTGTCAGGAGATCTACCGTACATCTTCCATTGTCTTCACTACAAGAACTCGGTGTTGCTGATCAAGATGGTAACGAAGATATCTCATTAGTAAAATACTATGATAAAACCATTGCTGATAAGGTTTATTCTGTTCAGGAAATTTCTCTTCCAAAAGAGAAGTTTAATGGAGATAGTTTAAATGGTAATGGTCCGAGTGGGTATCTGTTAACCACAGATGAAATCACCATGTACAAGATTGAATTTGGTTGGTATGGTGCTATTGGTTTAAGATTGTATGCATATATTCCTGTCGAAAATGGAAAAGCACGTTGGGTAGTTGTTCATACATTTGTTATTGAGAACAAACTACAGGAACCCTCGATGGGTGATCCTTTCTACAGGTTTAAGTATGAGATGAGAATTGGTGCTGCACAGGCACCACGTATTGTGGAACCACAAGTTCTTTATAAGTATGGTACTTCAATGTACATTGATGGTGGTGATGAAGGAACAGTTAGTGTTTATTCTCAAACTTCTGAACCAAAGAATCTTCCATTCCAAGCGGGTGGAGGAAACTATGTTTCTATTTTTGGTCTTTATCCTAAAACAAATATTGTTAGTGGTGGCACTGATGCCCAGGGTAACAATGTATCAATTCCTAACAAGAAGATTATTATTCCCAAAGCATTATCGATTACTGCAACTGGAGTAACTCCAGGTGAAACAAATGCAATGGCAGAGATTAACTTTACAAAATGCGTTGCATGTAAAGGATCTGCTTACATTTATATGCCAGATGTTTACAATGGCAATCATAATGTAAATAGGAAATTTAAAAAGTTACCACTTGATGAAATTTCAACAACTTTAACTCTTGCTCCAATTGATATCGATGTTCTTGATGTGGAGGACAATGGATATACAATAGTTATTCCCTCCACGAATCATACTTATATTAGGAATGGAGATTATGTTAATGCATTTGATGATGCTAATGGCAATCCATTACTAAATTCTGGACACATTGTTAATAAGAAATACAGGGGAAATGTTGGCGACATTACAAATAAAGGCACTGGATACGCTGCAGGAACATATCAGGATGTTGCTCTCAGCGGAGGAACTGGTGATTACTTGACAGCAGACATTGTAGTAGAAGATGGTGTTGCAACATCTCAAGGTGTAACACCCGTAACAACTGCTGGTGATGCTTATGTTGTGAATGAACTTGTATTTAGTGCTTCTGGAGGAATTCAGATTAGAGTTGATAGTGTAGATGGTACTGGTGGAATCTTGACTTACACTATTTTGAGGGGTGGAAGTGGAAATTCTACAGGTGATGTCACAATGAACGTTGCTTCCAATGCTGGCACCACCGCTGCAGTAATTAATATTGTTGCTCAAAATGGAGTAGTGACCGAAGTTACTACAACTTTGAAAGGATCTAATTATACTGTTGGTGATCAACTTACTGCTGCTGACTCTGATTTAGGTAGTGGTGGAGGATCTAATTTCCAATACACTTTAACTGCTGTTGGTGCATATTCTTTTGGTCTTATTGATGTTTCTGAATTTTCTATAGTTGCAGACATTAGATTGTCTGGTGAAACTATTACAGTTCAACCTTGTTTTGTACTTACTGAAGAGAAGAGAAAATTATTTGATTTGGATCTTACTGATGTTTATACTAAGGTCAGTACTACCAGATTGTGGAATACTTATATTGGAGATGTTGGCGCTGATTTTGTTGGAGTAATGCCAACAACAGCAAATCTTTTAGGATATGTTATTGGCAAAAGGTGGGATCTTGATGAGGAGAGACAATTAGATCCTGCTAGAATTGTTCTTAACACAAATCCAATTGGAGATGACCCTGCAGTTCCTGCAGATTTCTTTGGTGATCCCAATACTGAAACATTTGATGCACTATTTGATCAAAAGTCAACAATGGTAGTAAGTCCAACGCCATTGTCTGGACCAACTGGGGTTCTTAAATGGTTAGAAAATTATACACGCAATTCTACTGGAAGTGTTTCTGAATGGGAGATTGGATTTACTCCATATAGACCAATTTTTGATCAAGCAACAGGTGAATTGTTGAGTTGGAAAACTCAATCCGATCAAGATTTAACTGAGGTTTCTTATGAACTTAACACTGATACTGGTGCTTTCAATTCATATCAGAAGTTAGTTAAGTTTATCCCTGCTGATAAAAGTGTATCTCTAGAGCTACATCCATATGGAACTTCATATAGTTACACTGGATTTGAAGATGGGGAAGATTGGTATGGAAGAATTGCTCCATTTACGGAAGATTTCAGAATCAATACTCCAAGAGGAAGTTCTAGTGGTAGGTGTGCAACTACAAGATTAGAGAAGCAAGAAACTACCACCACTTTTGTAGAACAGATTGATGCAAGTCAGTTGACTTCTATTGGTATTGGTGACTTCTTAGAGGGATCTTTTGAGGGAGATACTCAACAAGAAAGAGTTGCTGCCATGAATGCATATAAAAACTCTGCTCAATATTTCTTGAGAAAAACTGGTAATGTCAAGATTTATGGTGCTAGTGGAAGTCCATTTGGTGGTCAGATTGCTTATAATCCACCAAATACACTGTCTTATATTAAATTCTTCTATGAAAGTGATGGTCAGGGTGGAATTGTAAGCACTACTCCTAAAATTGCTAGATTTGCTGGGGAAGAAAAGACATATGAAGTCACTATCAACCAAGAAACTGTAAGATATAATATTATTCCTATTAAAGATAATGATCTTACAACTGATGTTGATGTTGCAGGGTCAGTAGATGAAAATGGAAATTCTTTAATTCCTGCAGGTGGATTTAATATTGCATATAATGGAGTTGAAATGAAGGCATGGTTCAGTGGAACTGATGACGGTGGCAATAGCGAACAGGACAAATATAATACTCCTGGATCATACAGTGGTGGTGGAAATAACCAAGCAGTGTTTGACTTTGATGCTTTCCCTCTGTATGCATTTGTTAAAATGAGAGATAATGCAAGAATACGAAGTGCTGAATTACACGATATTGATGAACTTGGAAACCTCTCAACACAGAATCCTCAGTGGAAGAGAAACTTCAATCAGGTTATTAACCCTCAAAGTGGTTTATTTGAGGGTGTAGACAGGACAACTTATGGACTTGAAGATAATTTAAGAACGGGACAAATTGATGTAAATGGTGTCGGAGACACCGTTCAAAGTTCTATCATTCCAAATGATGATGTTGTACCTGCTGCATTCCAACAGGTCAGTAGATTGTCTTCTGCTACAATTGATACCCAAGGTGAAGGTATATTGAGACCAGGCGATCGACTTACGACACTATATATTAATAACGAGACAAAATATTTTGATTTAGAAGATGTCTTTGGTTTTGATCGAAAGGTTCTCACTCCTGACGTAGTAAATACCGAAGCAGTGTTTATTGTTGGAAGAGCAATTGGAAACACTGCGGTAGATATCGAAATCAACATTACGTATGTAGAGCAATTATAACAAATGGCAATTACCAATCCAGTACTTTTTGGTCTAAAAGTAGCATTCAATTTCTCTGATATTCAATCAAGAAATACTGCGTTAAATAATTTAGGATTAGACATCAGAGATCTTGAAGTTATTCAAGGTATCGGTGGTAATTTGGATAGGATTGATTTGCAGCAAGTATCTGGTTTAGATGTCAATCTGACCAGATACATTGATCGTTTGAAGGCAGACGTTGGACAATACTCTAATTTAATTGGACTCTCCTCTGGTTATGCACAACCCATGAGGGGTAATCTTGAAGCATATGGTGCTGTTTCTGGCGGTGCTGTAAGGTTTAAATTTGTACCAAATGATAAAGGTACAAATGTTGCAAAAACTGATCTTAAGTATGGTGATATTTCAACATCTCGCGTTAGTGCATGGAGTGGAGGTTCTGAAGCAAATCCAACCGAAGCAATTTCTTATGGTGCATCTGTACAATTGAAGGGTGCCCTTAGATTGGGAACGAGCAGTACTTATACTGTTGGAAGTAATGAAACTATTTTGAAGGTATTAGATACTCCAGAACCAGTAAGATTTGACACCGAAGTTCCAACTGAAACTATCAAAATTAATTTAAACGGACAAGACGCATATGTGTATGCAATGCGTGGAATCCCACAGATCTTTACAATGGCGTTCAAAAGTTTGCAGATGGATTTCTACCATAATGCATACAATGTTGACGGTGTTAACAAAACTCCAATTTATACTTTTACAGATACTGACACAGGAGCAGAGATTGTTAGTAGACCAAGTATCATCGGCAGTAATCTTTCAAGAATTAGATTTAACTCATCTACATTTAAAGAGAGGCAGTTAAGGGTATACTTCCCACCCAAAAATATTACAACACTTGTTGCAAATAATGCAAACCTCGCAGTATTTCCTAATGTCAAGTATCCTAATGTAACTCAGTTTCAGTTAATTAATAATATCTTGACTGAGATGCCAAATTGGTGTGATATTACATATACACCATCTTATAATAATGATAAGACAGCGATCACAGATTTCAATTCTACATTGAGGACTGTAAACGTACAAAATAATTTAATCTACCAAAACTCAGTAGAAGACGAAAGATTCTTTGGTAGTTATGCAATGACTAAATTTCCCACGTCATTGTATAATTTAAACATTCGTGGGTGTTACACACAGCACAGCACATTCTTGAACGCTGATGAGTATCTTGTCCTTAAAGTAACTTTAAACGAATATAATGCGGTTTTACTTGATACAGAAGAGAAGCAAACATTTACCTTTGACATTGGTTCTCCTGCAGTATCTGTAGATATCAAAGGAATTTACTTTGATAAGGAGACATACACAAAGAACAATACCACCGTTCGTTATATTTACATTAAAGAACCTCAAAGAGTTGGTGCGGGTTCTACTACTCCCATTTCATCTATTGCTAATCATCAGAACCAAGTTGAGGTGTTGGACTTATATACAAGATGCCCAAGATTGAGAGATTTAAACATGCAGAACTTGGGAAACAGAAGAATTTATAGAACTACTGCTTCAAAGTATGTTGATGTATATAATAATGATTTCTACAATTACGTAGTCAATCAAGAGATTACTCCAAGAGTTAACTTGAAGGAATTGAGATCAATTAACATCTATGATTGTTACTTTACTAAATTGAATCCAATTTGGGAAAATCCATCAACAACTGGTGGATTGGGAAGTGATCCGTCACCTCTTACAAACTTCCAAGTTGGTGAAAATGAAGCACTTACTTCAACTGGAATTGATTTTTCGTTAATGAATTCTATTCAAAGTATTTCAATTTATGATACCTCATTGCCAATTCCAAGTGGATTGCAAAATAAAACTGGACTTCAAAGTTTAAACTGCAATTACACTAGATTCCCAACAAGAGGTGCTACTGTTAATCATTTAGCTCCAGGTGGTCAACCAATTGCACAGAATAATCATCTATGGGAAAATACCACACCATCAAGTTTAAGTGACTATGCTTTAGCAAACTGCTCCAATCTTAGAAGTTTGAATTTTTATGCTTCAAGATTAGATGGAATGATTCCTAAGTTTATTGGTAACACTGAACTTAGAACAGTTGACTTTAGATACACTTCTATTGAAGGTGGTCGTCCTGGTGGTCAAGGTGCTGCATTTAATGGTGGTGAACATGGAAGAAGATATATTATGTGGGATGATACCTTCCAAGATGCCCAAAAGGTAACACAAATTAGAATCTTTAGTAATGTTCTTGGTAGAAATATTGGCACTTGGGATGCAGCAACTCAAACATACAATGGGGCAGAATTCCAAGATGGCACATTTAATCTCCCTAATCTAAATTATCTTCTTATTGATACTAATGGTAATTATCTAAATGGTGCTTTCTTTGCAACCAGCGGTGCTCCCAATTTGCAAGAATTGCATTCTAATGGAGTTGGTTGGGGCAATGCATTTGCTGATGGTACACCATTCCCTTCATTCTCTGGCAACACCAATTTATATCGTGTAGACCTTCGTAACAATAAATTTAAAGGAACTATTCAATTAGTCAATTTGAATAGATTGAGATTCTTCTATGCAAGCAGTAATATTATTACTGGTATTGGTAATCTTGTTAACTTACCAGCACTGAATTATTTTTATGCTGGTAGTAATCAAATTATTGGAGCAGTTCCAGATTTCTCTGCTGCAGCACCAAATATTCAATATATCGGATTAAATAGTAATAACATCAATGCATATAATACTGGAAGTTTGACAACGCTTACTAGGATAAGATCACTCGATTTGTCCAACAATTATCTCAATCAACAAAACGTTGACCTTATCTTGGAAGATTTATTGGCAAATTATAATCTTGCTCCAAGACGTGGGGTATTAATTAACTTGACTGGTCCTAATATGGGAGCACCAACTTCCAATACTGTAGTTACCCCTACAACTAGCACAAGTTTAGTTGCTGAGGAACTTATTGCAGTTAATCAATTAGATCCATTAAATCCTCAGTTGGTATTCCCATTAGCAACGGCAGATATTAGAAATGATACATTGGGTACTGCACCCAATGAAACCATATATAATACGAAATTGTTTATTGATGGATCGGAAGTTCTTCTTCCTAATGCTGCAGTTCAATTAGATTATGCTAACGATGAAATTGAATTCCAACCTGGGTATGCACCCACTACAGGAACATCATTAAAAGTAGAAGTGTACAGAACTGTTAATGGCACGATAACCACTCAAACTGGAGCTGCTGTTATTAAGCAAGAATTAAATTCAAAAGGTTGGACTGTTCAAACTAATTAATAAACATGGCAAATCAAGGTTTTGTACAAGAGTTAAATCTTCAAGAAGTTACTGATGGTAAAGAAATCATCAATAACTTGGCAGGTGGTACTGCTGCAGCGGATTTATTAGTATTTCAAGGATTGGCATCGGAGAAATCTCAACTGTTTTTTAACAGGTTTAGAGATTTAGCATCAACCGAGGAATCTGGTAAATCACTTGAACTTGGAACAAAGTTTACCTTTAAAGACACTGTGTATAATTACACAGACAATGATATTATAGAGATTCAACCAATTAATTTAATTGAAGATTATGATTACGATTATTTTGGTTTTGAAGATGATGGAGTCCTGACAAATCCCTTAGCAGGAAGGGATATTACATTTGATAGAGGTCAGAATTATAATCCAGGTACATATGAAGTATTATTTAAAGGTGGTGGTGGAACATTTGAATCTGCTGCAGCAACAGTGGTTGTATCTGATGGTGGTGCTGGGTCAACTGGGTTTAGAGGGCAAATTCAATCAGTAGAAATCACTAACAGTGGAACTGTACAGCAGAGTGGTGATGCTATCATTGGATTTTCTCAAGGAAATGTATTATCTGTATCAAAGTATAGAGTTCAAGGAAGTTCAACTTACATTAATGGTGACATTCCAGGAGAGTTTGTAGGAATTAATGGAGAGGGATTCACTGTAACTTTGATTGGATTCCCCTGGAGAGTTATATTAGTTGGTAACTATGCATGGGATCCTAGCACGTTGAGCAATAAGGATCTTACCGTAGAAATTACAAACACTAGTTCTAAACTTGATGGTGAATATACTATATTTAAAAATCTAACATCATCTTTAAATACCTTTGTACTTCCTAATAATTCTTCTGATAAGGCATATGATATTAATAGAAAGATATATGCACAGGAACAATTGACCTCAAATCTGTCTTTATATGATGTAGATGGTGATGGTAGATTGAGTACATTTGATATTGATCTGCTTGCAGCATTTTTCACAAATAGTCAGAACTTTGATCAAACTGTTCTTGCAGATTTCCTTGATGATGTCAAAAACTGGGTTACTAATTATATTACTGTAAATGGATTGGAAACTGGAGCAACTAGGACAAATCCAGTGTCATTAGTTGCATACATGGAAGGTCTTCCTGAAAGTATTATTAATATTGACAATGTTGGAGATGAACCAAGTGCTACTGACATTGGTTTAATGAGAACTTATATTCAAAATGCACCGACACCTAATTATGCAACTGCTGCCGCACCTGGATACTTGTATGTGCCAGTTACAGCAACAACATCATTATCTGCATCAGAAGTTAATGCCTCTGGATTGGGACATGTTATTGCAACTAGTGTTAGAGTAAGAGAGTATCCAAATTATACTTTAGACACCGAAGGTTATGTTAAACCATTCTTCACCATTTATAATAACTCAGGAGGATCTAAATTAAACATCTTTGATACCTTTAATAAATTTGGTAGAAAGATGTTATGCACTACATCTCAAACTTCATGGATCGGTATTTCAATTGGTAGCAAATATACTCAGAGTGGTATTGATTATAGAATTGCTGACAAATATACATCTATTGTTAACAACCAAACAGTATATTATGTTGTGGTAGTTGCATCTGGAAACGGATTTAGTGCTGGATCTACATTTGGTAACACCTTTCAATTATTTGTTGTCAATTCTTCCCCTGTCGTCGCTTCAAATGATAGTGGTGTAGAATATGGTGTCTTTGATGCTAATGGTAGAGATAGTTATTTCTTAAAAACTAGTCCAAGATCTAATATCCAAGCAGACAAAGAAATCATCTTAGTCGCTGAGGAATATACAATACCATCTAGTGAAAGTACAACTTACTCTGGAGTGTCAGTACCAACTACAACACTATTTCCAGACGTAATTTTTAAAAGAGATGATACTCTCACCATTGAAAATGTTTTAAACTTAGAAGCACCTGAAATTTTTGAAACTGCAGAGATTTCTGATGAATATGGTAGAGATGGTCAGTTCAGTTATAATGTTGATGATGGATATTCTGTAGAACTTAATAACGTTATTGATAATGTCGATCAAACTTCATATCTTAAAGACCAAAAGTATAGAGTAGATCGTAAATTATATTATGCGAGAGATATTTTTGTTGATGGACTTCTTACTGCATATGATCCAGATGGGTTTAACAGTAATGATAATCAACTTGCAGAAGATGCATCTCCTGGCATTTTCATTAGTGATGCTGGATCTCAAATTACTAATGATTTAAGGTCTGACTTTGCTAACAAGACACGTTCTTTCTCAAGTGATTATAACCCTTGGTCAATTGGTGATGGGGAAATTAAAACCACATCATTTAGAGTTAATATCAATGACTTAGTATTTACAACTAGCATTGATATTGATCTGCGTCGAGATGGACTTACAACAGACAATAGTAAATTTGTTAATGGTGACGGTGCATTGGGTGAGTCCCTGGCAGACAATTTCTCTGTCTCAGGAACTAACCCAACAGCATATAAGTTAAAGATTTCAATCAATAATGAGGACTTTTTCCTCATTATGAAGAAGGTTTAATTGGCGTCTTTAACTGCTTGAGGTACGTCATCTCCAATCAGGAGATCATATTGCTGACCACTGAATTCAATTCTAAGTTTCTTGTCTACATCTAGTTGTGATGTAGTAACTCCACTTGGCAATTCAAGAATGTTAGCAACAGGATGTTTTGCTGACAGAATTCTAACATTCAACCCACCAGCAACTGCCATATCTGGTTCATTAATTGTAGTCGCAAGACCAATTGGTGAACTATCAAATGGTGGTGATGTGTCTAATGGAGGGCAGCACAGTTCTCTATTTGTAGTAGTATTTGCAAGAGTATATACCGAGAGTTGGTTGGTGGAGTTTTGAAGATACCCAGTAGTGTTAGGTTGAGTGGTAAATCTATCAATAACTCTTACATATGGTATGATTCCTTCAACTGTAGGAGTTGTTGGAACTAATTGATATACTTCATTTCTAAACTGTAAGTATCTGTACTGATCTTGAGGTAAACTAGTGCCAACTTTAATATCACTGATACTCTCTTCTTTTAAGTTAACCGCATTATTAATCTCAGTTCCACCAGTTAAAGTAAAAGTGACTGCCATTCCAGTACTTGGATTAGTACCAGTATAATGCTTACCATATACTGAGTAAGGTCCCTGTGTTTGATCAAATGACTCAAAGTAAATTGTTTTTCTAACACCATCAATAATTTCTTCACGCAACCAGCACCCATTGGTAATTACTCTAGAATCTAGTGTATTCTCTAGTGTTGGAATACTTTCTATATTGTGGAAATATGCATCTAAACCAAAACTAGCACTATATGCTGTAGTGTTTCCAGTGTACTGATAATATGTTGAAGTAGTGCTGGTGGATGTGGTCCATGCTAATAATTTTGCTTCCAAGTTTAAAGATGATGTTACATCAGATACCCTAACAAGAGTTGTACCTCTATTAGCGTCATGGTTTGCCCACTTTCTAATGCTGAATTGTGAAGAACTAAATTTTGTCCAATCAATCTTTTTGTTAATTACAGTACCAATATCATTAGTATATGTGTCTGCCCACGTTACAGAATTTTTGAATAGTTTGACGACAAATTTGTAGTCATATACACCATTAACAGGACCCAATCTAAGATAACCAATGACTCTTCCAATAGGAATAAAATCATTAGGACCAGTTAATGCTGATGTTCCAGGATATCCAGCAGATTCTAAACCACTAACTAATGCATCAGTATTTGCTGGATTGATAAGATCTTGAGTTAATTGAACGTGTACAATATCATCTTTGAAAGTTCTTCCTGCATTTGCATAATCTGCTACATTGCCAGGAGTTGCTACATAATCACGATTTGCACTTGAATCTGCTGCTCTATCAAACCACCACTTCCAATTAGTGCCAAACCATACAGAACCAACGCCACTCTCTGTATATGTATTGGTGACACTAAATTCAGGACCAGATTCCCACGCTTGAAGAGATTCATAAACTGTTGGTAAAATATAATCTGTCTTTGGATAAGTTACAACTTCCTGTTCCCCATCCTCATTGGTGACAGTTTCATTCTGATAGTTGTTTTGTGAACATGTAATGCCATTACAATATGACTCTAATGGTTTTACAATATCAATTCCTTTATCATAATATACTGCAGCAAACATGTTGCCACTAGTTAAATTTGTATATGGATTGTTGAAGTAAATATATCCAGCATTGTCATTATTAAAATCTTCAATTCCTTCAATTCTTCTATAGAATGTTTGAGTAGATGAATCTCTATTAGATACAAATACCATTCCTTTCTTAACTTCACTAAAATCCCCTGCTTTATATCTCAATACATAACCAAATCCTTCACCAGTAACTTCTAAGGTAGTAGCACTTGTTTTTGTATATGTAACTGTAACACCATTAGATGTAAAGTTATTACTAGTACCAACTGCTGTACTTGCTGTGATTACAGTATTGAATAATGTAGTCCTTGATTTTGTATCATAGAAAGCAAATGAAGTATCAGAACCACTATTTAATGGGTATACAACAGTATTGACTGGGAAATCTGGATGACAGTATATTCTGTTAGCACCAAGAGCAAGAGTGCCTTCATCTCCCTTTGCAAAAACATATGCTGTGGTTACAAATCCACGATGATTAAAGAACCATAATGCAGTGCTACTATTAGTAGAACTGGGAACTCTACTGATGATAGCATCTCCACTAATAGCATTTGCACTATTCAGAACTTCTACTACTCTTGTTCCTGCTGGTAAGATTGGATTTTCTTCATAGAAGTCAGCAGCATTATTCTGGACTACAAAGTTACCAACTTCAATGTTTACAACATCACTAATACTAACTCTTCTCACACCAGCAGTAACTCCAGTGCCTTCAAATGTAGCAACGTCATTCCATCTTACTGGAGGTTCATAAATTGATTGAAGTGGTAACGTTGTGTAGAAAGTAGAGTATTGATCACCAGCAGTAAGTAACTGTTCACCACCAAAAGTTCTTTGACTGATACCTTGTTCTCTACTAGTACCACCAAGAGGAATAGTGTTGTCTAAGAATGTTTTAAAGTCGCCAATTTGATAGAATTCATAATCTGGATCATATAAGTGTTTATAATTGATAGGGTCATATCCACTATTTTCATCAGCATAATAGAAAATAATTCCTTTGTTTTCTACATCTAAATCAAATGGGATATCCTCATCCTTCATAAAGAATGACAACTCAAAAGCATGTTCTTCATACTGTGGAATGAACTGATTAATGGTAATATATTTGGTTCTAATGCCATCATCTCCATTTTTACCAAATCTAGCAACAAAGTGCAAATTGTTTGTGCGTGTTGTACCAGAAATGATATCGTTTATTGCACCAGTATTATATGTCTGATCAACAAGTTCACCAAATGTGGCGTCCCAAACAAATAAATTTGGTGGATCCCACCTTGCTAGTTGATCATTATTTGATGAAGTATTAACTCCAGTATATCCAGCATCAATTGCAACTGTTACTGTTTTTGTATTATCGTTTAAACTGGTAACAATAAATCTTCTAGCACCGTGAGTTTCTGTGCCTCTTTGTCTATAATCATAAATGTAATCATTAATCATGAACTGCATATAATAATAATCTGCAGTTGCTCCAGTAAATGTAATTGTGTTGTTGGAAATAGTATATGCAGACGAGGGTAACTCTAAATTTTTATAAATTGAATTTAGATATGTCTTTAATGCTCTTCTTTCATATGGATAGTATCTAATACTTGACTTGTTGCCAGTACTAGCATCCCAATTACCAGTTGTATTAACTGTTGGGAGTTGATTTAGTTCGACATTCTTACGGTTGAAATCTTCAGTTACTTCGATCCATATTCTATCTACTGAAGAAAGTTCACCAGATGGATTTAATGTGGAAATTCTATATTGCTTACTTACTAATTGACCTTGTAGTGATTCAACATATACTAAGTCATCAGTTGCAAGAGTTAACGCTGTCTCAAACCAAAGTTCTACAAATTTTCTTGTAGTATCAGTCAAATTGGAATATAGTGTTGCTCTCCAGGTCTGTTGATTAGTAGTTCCACCACTTATTCCTGCAACATACGATGGATTTGGTTGACCATACTTTGCGGGTGAGGATGATAATACTGATGGATCTTGGAACTTGAACTGAACATTGCCAGTAGATCTAATAAAGAATCTGTGTGAACCAGATACAGTTGGTTTAAAGTATCCATTCCATTTCACACCACCATATGATGATAGATAGGAATCCCTGATCTTATCTCCATATAAGAAGAATCCACGTTCCCAGAAGTTATCGCTTTCTGTCCTGTCCTCACCAGTAATTGGGTCATACTGCCCATTAAAATACACCTCTTTAGCATCATATGCTCTTTGATATAAGAAACCATCCTGAGAACCACTAATGTGAGACAGTTGAACGGATGTGCTAGAGTTAGGTAAAACTACTCTGTAAATATTATTATTTGATAATACGACATCACCAATTTGATATACCTTACCAAGTACCAGTGAATCTGGCAATCTAATAATCTTATTTGCATCATAATATGTTGCGACAGGACCATCACCACCATAGAAGAATGGTTCACCTGTTGTAAAGTATGCTGTATCTAATCTATTCTTAATCTTAACAAAGGGTCTGTATGCTACAGGGTTATCTGCATTACCCACAGCAGGTAAACCAGTTTCTTCATCAATAACGATAGGAGTGAACTCTACAGTGATTCCTACAAGAGTTAAGAATGTTGATGATGTAATATCAGTAACGTAAATATTTTTGATTGGTTCGATATCTTCAACAGTGAACGTTCCCTCGTCCACCATTGTACCCAATACATTATTTAATGCTACTTCAGGATTCAGTAAGTCGCCAAGGTCTAAGTCACGTCTTAATCCAATCCTATTAAATAGTTTTACTGCCATGAGTATTAGGGTTGCCTTTTCTCTTTATTTATGGTATAGTAGTTTAGTCAATCCGTTATTTATATGGAATTCCAACAGTATCTAGAAAACCTTGAAAATCAATTGAGAGCAGTTAACTCGGATATCTCTGAGAAGCAAGAAGAACTGGATAAACTCAAAGATTTTCGTGCTCGTATCAAAGGTGGCATTGAGGTTGTCAAGCAAATTCAATCTGATAATCCTAAACCTGCTGCACCTACCAGACAGGAGATCATGCAGACAGTCGAAGAGATGTCACAGTGACACTCTACAGACCGCCACACAGCAGGTCGCCAAGGACGAGGTGTGCCCTACAATATGAAGGTACTCAAGGGGACACACCCAATGATCAACACCACCCTGGCAGCAGAGAAGATCGAGGACTACACCGTGATGCTCTGCGATGCCCTGTACATGAACTTCAAGGACTACCAGATCCGTGCTCACCAGCGTAGCATCGACAATGAGATCAACATGGACTACCACCAGTCCAAGATCGCTGAGATCATCGAGAATGGTGCTCCTATTGAGTTCTACATCAAGCGTGGTCGCCGTTACCTCAAGGTCATGATGAAGGACAGCGGTGGTTCCTCCAGCGTCCACGCCTTCATTGATCGTGAGACGGGTGACGTGTTCAAACCTGCTAGCATCAAGGCACCTGCAAAGATTGCTCGTTACTCTCTGCTGCAGGACGAAGACCTGAACTGGTTGCTTGGCAACGCTGATTGGTCTGGTGGTTACCTCTACATTCGCTGATCATGGACGTAACTAACACTTCTCTCCTCCTTACTGGCATCATGACTGTTGCTGGTATCATTCTGTTCTTTAAAGCAATTTACCGATGACTCCTGACACTTACTCTTTCACTGGCGATGCTGTTACCTTCCTTGGTCTTGTTGGCGTCTCTTCGGCGCTGCTTATTACTGTGGTCGCTTTCCGTCGTTTCTTCAATTCTCCTTACAATATCCGTTACGTGAAGAAAGAAGAGGTAGAAGCACCAGATTATCTCCCGCATGATGAGTGCTGATGGAAGAACTAATCTATCCTCGTAACTATGAACACACCTCTCAATTCTTGGATGATAATATCCTCAAGGTGTATGTTGATAGTCCAACGAGGTTCACTCGTAACATGATTGCAACCACAGATGAGATAGTATCATTTGACATCAAGGTGTTGAAGAAACCAAAACATGCTGAGGTTGCATTCTATGAGCAAAATGCTATGCCAGAACCATATGGTTATGCTTCTGGTCTGTGCATACCAACAGAGAAAGGATATACTATCCTAGTCAAAAAACGTTCTGATGATAAGAAGTATGTGTATTTGCATGAGTGGGGTCATGCGTTAGGACTTGAACACCCACATGATGACAGAGACGGTGATATATGGTATGATACAGACACCAACGACACAGTGATGTCTTACAACTGGATTGCACCAGTGAGAGCATTTCGACCTGCTGACGTTGACACAATTACAGGACTCTATTCATGACTTATGAAGCAACTGTTGAACTAAAGTTTGACTCTACCTGGACACCTACTTACAGTGGGTTTGGATCTACTATTGCTGATGATATGCTCCCTGAAGAGCATTATGTGATCACTGCACCTGCACAAGACCTCAACGCACGACAGTACTTCAAATTATTTGAGAAGTTCATGCTGTGTGTGGGTATGTGCCCACAATCTATTCGCAGTGGTGCTATGTCATTGGTGTTCAATGATATGGTGCTTGAGGAAGATCAACGTAAGGTCTGTAAAGAGTATGAACTGACTATGGATGAAGATCTCCGTAGTAAGTATGAGGAATTCAAAAAAGCAGATGAAGAATGGGCAAAACTGAATAAAGGTCCGATGGGTACAATTCTTGAAGATGCCTGGGAAATTACTGATCCTCACGGCACTATTGTAACAAATGGTGATACCAGCAACGATCCTACATGGGAACAACGTTACTGGTCACTCTATCGCCGTTTCCAAAAGTTTGCCAAATTCACTGACAATCAACTTGAAGAAATGGTAGATTTGTATGAGCAATCCAAACTAGATGGTGTAGCATGAAAATCATTCAATTTGGCAAACGTGAGGACTACGGCACAGAATACTATATGACTGTGCTCACAACTAAAAGTTATTCCCTACTTCAGGTGGCATTTGACATCGGTGAGTATGGTAATTGGATCGAATGGCCATATCTCCAAATCACTATGGGATATGGTAAACTGTTCTCATTCCTATTCTCTCTCGGTAAGTTAGGATTTACCTTTGACATTTGTGGTCGTAACTGGCGTGATGAACTGTACTACACTCAACCTAAACAATTCCCAGTGGAGGGATTCGAATGAGTCATTTTGTGAAGAACCCAGACGAGATTGTGCTGGAAGATGTACGCATGGTGCATTATGAAACGATGGAGGAAGGTCGTGCTGTATGGCTCGGCATCTACATGAATGATGGTAAGATGTATCACATGAATATTGGTGGTGACAATCTGTATGTCAATTACTCCTACGAGGGTAATGATTCAAACATTACTGAATGGGCAAAACTCAAATGACTGACGAACAAATTCAAATGCTCCGCCGTCTCATTCAAGATGAGATTGAAGTTGCTGGTGTTGATGGTATGGAACATGGTGTATGGGGATGGATGGACAGTCAACTAGACAAACGTTGGAAACAGTTTCAGGAGAGTTTCAATGACTGAATTCAATCTACCTGACAAAGATGATGCTCCGTGGTTAGACACCACATATGATGGATTTGATATTGATACCTCACTAGATGATATCGAAATGTCTAATGGTGATTTCATCAAGAACTATCCTGATGTCACCCGTGTAGAGGTGATTGGTAGTGATGGACGTGAGTATGTTCGTTATGAATGTAGTAACGTTCAAGTATCACTACAGGATGATGGACAAACAATCAAAGTATTTCTGGCATCTACCTATGACTGAAGATGATAAAGCAGCACTCAAAGAGTTTATGCGTGGTGTGGCATTTACTGTTGGATTAATGGGTATCGCCATCCTGGGCATTGCAATGCTCTCTGGTGGTGAAGACGAAACATTCATGGAATCCCATGCTGAGGTGGTTGACACGTACAAAGGATGTGATATAGTACGATGGAACACATCTCGATTTGCCGAGTACAAGTATTTCCTTTACTGTGGAGAAAACAAATGACAATTCCTAATTTCAAAACCCAAGAAGATTGGGAAGCATTCACTACGATGTTTGATTCCCGTTGGTATTGCAAGAAAGCATTACTGGATCGTGTGAAGGATGATATGTTCCCCAAATATAAGTGGGAAGAACTCACCGCAGGAACACTTGATGTTATCAACGACATCGTGCAATCCCTGTTGTATGATGCAGAGTTTGAATTTGAGCAGAAGTATCCTGAATACAAACGTGATATGGATGATATCTTCATCCCTCGTCCGTCATTTAGACAGGAAGTAGAAGAGGCACTCCTAGCAGCAAATCAGAAGTTCTGGAACAGTGCCAATGAACCCCATGAGTGTCCTCCTTGTGATACACTAGCATGTGAAACGTTCCTTGGTGACCATGAAGAATAAAGACGTTACACCTGAACAACTCATCAAAACCATCAAAGAGATGAACATGACTGAGGAAGAACGACTGAAACTCCGAGCAGAAGAACTTGGTGAGTCATTCGGTAAAATCATTGGAGGATTTGTTGCCACTGCAGTCCTGTCCACTATTATTTGGGCACTTCTTGTGTATGCCATTGGATTGAGTGTCACATGGTGGCAAGTCACTGGTGCATTTTTGATTTATAATATTATCAAGAATTCAATCGCCAATGCCATCCGTGGGTAAGAATCTCGACAACATTCCAGAGGGCACCTGTGTGTGCTCATCATGTAATGCTAGAAAAGACAATGTAGAATTCTCTTGGTATGCCAATCGATTTACAAAAGATGGTTATCGTCTACGTGTTAACACATATTGCGATACTTGTAGCACTCGTATTAGTAAGGAACTCGCTAATGTTAAAAAGACGATCCTGAAGAACCATCCACGCCCTGCATATGGTGATAAATGTGCTATCTGCACCAAACCAGTGTACAAGAACAAAGCATCTGTTCCTGATGGTGTAGATGGTACATGGGGATGGCAGTGTGACCATGATCATGACACAGGAGAATTCCGTGGATGGTTGTGCAAGAAATGCAATACAGGTATGGGAGCATTGGGAGACAATCTTGAATCCCTGCTCCGTGCCGTACAGTATCTTGCCAAGCAAGATGATCTAGAGTTCTTCACTATTTTCAATGGTGGTAAGAACAAAACCACATCAAAAGTGAATAAGGATTACCTTAAACGCGGAAACTGAATACATAATACTATGAAACCAAATATTCAAGAGTATTTCACATACTGGTATGATGATGATGGTGATCTGCGAATCAATATTGATCGAGATTTCATCAGAGAACTGAAGTGGCATGATACAGATCTTGAATTATCATTTGGTGGTATCACCAAAATGAACGATTGGGGATCTGACGTGCGCTTGACAATCCAACAAAAAAGACCTAAGATCTAAACTGTTCAACCACGTTCACGGAGTTTCCACCATGTATACGAGAGTAATCGACAGAAGTGTGTATTACGTTGATGAATATGCGTATGAGACACAGATGGATTGTGATCATGACGAAGAAGGATGGTATGTAGAACTATCTTTCAGCGATGGTGGATACGATGTGTACGGACCATATCATTCTAAGGAGGAAGCATCCTGTGTTTTTTGATTCAACATACGATCTGTTTGACGAAAAAGCGGCAGAAGAAGCACATAGGTGTGCTATTGAACTAGAGAAACGTGCTGCTGAACTTGAAGTTACCGTGGATTATTTCATTGAAGAATTCGACATTTGAACTGACTCCGCAAGAATTGTCTGTATTGATCTCGTCAATGCAGTATATGACACAATCAGAAGCGGCACATGCGGGAGATGTCAAACTCATCTCTCGCCTGTATAATAAATTGCATACTCGACATGAGTATCTTCTCCGAATCGAGGAACATTATGAACACGACCTTTGATCAGGACATGGTATTTGCCCCACTTCCAATGAAGCGTAAGGCAACACCCACACTGCGTAACAATCCCGATTCCAAGCACAAGTGGAAACTAGTGCTGCATAAGCAAGATGGAACGAAACTGATTCGATTTGCATCCACCAAGAAACATGCTCTTGCAGTGGGTCAATCAATTCATAATGCTCCATCACGTCCAACCAAGATGTTTAGCATTACAAAGGTATGATTAGCATGAAAGTTAATGAACAACTAGGTCATCAACAACCTGGCATCTGGTCTCCTGCTGCTGAAATTAAGATGCTCAAGGAGGCATTGAAGAAGGATCATTTGTACAGTGATGATGAACTGAAGAAACTGAAATCACGTCTACGTGATATGTACATTGTAAACAAACAACTCAAGCGAGGTAACGGTTTTGGCAAAGCAAAATGAAATGACTCCTGAACAGTCCGAAGTGTACACTACTGTTCGAGATGAATATTTGGGTCAATACATGCGTATGTTTGCGGATGATCCAAATCAAAGTGAAAAGCGTATGAAACAGTTTACTGATTTCATGGAATCATTTGAAGAGTCCATGTTGAGTGATGATGATGAGTGAGCATCCTGAAATTGCAGAGTATGAATGGATTGATGATGCATTTCGTGTCTACAAACGTCGCAGTGGATTATATTCTACTGTAACGAAAGATGGACGTGAGATGTTGACAGGTCTCACAGAAGAGAGTACAATACGAATGACCCGTTGGCACCTCAAGTGTGAACAAGACGGGACATTAGATGAACATTCACGAGTTATCGGTGATGCCACCGTAGGAGGAAAACTATGACACAGAAGAGACAGTTCATTGACAAGAACGGAAACCAATGGGAGTGGGATGAAACTCCTGATACCCTGAAAGCGATTCAACGTCTACATGACGACTATCGCAGGATGCATCCTCAGACCCCTCCAGATGCCCCTACAACCCCCCTGTAACCAAGATTATGTACGAAGACCTCACCAACGAAACATTTGAAGCAGATGGAGAGTTCTGGGAGAGTGTAACTGTTCCCTGGGACGACTATGATGATTACAAAGGATTCAAATATGGATGGAAAGATGTGGGGATAAATAATGACTCCTCAGAACAGTACAATGAAACCTCCGAAGGAAATGACATTTACACTTACTGATGAAAATGCAGCACTCATCCGAAACCTGCTCCACAAAGAGCGAATCGAGTATCAATACTGTGACTACTCAGGAACCGATGCAGTGTACTTCAAAAACCTCACCGAAACCCTTGCCCGAATGGAGCACCCTGACCAATTTCAATCAACTGAGGGTGAATGATCTTGTAGTGTATGATGATGATCTCGCCCGTGTTACTTTCATTGATCAAAATTATATCACAGTTACGCCCCAACACATGCATTATGGAGTCCTCGTCTTCCCTCAACAAAAAAGCAAAATTAAATACCTATCTACAGGAAATGGACAACTATCTGCCAATGTTCCTGTCAGGTAATCTATCTGTTAATGAACAGGTAAGATTCATTCAAACGGTGATTGATCTTGATCTCCAAGATAGATACCAACTACATCAAGAGTGTAAATACTTTGTATTAGAAGGTTTCTGTTACGAGGTAGTATTAGGAGATGATTAACGCTGCATTCTATACCACTGTGTCAAATGGATCAATTCAATTAAGATCCTCTCAACGCAGTGGTGTTATTCAAACATTTGGTACTAACATCGCAACTGCTATTGTACAAGGAGATCAGATTGTTGCAACAAGTAACACTGGTGTGACTTACATCTACCAAATCTCCAACAATTATGCTATACTCAAGAAAACATTATGGAGATGATCCAATGAAATATGTTGTTCTCTTTCAACGACCAGGACGTGTTCCTAACATGGATGAATGGTTTAATACTCAGTATGATGCGGAAAAGAGGTGTAGTGAACTACAGAATATGTTTGACTGGTTGTATGAAAGGAACAATAAAGTGGATGGACCTGCTAAATGTTGGGTAGAAGCAGTGTCGTGATCTAATTATTGTGAGTTTTTCCACAATTGTTTTAATGTCAAAATAAATATACTTATGTTTTCCACAAGGTTGTGGAAAAGTATAGAAATACTGTGAGAACTTGTGGTCTTAGCACGTCAGCACACGTTTGTCAAGTTTCCACAGACACTACAAAAACTGGCACATTCCATAGTTTTCCACAGATTTCTCAATTTCTGTGGAAAACTTTCATTTTCTGAGATTTCTGAGAATCCTGACAGACACTTCAGAAACTGACCACTTGACAAACCTGTGAGAAACTGCTAGAATAACTGGGTCAGGTTTGATAGATATATTATAGAGTAGCTTAGAGACACTAGTGTATTATATTGTTAAGATACAAAGAGACCAATTATATGTGTGGGTGCCTAAGAAGCAGGGTTTCTATCAAGAAGTAGTAATGCCATATCATTCACTAGAATTAGTGAATCGTGTGTATAAAAGATTATTATTAAAATATTCTAAGAATTACATAGGAATTGTAGATTCTGAGAATCTTTCTAAATTGAAGCAAGAAATGCCACAATGGAAAAAGAAACCAGATAATTACAATGTAATTCGTGGTGAGAATTACTCACAAAAAGGTGAGATACGTGGTGCCAACTACAATGACAAAGGACATACCAATGTCGGTGAAGTTGGTTGGATGAAGTATCGAACTGCAGTATATGGCACGAAATGGGTTCAAAAGAACTTCTTGAGTGACAGTCCCTGAGGTGGCACAGAGGGGTTGACAGGGTGGGCAATCCGATGTATTGTACCTGAGTCGTTGACACACAACTAACTCATGAACATCGAATTCACCAAGTCCTCCATGCTGCAATCCCCCATCGTGGTTGATAGTGAGGCAGGAACTGCAACTCTCACTTACAACAATGGTAAGGATTACACTTACAACATGAATGAAACGTTCGTGCAAGATCTGCAGAACGTTATCAACAATGAAGAGAGTGTTGGTAAGTTCATTCTGGCAGCACGTGCTGACCGTCGTCTGTCTGAAGTGGTCAGTGCCTGAACTGTCCACTAGGGGTTGCCAAGGGTGACCCCACCCTGTATTCTATAGAAGTCGTCAAGGGAACACCCCATGGGAACTCGCTCTCGCATCGGTCTCGCTCTCGGTCCTGACCAGATCGTGTCTGTCTACTGCCACTACGATGGTTACATCCAGGGCAATGGTCGTGACCTGGTGAAGCACTTCAACACCAAAGAGAAGGTTGAAGAACTCATCAACGGTGGCGATATGTCCTCGCTGTATACCACTAACATGTGGGAATCTGCACCTCTCAAACAGGTCATTATGAGTGGAGGTGAGCGTGAGGTTAAGTACATGACTGACGAGAATAACATGTGGATCTATTCTCCAGTCAAAGCAGAACCTGCTCCCCTCTATTATTCTGAGCGTGGTGAGGATGCTCCTCCTAAGATGACCACGTTCGATGAGTTTCTCTCTGGTGATAGTGGAGAAGAGTGGTGCTATCTGTTCACCCCTGGTGATGGTTGGCAAGCATGGAAACTGGGTTGGGGTGACACTAACACCCAAGAGTATGATTTCGTGACTGAGCAACCTCTCACCGCTGACCTCGCTCGTATTGTGACGGTCTGATCAGTGTCCACCTCGGGGTGCCTAGCACCCCTCACCCCTCTATAATTACAGAGTCAACCAAAGGCAACCAACCATGTCCATCCGCTACGAAATCCTGGTTCCCTCTGCCCCTTACGAGTCCGAGTCCGTCCTGGACCTGGACCGTGCCTACGATCTGATGTATGATCTGGCAGAAGAGCACGGTTATGCTGAGATCCGTCGTGATGGTCACTTTATCGCTGATCACGGCAGCATCATGGAGCAGATCGCAGACCTGCTGTTCTGATGTGACACTTGAGGGGGTGACCACACCCCCTTGACTTCTCCCCCCTCCATGCCTATACTAAAGGGGTGGAGGGGAGGGAACCTCACCAAAACCATCACTTTTCTTCAAAACCAACAGTTTCTGTAGTTTTCATCAAAAACAAATGAATCGTCAAGAACTGCAACAAAATCTCATTTCCTGCATGATTGATGACATGGATATACAAACATTAACAACTATTGTTAATGATTATTTGGAAGAAGATCTTGATAAGATAAGTGATGAAGAACTACTTAAAGAAGTAGAAGAATTCTATCCTCATCTTATTGAAGAGTGATAGTAATACACTAAGAGTTAGTATAAAGAATAACTAACTCTTAGTGTATTCTTTATACACAACAGTGTATAATTAGAATTACACAGCACTGATTATAAAGAATAACACAGTGTTGTTTTATTCTTATTAACATTGTAGCAGTTCAGGGTGAGCACCGTGGCACATTGAAACAATCTGTAACAATGCCCTGAGGGGGGATCCCGCCCTCTTGCCTCCCTCCAGCATAGGCACCCAGGGTGCTCAAATGCAAGACATTGAAACAATCTGTAATGTTTCAGAATGTTACAGTCCATCCCAATGTCAACCCTGCCGTGCTTATAATGAAAGAGTCAACCACGACAACCACCAATGTTTGCTCACTCTGCTGCATTTCCTCCCGTTGATGATGCGATCGAGGCAATCTCTCGCATTGACTATAACAAACTGAAAGAACAGTTTGTTACTGCAATTCTCTACACAATTGCCATCATTCATGTGATTTTCCAACGCATCAGTAAGGCACACTTTGCCACCCCTGATTCCATCACCAATTTGGTATACTTTGGGGTGAACTTTCAAGCATACCCTGGTGATGAGATTATCGGATTCAGTGTAGGCAACCGCTACGCTGGTTTGTATAACTCAGGACTGTGCTGGGGTATACTTAATGAGCAGGGGGTGCTGCCAATCCGCTAAGTGTCCACTGGGGGGCACCATGCCCCCCTGATGCCCTATACTGATCTCATCGGCAACCAACCCACCATGACCGACATTCGCAACATCCTCGCTATGTACATGCAGGCAACGCCTGTAGACATTCAAGAGGGAACGGTTTGGTACAACAATGCCCACTCAATCTGCCAGGGTTTGAGTGACAAATACAATCTGCCCTTGTCTACAGTTGTGGGCGTTGTATCTGCACTCTCTCCCAATAACAAATGGGATCGCAATATCCTTGACGCTGAACAGATGATCAAGGCATATTGCATGGGGTTTGACTATCCTAAGGTCTGCACATTCGGTGGCAATAAGGATAAGGCAATCACCATTCTTGAGTGTGAGATTGACTCATCCGACAACATTTGTGCCATCCTTAAGGGTAACAAAACCATTGCATTCTTCAGGGGCATCTATACTGATGGGCAGTGTGATGAGATCACCGTTGATGGTCACGCCTTCAACATTTGGCGTGGTATGTATACTTCACTCAACGAAGTCCCTGCCATTAGTGACAAACTGTACAAAACAGTTTCTGAGGCATACCGTCACGCAGCATTTGTTATCAACAATCTAGAGGGCACTAAGTATAGTGCTGCTCAGATTCAAGCGATCACTTGGGTTGCTCACCGTCGCATTAATGGCGTTGGTTGAGTTAATCATTGTGCTGATCTTTGCTCGCCTTGGGTATAAAGCAGCGATCCTCTTTCTCTCCCTGTTTCACTAACTAACTAGTGTGCCAGTAGGCACGGTGTCCACTCTCACCCTCAGATAGGGTTGACCCGTGCCTATAATGACTTCAGTTCAACCAACGATCATGCCTACAGCAACGTTCGCTGTCCAACCTGCATCCTTCGGATCGTTTGATCAGTGGGGATGCCTCTGGGCGACCGACATCAACCACGCCTACCGTATGGGTCGCAGCGAGGCAACCAGCGGTGAGGATCAAGTGATCTGGCGCATCCCCCACGGTGGACACCCTATCAAGTGGGCGACTGTCGCTGGTGAAGCGATCCTCTGACCCTATACTGATCTCAGTTCAAACGACACAGACCAATGACCAAGACCAAACTCGACATGTCCGCCATCATGGCAGAGTATACTGCTAAGGTGAACGCTGAGGCAAAGCGCCGTCAGGCGATCATCGAGGGTCGCATCCCTGCCCCCGAGTGCCAGTCCACAACGTGGCACATCAGCGATCGCCACTGAGCGATCCTGCCTCTATACTGACTTCAGTTCAACCAACCACGAACCATGACCCGATTCCTCTCCATCGCTGTCGCTGTCGCTGCTACCCTGATGATCGGTGACTATATGATCGAAGGCGTCAAGGCAGGCGCTGCCCTTGCTACCCAGCAGGTGTGCCGCTCCGCTAACTGACCCCAAGGCACTGCAGGATAGACACCTGCCGCCTATACTGATCAAGTCAACCAACGACACCAACCATGCCTGTCTCTGACGCCTACCTGATGGATCTCCAGATCGAGGATCTGTTCTATGATCAGATCGAGGAGGATTACAACCTCTACGCTGAGGAACTGGAACCCCTCCTGCAGGATCTGGATGACGCGATCGAGGATGCCCTGAACTGGGCGGACGCCTGATCAACTGTCCACTAGGGGGCGCACCTGCCCCCTCCCCCCTCTATACTGACTTCAGTTCAACCAAACGACATGACCAAGCAACAGACCCTCCAGGCAGCACGCAACATCATCACTGGCAAGCGTGCCGCCTCCATGGCAGACGTGACCCGCAACGACCTGAAGGCAGGTGCCCGTGCCATGGGTCGCTCCGCTGAGCAGGTCGCCAAGGCGAGCACCCTGCGACTCGCATTCTGGGCAAGCGTCGGGGCGAGTGCCATCTGAGCAACCGTCCACTGCCCCCCCTGAGGGGGGCACCCCGTGCCTATACTGACTTCAGTTCACACAACCGACCATGACCCTGATCATCGCCACCCCTCAGTCCAGCGCCACTGCTGAGATCCGCCTCTACCCCCTGCGCCGTGAGGCAATGATCTTTTGGCAGAACGGTCACTACAGCAACCACAATTGCCGCCGTCGTGACATGCTCCGCCTGCTGGTAGATCTAAAGCAGAGTGCAGGTGTGTGGGTGAATCGCTATTGCCTGCAGCGTCACACTAGCGTCACTATCTGATGCTAACCGTGGGGCACTATGTATACCCTACTGGTGCCCCACTAAGTATCAACAATCAAAAAAGCAAAGTATTCCAATTTTGCAGATTGCGCCCACTAAGTATAACTAACTGGTGCGCCACTATGTATAACGCAGTCGCCGCGATTACCCCCCTTAAATATAGCTAACCGCTACGGTTAAAATGCATGGGTCCCAGGTAAGCTATAAAAGTATCCCAGCGACCTTTATATATCGAGGGACCCCTTTTTTCAAAAAATTTTTGCCAAGAAAAAATCATGCCAGACCTTTTTTTACCTGAGGATATACGTCCAACAAAATGGCCAGGATATTATGCTGGAAAGGACGGGACGATATATCGAACGATGAGAAAGATTGACAAGTGGTTAGTGAAGAAATTCAATTTAGAGATTCGCCATGGGTTAATTGTGATGAGAACTTTTAACAGGGGTATACCAGATCCAAAGTATGCTCATACGAGGTATCCGAGTATAAATTTGTATTGTGTGAAGGATGGTGAGCGTATCAATCGGCGCGAGTATGTGCATCGTTTGGTAGCAGAGGCATGGATTCCGAATCCGAATAATTATGAGACAGTCGATCATTTAGATCGAAATAAGCATAATAACTCGGTAGATAATCTGAGGTGGTGTACGTTAGAGGAAAATCAAAAATCTTGGCAAAGGTAATATATAATGAAGTTAGGGCAAACAAATGAGTACTGACTATCCCCAAGAGTTTGAAGTAAACTACGACATGGACTTAGATTACGAAGAGTATTTGCATTACATTTACAATGACAATTTACATATGGAAGAACCAACGATTGCTTACGAGAGTAAGGTAGACAAATTTATTTTGGATGCGCCTAACGGTGAGAGATATTATTTCAGGGATTATGAGGGTGCCGAAGATTTCTGGATGTTGAATTTCAAGGAAGACGTAGATTTAGATGCCTAACTATAGCGATTATGTTGAGAGTGTAGGTACAGGTGCTTCTCAGATTGATGTAGCATATGTTATTACTGAAAGTTCTGAGCAGGTAGCATATCCTGTGGGGACGTATGATGCTACAGCAACTCCTCCAGGATATGTGGTAGGGACTGCGACTGGGAGGTTGCAAGGGTATACTGCATATAACAATTGGGAAGGATTTCCTGGTGGTGGGTTTAGACAATATACGAAAGTACCAAATGCCGTGACGATTGATCCATGTGACTCGTCAGGGCAAACTTGGTATGTTTCGGGATATTCTGATCCTCAAGATCGTATTGTATATCTTGGGGATAATCTAAGAGATAAATTAACAAATAACTATACAGGATGTTGTTTTGATGAGAATGGCAATCAGGTAAGTGAACCCTCGCTGAATCAGGCAAGGACAATGGATATTGTCTTAGAGGGTTTACAATTTGACATATATGGTAAATTTACCTATGCGTCAATGCCAAGTAATTATTATAAGAATGGATGTACTCCCGTACCACTTGCCAGTATACTGCGAAGCGAAACCTTTACAGTAACATTCGAGAGTATGACTCCGAACATTGCGAGTACTGCTCCGTATTTGGACGATGATGTTACAGTTACATTACAGCGAAGCGATGGAACTTCTGTAACTGCCACGTCAAGTACGGGGACAGTTACGATGACTGCTACAGCACCTCAGACGATCAAAATTAAGATCGGGGGGCAATTTGGGAAAAAACTCTTTCCTGAGGAGACCTGGGAGTATTACTACGAAAAAAATTCCGAATATACGGCAAATGCCGATCATTTAAACTTTGAAGTTGATGTACCTGAGAGGGGACCTGATCCCAATGAATTTATTGATGCATATCGTATTGACAAAGATAACAATAGCGGGAACATTAATGACTTAAGTATTGAAGTACCTACTGGCGTTTCTTTATTACGATATGAAGGAGATATAACAAATCGGGAAGCAGGAAGTTCTGCTAGGGATGCTGATGGAAATAATGCATTTATTCCAGATTTAGAGGATGGAACTCTTATTCCTAATCCTGAGTTTGATGCATCGACATCAACTACTAGTAGAGCAGGGCATAGGGATGTAAAATTTAGATTCTCTATTACCAGCACTATTCCTTCATTAGCATCTGTAGCAACTGTAACGGACTGGTCTACTGTAATATTAGATGCCACTAATATTCCTACAGGGACTTATGTTACTAGTGGTGGATCGACGTATTATGTGGAATTAGGAGGTGTCCCCCAAAGTGGTAGTCCTGGAGATCCTGGAGACCCTAATGCAGTGCCTCCTATACCTCCTACAGATCCTGTTGCTGATGATAGTGGACCTAGTGGTACGGGTTTCTACATTGACTCTGCTAGTGGTATGCGGTATAGATACATTCCACCTCAAGGATTAGTCACTTCCTGGGGTGCTGGTACAGAATATGATATGATTCTATATCTAATGAATGACTATCGTGTTGGTCAGGAAAGATTTGTAGAGATCATGGATGCTGCAGAAGCAAGGAGAGTTAAAGGATAATGCCCATACCTACAGTTTACACACCAATTCAACCAATACCTAGTATTGTTGGCAAACCAATTGTCTGGACACCTAATGTTTGGACTGCTGTTGTTTGTAATCCTGGACCTCCGATTATTCCAGAGACCTTTACTGTTACGGTAACTAACTTTAAACCTGTTGTTAGTCCTGCAGCATACTTTGGAGATCCTGGTCTTACGGTGACATTAGCAGCAGTAGGATTGAATGCAAGTCCTGGAAGTGCTGGACCTGGAGGCGTTGGTACTGCTACTGCTACAGTAACACATCCTGGAACCATCACAATGACTGTTTCTGGGGGATATACGGACTATCTGTTTCCTAATAAGGAATACAAGTATAGAAGGGACGTAACTGCCCCTACACACGCTCCTAGCGTCACTACAGGACCCTCTGGGTACGTTGCACAGTATGGCACCCTTAACCAGGGTTCTGCCCTCTCTAGAGGGACGTTCCTGAATCCTATTGGTGGTCTTGCTATTGCAGGTACTCCTACTGTAGGATTGATTAATGAAATTGGTTCTGCAGACCATATGCAGCATTATTTCCCAGATCCCAATTATATGATTATTGTAGAGTATACAGTAGTCATTACAAGTGTTCCTTGTGGCATTGGTGCTGGTACATTTACCATTAGGCAAATCGTCTATGATGACAAAGACATTTCATCAGCGAGGTTTGTAGAAGCGGTAAATAGTCAGACAGGACGTAATCCTATTAATCCTAAGTTCTCACCATGAAAGGTTGTACCTATGTTGGTGCTCTATCTACAGGGCACATTTGCTATCCACCGACTGCTCTTACGGCAGGATCCCCCAATGTGCGTGTAAATTTTGTTTTGGCAGGACGTGTAGGAGATTTATTTGCTCCTCATGCGTGTCCTTGTTCAAATTGCCCACCACCACACGCAGTTCGACCCATTTCTCAGGGTCCTATTAACGTATATTTCAATTTCCGTCCTCCTGGGCGCATTGGAGATATGATTGGTTGCGGAGATACCATCGCTCAAGGGTCATTTAATGTCTTTGCAGGGGCGTTCAATTGACTTGACAAAGCGGAAAATCCCGTCTATACTACTGTTGTTCACGCAAAAATCTCAAAATTATGGCAGCTCGTTCAAAAATTGGTCTCTCTGGCGTTAAATTTGAACCTGGCAAACCCAAACTGACCCGTCAGGGGTGCTCTAAAAACACAAAATACGCTGCAACTGCTCGTAACAAGGCGAAAAAGAAGTATCGGGGGCAAGGTAAGTGAGACCTGAGACCCGAGAAGCAATGGAAATGCTGTTTTCTGCGAAGTGGAACCTTCCAAAAGCGGCAAAACATTGCAATTTGAGCAATAAGGAGATGAAAATCACCTTTAATGAGTACTGTAACTTTCACCCACCCACTTATAAAGCGGAAAAATGACCAAACCACTCCTTTTCATATCACAAGATAAGGAGATGGCGCTCATCCAGGAGATGACGTACAAGATCAAAATGGCAAATTTAGACATTCATCCGTCTAAAACCTGTTTTTTGTGCGTCTCTCCTGATTATTCTAGTATTGTTTCACAGCATCTCGCTCATTCACTCACAGTGGATGGCGAGATTTTTCATATTGAAGCAGTCAATGTGCCATTTCCTGACGAATCAGAACAAAATTACAGAGTAAATTTTGAAATCAACTTCGCAGATTGGGTACTTGACTGGGACAATTTTGTTCTTATTGAGGCAGGAGTAATTCGTGGAGGTAATTATACCTGGATTACTGAGTCAATGCAGAAGTTTGTTGACAAGAATTACTACACAGTATCACTTTGTGAAAATATTGGTAGTAAATTCAAAAGTGATTTTGTCTCTCTTTACTATGATGATAACAAAGAAGACCTTCATTTTTGGTGGGAGCAACCCAACAACCATTGGCGATAAATACTTTCGGAGATAGTAACCTCCCAAAAAGTTCTGGAAACAGATTTTTGGAGGAAAAATGGCAAATCATCCCATTCCTGACCAAGGTGATGACTTTATTAAATCTGGAAAGGTGTTAATTACTGATCCTAGGTCTGATTATTACTTAGAAAAGGCATCAAAACCCAAAAACAATCCACCTAAAGATCGTCTTTCTAGACCATGTGGTGGAAAAGGTGGTTTTGACGACTATGCTGAGTGGTTGACCTGATATATAAAGTATAAAAAGGCATCAATAATGGCACAAATATCCAAAAAGTTTGTTGATATTAACCCAAGTTTTGAAAGTCACCCAATTACGGGTGACATCACCTTGCTTAAGAATGAAAATGCCATTAAACAAGCGGTCAAAAACGTTGTATTGACTATGAGAGGCGAAAAATTCTTTCGTCCCTTCTTTGGAACCAAGTTAAGATCTGCATTATTTGAGTTTTTGGACCCAATTATGGCAGATGAGATTACAGTTTCAATTGAAGATGCGTTAAAGGTTTATGAACCTCGCGTTACAGTTGATAATATTGAGTATATTGACAATATTGATGATAATTCTGTAGAAGTAACAATTTTCTATCGCATTACTGGTCTACCTTTGGATCAACAGTCACTTAACCTTATCTTAGAGCGAGTATAATGGCGTTTAACACAGTCACTAATTTAGATTTTGAGGACATCAAAATAAGTTTAAAGGAGTACCTGCGTGCTTCTGAACTTTTTAGTGATTATAACTTTGAAGGTTCGGTACTGTCTCAACTTATTGATGTATTATCGTACAATACTTACTATTCAGCACTTAATGCTAATTTAATTGCTAACGAAGTATTTTTCGATAGTGCGTCTATTAGAGAAAACGTAGTTTCGCTTGCAAATCTTGTTGGATACACTCCAAGATCTGCAAAATCGGCAAAAGCGACTATTTCTATGGATGTTGAGGTAAATCCTAATATTGGTGCGTTCACTTTGAAGAAAGGTGAGTCATTTTTAGGAACTAACCAAAATGGATCTTATGTATTTTCTGTTTTGGATGATGTTACCAGAGAAGCGTTTGTTGATACTGACGGAAGACGCAAAGTAAGGTTTTCTGAGATTGATATTTACCAAGGAAACCTTCTGAGAGTTGTATATCCAATGATTTTTTAAACAAG